CCGTTACACTTGGGGGTCCACTTTATCCTACTTTCGTAGTTTATTTAATGACCATACACGGCCAATATCTTTATCAGTTTGTTACTCAAAATCAACCACAAGGGTCTCATCATCAAACATTCTGAACGGATAATCAAATTTCAAAGAACGTCTCGGACATTTCCGATTTGTTTTGTAAAGTTAAGTATTTAATTTTGATTTGTCAAACACTTTTTTTAACTTTTTTTTGAGGTTTAGGAAACCACGGTTTTATAACTAATTGTCAACCTTTCCCTCATTTGTTTTACAAAGATACTTAATGTTTTTTGTTCTGTCAAGTACTTTGTAAACTTTATTTTCTGATTTAAATTACTTTGTTTCAGAATTGTTTAACAAATGTATGAAATAAATATCGGTAATCAAGTAAAAAAACAGATTATTTTAATAAATTTTTAATTCTTGAGATTTCTTCGTTCAAATTATCCTCGGAATCGTTTTTTTTCTGTTTTAGTCTTTCGTCTTTTTCTTTATTATGTAATTGGAACATACCTTTACCAATTTTCTTTAATTCTTTACCGGCAATATCCGCACCTTTTAAAAGTTGGTTTGCCGCAAATTCGATTGGTAAAGTGACAGGTGATAACGCATTAATTTCATAGTCTTTTGAATCACGATATCTTTTTGTTGGTTTTGTTTCTTTTTTGTCACTTACTTTAGATTTATCTTTAGATTCCTCATCTTTAAATAATTCACCATTTAAGAACTTCTTAGGATTGAGGTAATCTAAATTAGACGATAATACTGAATAAGTTATTGGTTCTTCAGAAAAAAAACCAATTGTTGACCCACCACGAACATTATCGCTAAGATGAGCAAGAGTGTTATTAACACCACAAAATTGAGAATAGAATTTAGAGCCCCCAATATTATGTTGAATTAATAAATAACCATCAGAACAACTATTATTATTAGTTTTAACCACAACACCATCATAGGGGGACATAACTTTGTCCATCCTATATGACTTCAACTCCGCACTTTTAGATTTAAAATCTATATCTCCGTGGGTTATTTTATTTGATTTACTCATTTCATTAATTTTTTAATTCTAGTAATTTCTTCAGTAATTGTTTGAACATTTTCAAGTGACTCATCATTTTCTTTAAACCCTAATAAATTTAACATTGATTTAAATATTGGGTTACCCATTGGCTTAGTATCACTAGTTTCATCACCGTTAGTTTCATCCCCTTTAGTTTCGGTGTCAGTTGTGGTTTCTGAATCAGAGTCTGTTTTATCATTTTCAGGTGTCATTGGTTTACCTGAACCTAATTTTTTTGCACTTTCAACGTGTTCCCAATGCCAAGGTTCGGTCCTTGGATTACTAAATGGGTTTGAGAAACCAAATTTCGATGCGTTGTCAGTTAACCATTTATGGGCTTTATCACCATATTTAACGACTAAATCAAGAGCAGCACCCCATCCGTGATTTGAAGTACCAGGATATGCGACAGGTGTTCCTGCGGTCCCTTTCTTTCTTCTTTTCTTGGTTTTCTTATAATAATCCCAATCAAATATTTTGTCTTGGATTTCAAATGGTCGATATGAATCAGTGATTGACCAAGTGACACCATCTTCTTTAGCGGCTTTAACCATTTTATCGTAGGCCGCCGCGGCTTCGGGATTTAATTTATGATTACTATTTGAAGAGAGAGGTGTCAGATTGGTTAACTTACCATTAGTTTCTTCAAAAATCAATTTTTGATTTTTCATTTCATTAATTGTTTAATTCTAATTATTTCCTCGGTTATCGGTTTAACACTTTCAAGGGACTCGTCATTTTCTTTAAACCCCAATAGATTTAACATTGATTTAAATATTGGATTACCCATTGACTTTTCACCTTCAGGTTCATCAGTTTTTGATTCGTCATCTTTAGTTTCACTATCTTTACTCACATCCCCTTTAGTTTCATCATCGGGAGTATCACTCGAACCTAATGACGGGTTTGAGGATGATGTTCCACTATCGGAATTTCGTGAAACGTGAACGTGGTTATCGTGATTGGGGAACCCAAATGTTAATACCGCTTTATCATTTCCACTTTCACTATTTTTAACGTAACCCATTTTAACTAGTTCATTAACGAACTTATTAATGGCATCATAAATACCATTACTTTTGGCTGCGGATAATGATGAAAATCCTTTACCATTAACCATAGCAATATCTACGGCATTCCCTTTAGGGTGTCTACCACTATTTCTATGTCCTGTCACCGCAGTTGTTACGGAAACTTTAACACCGGCAGCTTTGGCAGCTTTATCAACATCGGCTAATAACGATGGGTTAATCTTATCTTTTGAAGGTGTACTTGAACCAACAACCCTATCTTTAAAATCGGTATTTTGATATAACGATGAATTAACGCTAGATGGTGCTTCATATATATTCTTATCCATACCAATAAATAGTTGGGATATAAAAAAAAGTGGGTTTCCCCACTTTTATAACTTTTTGAACTCAGGTCTTATTAGTCTCCATATAGTTTCGTCGTAATCTTTTTTATCCCACATTTGAAACATCACACCTCTAAGTCCTTCTTTTATGTTTTTCATAACAAACTCTGCGTATTCTTTCTTAGTTGGTTCAGGGTCAACATCACCATATTTCCCGTATCTAAACCCATCGTGCATTTTACCACAATATTCAGATATTGAATAGTGAGCGTATCTCAAATCTTTAACGTAAGATTTTATTTTAGAATAGAATTCATCAGGAACTTCTTTCATCATTTCTAAAACATCATCACCATTTCTCAAACATTCCCATATACCGGTAGTAGATACGTTAGTCATTATTTTATGTAGACGTAAGTATTCCACACCTTTAACTTTCATTCTATCACCATTTGAGAATAACACTATAAACCCTTCAGCGTCGTCTCTAACCATTTGTTTTAACACAGAATAGTCAGATATACCATCGTAACGTTTAACAACTTTTAAACCGATATTTCGTATAAGATTTTGTATTCTCATATCTAAATCCCCGTGTAAGTTTACTTCATATCCGTGTTTAGTGTTTGTCGAGCCAAGTAAAACAACATCTTCAAAATCATATGAACAAACTATTCTGTTTTCAGCATATATTATTTCAAATAAGTAAGTGAAGTCTTTATGTAATTTGTTGTAATCATAATTAGATAACATTTCCATACCTTTCACCGCTTGGTCGGAAGTAAATGAACCACGAGTTGCCATAACCCATTCCCCTTCGTAGTGGAATAATATCCCCAATGAACCATCCATTTTCTCATAGACTTTGAAATCATCAGTTGGGGTGTGTTTACCTTCCTCCATATTGAAGAATTTTCTAAATGGTCTTGCAACTATATTACCGTTGTCGTCAGTTACTAAACCACGACACATCAAAGTCACCTCATCCCATAAGTTCTCAAACTGAACTTTCTCAGTGTAATTCCATATGGTTAATGGTAAAGTTGGATGTACTTGTTTGTACAATAACCCATCATTGTAATATTTTTCTAAAGTTGCTTTCATACAACAAATATACTAAATTCTTTTAATAATCGTACCGTCTGAATAGTGAAAAAATTTCATTCCAGGTGAATCTACCGTAACGTCTTGACCTAATGTGTTTGTTATCTTAATTAATTCGGGGGTGAATTTACGATTATCAATTGATATGATATTAAAATCTTTTGATTTACCATCATAATCGGTTTGCGTTAAATAATAATATGAAATATCATTAAAATAACCCCTCTCTAAGTATTGGTAAAAATGCGTAAATGATGAGGTTCCGACACCATCAACTTTTGCGACTTCCACCCAATTAATTGGGTAATATGTTTTAAAAATTGTGAAGAATTGATTATTAGTTTCTGTGGCAGTCGCCCATTCAAGTAAATTACCATCCTCAGTTTGTTTACCCTTGAAGTATAATAATTCAATAGGTAAACCTACAGGTTCAGATTCAAAGATTGATAAGTCATCTAAATATGCTGATGTTGGACCACCATAGATTGTGTTAGTCCATATTTGAAAATAACCCGACCCTGCGTATGTGGATAATATAGTAAACGACCATTGATACCAAGTATTCCAATTTGAATTACAACTTGAGTTAGTTTGATTATCAGTTGTTAATAATGTTGTTTGATTTGGTAACTCATTAGTGTTTACAACTACCGAACAAACACGTTTTGTGTAAAAGGTTATTGTGTAATTATAATTCGCTTTAAAAGTAATAGGAATATAAATATAAATTGAATTACCATTTGCCGCGGATGAAAATCTTGAGGAATACTTCGTCGCGTCAAAAACATTACGATAATTTCCTGTGGCACTTTCATTCCTGTTAAAGACCCAAACATTTGAAGTTGATGACCATCCTGATGGTGATACACTTGAGAAGTGTTGGTCAACAAGATAAGTCTGTCCATAAGTGAATATAGACAGACTTAACATTAAGATATTAATTAAAGTTTTCATTTCTCATTTAATAAGAATTTATTAGAGATTGCTTTGAAACTGATTTTTCTGTCGTGTGAACGAATAACTAGCCCCTCTCTTTCGGTTTTAATATTTAAAACAGACTTACCTTCAGCCATTAACAATAATTCATCAATTGTTTCAGGTAATGTAAAATCTAAGTCGAGAATTGGAACCGTTTTCACTTCCAAAATTTTAGTCAATTCAAGCAAATCATCTAACGATAAATAGTCGTACTTGTCAATATCAAATCCGTTGAATATTCTAACTGTTTGACCAATACGTTGGTAAGGATTTCCTTGAATTCCTTCACCGATGATTTCACCTTGTACCGCAAGGTTTTTCTCCAATCCAACCAACTTATCACGTAATCCTGATTCGATTGCGAATTTCCACATAGAATTGTTCACATCCTCCAATAAATCCAAGTTTCTTGAACACACTCCAAATACCCCGTCTTTAACGTAGTAAGTTACACTAGAACCATCTAATTTCTCAGTTACGTAGAATTTCGCCAATTTGTAGATAGGGTATTCTTTTGTCAAGTTTTGAACTCTTTCTTCATCAGTTTTCTTTAAAAATGAAGGAAAATTACCTTTAACTTGTCCTGCCAATTGTGCGGGAATTGGTGGTTCGTATTTCACAATGTTTAACATTTCTGTTACGTCAAGACCTTCAAACCAACCCATATCCATATTCGGTGTGTTTCTTTTGAAAACATCGTAAGCCTCTTTAAGGGGTAAGATTAACCCTTGAGAGATTTGACCTCGTAATCTGATTGTTTTCAAACGGAAACCTTCATTACCGTCCGCCATTTTTTTGTATGAACTCTTACGTAAAAATTCAAACTCAGGTTCAATAGGTAAAAATGAGTCAACCTCACAGTAAACAATTAAGTCACCTACTTTATGATTTACATCTTTAGCAACAACAACTTTCCATCCGTCAATTGTTGCCAATTCAATTTTGTCAGCCCCTTCGATTGGACTTAAATCAGAAATTTGTCTAATACTCGCTAATTTTCTTTCCATTTGTTCTTGTGTTAAATAATTTTATATATTTTATTCTCAATGTTTTGTATTGTCTTATCATAAACTGACTTATATTGTCAGGGTTTGATGAATGTAATTCAATCATATAATTGGTTGACCTTACCTCATCCAATAAATCGAGTAATTCATATTTTTCCATCGTCAATTCTTTTAACCATTTCCGATTGTGTGTATACTTCCTCACCCGATTCAAATTTAATCAATAAATCTAAATTCACAACTTTATTATCCATATATTTTTCAGTGTAAGTGTAATTACAATTTGTTTGAATAACAATACCGTGGTTTTGAAATAATTTATCAATCCCTGACCGGTGTTTTAACGTGTCTTTATCAATGTTATAACTACCATCCCAAATCAAGACTCTATCACCTACATCTTTAATTCTATCGTCTTTATGTTGTTTGATATACTCTTGTATTTCTTTTAACATATTAACCGATTCTAAGAATAAATCATCTTGATTATTTTCGTCGTAAGTTTCCATAATAATTAACCAATAACATTTAACATTTCATCAGTGTGGTGGTCCTTTTCAATCTCAGAATGAATTGGTTGTCTATCTAACAATGGAACCAACTCTCCCATAAGATTGTATGGTCTAAACTCTAAATGACCATCAATACCAGCATCAATTCTTCTCCCTTTTCCTAATCTTCTATTGTTAGGTAAGTGACAGTGACCGTGTATGTGCATCGCACCTTTACGTAAGTTATTCCACGAGTCAATTGGGTAGTGCATCAATTGAATTTCTCTTTTCCCAATCTTCAATGTGTTGTAGTGAGAAACACTCAAAAACAATTCTTGAACGTTGTCTTTATTATTCTCAATGTGGTGGTCGTGATTCCCCAAGATTAAGTGTATGTTTTTACATACAACTCTATCTCTGAATTTTCGGATTGACTCGAACCCACCAAAAGACCAATCACCCAAGTGAATTAAGATATCGTCTTCTTTAACGTATTGGTTAATGTTATTAACTATTGTGTCATTCATTAAATCAAGATTACTGAAGTCACGAGTTTCTTTAATTGGAATTGAACCGTCAGGTTTTCTCCAACTTGTTGTACCACGACAAATGTTTGTGTGATTGTAGTGAGTATCTGATGTTACCCAAACATTTGGGTATTTTCCTTGTTTATTTGCGTTAATTTTAATCATATTGTAAATCTAGTAATTTTTCACCACTAAACCAAGATGGAACGTCTCTTTTTTTCCACGCCGCCAAATCTGATTTAGCTCCTTTATAATATTTTCGGTAAGATAATACTGCCGAGGTGATAGGATGACAATAACTTACCGTTTTAAACTCGTCTGGCATCGCCAATGGGGGACAAGTGAATTCTGTGTCAGGAATGTTTGGTCTGTTGAATAGACACCATTTAATGACCTCAACCGATTTATGAGTTTTACCATATCTAAATGTATATTCTTCACCCAACGCTAAACCTAATTCACACAAGTACAAATAGTTTGGTAATGTCTCACGAGCCCAAATCGCACAAGGGTGGTTCTTATGTGTCATCTTGTATGGGATTAGTTCTTTATCCACATTACCAGTTAAATGTTGAACTGAACACAATAGTTGTGCAGTTTCCAATATCATTTTAACAACGTGTTTGTCTACGTGATATTGTGCATTTTTCTTAACGTCGGTATCTAAAAAGAATATGTTCATATTATACAGTATGTTCAATTTGTACTCTAACACAAGTTTGTGATTGTCCTTCATTCATCAAGAAGTTGTTACAATACCCCATTATATTAGCGGACCCAATTGGGTTTGCTGAATGTACAACAATTTCAGGGAACTTAATAGGTTTTTGTTTTTTATCAAATCTTGACATATTGATTCTATTCTCATTTAATCCGTAGAATTCTGATACCAACCATTTAATTGCGTCGTAACCTGTTTTTTCTTCGATGTTATCGTAATCTAATTTATAATTTTTAGATACGTTATTGAAGTATTCTTGCATCGCACTATCACCTAAGTCGTGGTCCAATGAAATTAATTTGATATTAGTTAAACCAACTTTGTTTACCAAATTAACAAACTCATAGAAGTTTCTTACTACTAACCAATCTTTATCGACAGGTGTTCTTACATCATCTAAATATATTTTTACTTTTTCCATAATCTTTCTTTTAACAAATATAATCAATATCTATGAACGTACACTATCAATCCAAGTTTTTTTGATGTGTCTATCATATTTTTAGTCCCTTTACTCTCACCGTCCCAAAACGCAATTAACATATCACCATATTCGGCCATTTGTCTATTACGGATGTGACCGGCACCTTTACCGTGTTTATTCCAATCGGCAGGAAATACCTTTAAATCAAAACCCTTTTCTTTGGAATATTGTTCACCCAATTTATCGGTTCCTCTAGCACCACCACTAACAATTTCAGGTGTGGTAAGTGTTGGTATAACACCGTCACATATCTCACGTAGTAATTCATAATCGTTGAATTCTCTACCACCAGCAATAATGACTTTCATTATCTGAAGAAATATTTTCTTGAATAATACCCAAGGGTGTTTATGTCAATATCATCATTATTAATGAACATAAATCCTTGATATTGGTCGGCGATATGTAACGCACTTTCAATCATAGTACAAATACCAATTTTAAAATCTTTGGTTGCGATTTCATCGGTTCTTGATAATTGAAGGTTTGCGTAATCAACCATATCTTTAACTGAAACTGTTTTTCTTTTTGCCATAACATTAAGTTTTATGTTACGAAGATATATAAATTTTGGGGAAAAACATACGGAATAGAAAAAAAAGTTATTAATACAGGATTCGAACCTGTGAGTCCCCGTGTATAGGTATCATACATACCACATTCCCGGACTTTATGTATGCTCAACCTTAAGCCACTCGGTCAATTAATTAACCACCCCTGAGATTACGGGGTGTAGATGTCCTCAGTTTTTCTTATACAAAACCCAACGCGTCTTACCGCTTAAAAATCAACCATTACGTCGGAGTGAGGATGGTGTTCCACACTATTAGCCCAACGACCCCCTTTACAAATCCTAATGAGGTATCAGATATATCATTGTTTAAGTAACGATACCAAATCTAGTGAGTTTCTCGAACTCATTGTGGAGACAGTGGGAATCGAACCCACCACACGGTGATTGCAAATCATCATCGCCACGCCTTGGAACATTTGCCCCCAAATTTAGACAACAGGTAATACTCACATTTATTATTACCTAACTCAACGACCTCTGCAGTTGTGAATCTGTTTTAAAGGTTTTCCTCGGTGAAGAGTTTGTTGTCTATTTTTTTATTTGAAAGACTTTGATTGGTCCTCCCTATTTAATTCTTTCTCAATGTAGATATTGACCATATGTATTAGTGTGTCAGAATCAATATCAATTGTTTGACTTTCCTTACTTTCTTTCAGAAACGGAAAGATATTTTTAAAATACTCCTCGAATTTCATTTTATTATAACTTTATAAATGTTTCATTTTTGATTGATTTACTAATCCATCTTGCTAATTCAGAACCTCTTATTTCCGAATTGAAAGAAGTTGTCCCAAGGTCTTCAGATAATGTTGTGACCACATCTGACTCCTTAACTTTCGCACCAACTTCTAATGTTGATACATTATGTGTGACCTTTACATCAACTGTTGAAATTGGAAACTCGTACATATCACCAAAAACCTCAATCTTGTAATACAAATTACCTGCAATATAGTGACTAAATTTAGCCATTGCTTTAGACTTCATTAAGTCTTTTTTAATTTCAGTTTCGTTTAACTCAATTGTAACCATTTTCCAATTTCCATTTATTATGTAATTCATTTATTGTGTGATAAGGACTACCTACACCTTCATAAATCTCATCAAAACCATTTTCTTTAGTAATAACAGATTCTTCAGCTTTAATTGCCCCCCTATATTTATCCCCGTAACTTCCTTGAACTGTTTTTGTTGCCGGGTCAATATCACCCCAAGATGCTCTCCAACTTCTTGGTTCAATATATTCTACGAAATATTGTTTACCTGTTTCAGGAAATACAACAATTTCTTTTCCTGTTTCGTCTCGATTTACTAAGAAATCTCTTTTTACATCTTCCATAACTGACTGTTATACTGTTTATTTTATTGAGCGGGTGGGGGGAATCGAACCCTCGTCCTTAGATTGGAAGTCTAATATAATAAGCCACTATACGACACCCGCAATTTGGGTAGAATCAGACGCGTTCTGTCTACCGAGACCTCGACGTTGTACTATGTTTCAAGTCAGAGCGTACCGAGACACTATTGTGAACCTGGAGGGAGTCGAACCCTCAATCCTAAAAATCGCGGCTTAAACACGACGCGTATACCAATTTCGCCACAGGTCCTTTTTGTACCCCTACAGGGATTCTAACCCCGATTAAACCCTTAGAAGGGGTTGGTCCTATACAGTTGAACGATAGGGGCGAATTATTGCGGACTATGTAGGATTCGAACCTACGACCTATCCGTTAACAGCGGAGTGCTCTACCACTGAGCTAATAGTCCATTTAATTGTTGAGGTCCCTAACGGATTCGAACCGTTATCCCTGGGTTACAAAGCCAGAATAATAAGCCATTATACTAAGAGACCAATTAAGAGTGTTATTAATTCGTTTTACCTAAGACCGCGAATCCACGTAAAACTCAACTTCACCAATATTTTTACTGCAGTTCCAATATTGTCACATTGCTACTATATTGAACTAATAACTACGAATTACCCATCATAATTTCACCATCGTTAGGGCTCGAACCTAAAGCTTCCGACTCCACGTCAGATGTGTTGACCAATTTACACCACTAGTTACTTAGATTGACAAATAATTGTTTTTCTCTTTGCTGAATAATAAGGGTTCGAACCTTAATCTGAAATCCGTATTACCATCATCCGTGCTCCATTACACTATATCCAATCGACAGTTTCGAACCTGTCATATAAAGGGTTATAACTCCTTTATTTTGCGGTCTATGCGAGAATCGAACTCGCGGCACATCCGTGACAGGGATGTATGTTAGCCACTACACCAATAGACCATAATAAAAACAAGTTTTTCGTGACCTTTACACATCATAACCAATTTTACTCGGTGATTACATTTTCGTCATTGGGGTAGCTAATCCCCGACTTATAGTAATTCTACCCTCAATACTTTACTATCGCGAATCAAGTACCATCTTGGGATTTATAGACAGTGAGGGTTTACTCACCGTCTTCACTTGTTTAGTAGCGGGTACAGGATTCGAACCTGTGTCTTTGGGTTATGAGCCCAACGGGGTGACCACTCCCCCAACCCGCGATATGAATTACCCATAGGACTCGAACCTACAACCCTTCGCCCTTTTGAGCGATGTGCAAACCAATTTACACCATAAGTAATTAATCAAGAACAATAAACAGAAATTAGTGTCGACAAATTTCCTTAGGCAATATGTTTATTTTCTTGTTAGGGTTCGGTTAATTACTCCGACCTTTGTATCGCGTACGGGATTCGAACCCGTGATTTTCACCTTGAAAGGGTGACGACTTAAACCTCTCGTCTAACGCGACATTTTGTTTTTTCTATTCCGATATGTCAAAGACCTTTTGTTTTCTTTTGTCTTACAAATCTAATCATTTTCTTTTGTTCTCACAAGCTCTTTGTGATATTTTTTTTTCTGTAGTTCAGAAGGGATTTGAACCCCCAACCTTGACGATATAAGCGTCCTGCTCTCACCTGTTGAGCTACTGAACCAAATACGTTTCACGTTTTAGGCCAATTAAACTAACCGCCCGTCGTCACGGACAGTACCGGAGTCGAACCGATATGTGATAACGAAGTACCCTTGGTGGGATTCGAACCCACAAAAAAATAGTTTCTAAAACTATCGTGTATACCTTTCCACCACAAGGGTATCTACTTCTATTCCAATATGTCAATGAACTCTTGTTCTGTTTTGTCTTACAAATCTAATACTTTTATTTTGATTTGCCAAACTTAGGTCACAAAAAAAACCCCTCTCTTTTGGAGAAGGGTTTCATTTAAATTTTATCTTAATGAATTAACACATCTTCTCCGATACACAAGGATTGTCTCCCTCCGTTCTCGCATTTAAAAGTATGTTATTCAAATTTTGCATTGTGTTGTCTTTTTTATTAAATATATTGTACTTTTTGAAAAGTTCAATAGTTAGTGAAAAATTTTTAACAAATTGGTTTAGATTTTTAATTTTCAAGTACTTCTTTAACAATTTTTGAAACTAAAGTATTGTCGGCTTTACCCTTATATACTTTATTGAAAGCACCCATCATTTTACCAACATTATCAATACCATCTTTTTTAAATGTTCTGATGATTGAACGGATACTAAATTCATCCATTAACTTTGGTAAATATGGTTTAATGTATTCTAATTCTTTTAAAGATTCATCAGTGTTTGTCTGTGTTAATGATTTTTCCATTTTCTTTAAAATAGAAAGAACTACCTCATCTGTCACACTAACACCTCTACCTTCTTCATTTTGGATTTCACCTTTTAGTACACCTAAAAAGTTTTTCTTTTCCATTTCTTTGTTTTTAAATGCCGTCATAAATTCGACATTAATTTGTTCTCTTAGTGACATAGTTATTTGTTTTTAAGTGGGTGCGGAGGGATTCGAACCCCCACGCGATTAAGACCTGAGCTACAATCAGGCGAGCCAGCCAATTGCTCAACACACCCATAAAGAAAATATCGTAGATTGTCCTTCACAATTTAACGGCGGGTTTGAACTTAATCAACTCTCCTACGATATCTTGGTTGGAGGGGAGGGATTTGAACCCCCGTACTCTTACGAGAACAGATTTACAGTCTGTCGCCTTTAACCACTCGGCCACCCTCCAATTATATGACAATTAATGTCATTTCGCGCACCACCAAGGACTCGAACCCTGACCAAATGGGTTGGAACCATTTATGCTAGCCATTACACCAATGATGCGAATAATGAAATTTTTATATTTCATTGAGGACAGAGAGAGGTTCGAACTCCCGAATAATGGGTTTGCAGCCCACCCCTTTAGACCACTCAGGCATCTGTCCAATTTAATATTAAGTCGCGAGTAATCCATCTGTCGCTTATTACTAGAATCTTGTGGCTTACTTACTATAGTTCATACCGTTACCACTAGGAAACCCAACTTAATATCTTCGTACTAATTATTTTAGAGATTGGTTCCCGAAGGATTAAACCATCACTTGTACTTCGTGTCAGGAGGTAAACCCCATATCTCTAATGTAGCCCCTGTAGGACTCGAACCTACACTATCTTGTATGTAAAACAAGTACTTCACCTTTAAGCTAAAGGGCTAATTATTGTGACCCCGGTGAGAATCGAACTCACGACCCGTACATTAAAAGTGTACTGCTCTAAACCAACTGAGCTACGAAGTCAAATTTGGAAGGTCACCACAAACACCTTCCACGGTGAGTATTTTAATGTCGTTTTGTCTAATTACACCTAAGTGTCATAGTCGCAGGTCTCACTTCACGACAAACCCGATTGGTATTAAGTAGTCGGTACGGTAGGATTTGAACCTACGACCTTTCACGTATCAGGCGAATGCTCTTACCAGCTGAGCTACGTACCGTTATTTTTGGTCGGGGTAGCAGGTGTCGAACCTGCCGCCTCTTGGTCCCAAACCAAGCGTCTCACCCCAAGACTATACCCCGTTTGTTTGTTTAACAAAGATAAGTAATCATTTTCATTCTCACAATACCTTAGTTAATTTTTTTTTGTATCGTTATCAGGACTCGAACCTGAACCCACACCTTATGAGAGTGTTGTGACTACCTTTACACTATAACGACGTTTGCGGAAGATGTAGGGTTCGAACCTACGCGTCATATTTCAGACCTACTTGTTTAGCAAACAAGCCTCTTTACCAATTTGAGTAATCTTCCAAAATACACCGACCTAGCTCGGTATCACACATCGGATACGTAGTCCCCCAAGGACTCGAACCTTGACATTATCGTCCGTAGCGATAGGTGCTATCCGTTACACCAAGGAACCAAATAATAAGGTTGGAGACTTATAATCGACCATTATAAGGTTGGAGCCTTATAATCACCCATTATTAGGTCTGAACCTAATATTCACCCATTATTAGGTTATAACCTTATATTGAGTTTTTCTGTAGTGTTTCCAAGTTTTATACATTCTAACTTGATAACTCATTTTGTTTCCGTAGAAACTTATTCCTTCATCCCAATAAATTGGGTAAAAGTCATTAATCAATCTATTTCGGTATTCTCTACCATTTTGTGCTTTGTTCAGTTTTGCTCTGTTGATGTTTGTACTCATAGTTGTGGTTTTTAACCTACAACTTGTCAAATTTTTTCTTCATTTTGTTTAATGTAATCTAATGCAATGTGTATCAAACCGTTGAGATATTGCCATTTCGGACTTGCGTTCGGATAATGACCGAATATCTCAACTAATTTTTCTTCTTGCCATTTCCTTTCACTAATGATTGGAGATAACCATCGACCATTTTCTAAGTCGGCATTTACAAATGTTTTTTCTGTCTCTGCGATTTCTAAGTTTTAAAAATTAATTGGGAGTATAGTGAGATTCGAACTCACCCTATTAGCACCACAAACTAACGTGCTCGACCACTGACACTATATACTCCATAAAAACCCCACTTCATCGGATTAATGGACCGACTGCCATATCGGGAGTGGGGGTTTTCCCATCAGTAGGGACTCCGTGGGACAGGAGGGAATCGAACCCCCATTGCTTGTTCTTCAGACAAGTGCCTTGACCAACTTGGCAACTGACCCAAATATTTTCATCAAATCACCGATTACCACAATTACGGTGAGACCTTCGGGAACTGCCGTCCCGTGTTTTCTTTTTACCCGTGGATTAAACTATTTGATGGGGTAGTTGTCCCGGCAGGAATCGAACCTGCGATATCCACATTCAAAGTGTGGTGGCTCTGCCAACGTCGCCTACAGGACAATAATGGTTACTTACGTAACCTTTTGATTAATTTTCTCAACAACCTAAATTTTATTTTAACCTCTTTAGGTTGTTGTCTTAACATTACTCTACTTGACTCAAATGTTCCCGTCAATACTTCTCTTTTTTTCATTTTACTTTTATTTTGCGGAAGACGAGGGAATCGAACCCCCAAAGCTTTTACACCCAGCCGCTTTCAAGGCGGTGTCCTCGTCCATTCGGGCGCCTTCCGTATTATTATCTAAACCAATATGTCAATGAACTTTTCTGTTGTCAAAGATACAAATTTCATTTTGTAACTTCCAAATTTTATTTCAAAAAAAAACCCCCGAACTTTTGGTTCAGGGGTCTTACTAAATTAATATACGTTTATATTTAACTTAATATGTTTTCTGAACCATATGACGTGCTAAACCACATCGGATACGATACGCTACACACGCGAATCTGTTTCGATGGACTTACTTGTTTAATATGTTGTTCAGTTGTTCTCATTTTTATTATTCTTTTAATATATATCAACAAATTTAGTAAAAGTTCTTTGGTTGTCAAGTTTTTTTTTAATTTTTTCTACATTTTTCACAAAATGTGATTGTGTTCACATCATTACTTCTGTTTTCAGACATAACACAATTTGAGTTATCACAATGACTCAAACCTAAATTGTGTCCTATCTCGTGAATTATGACACGTTTTAATTCATTTGGTCGGTTCTTACCAACAATTATGATATTACCATAAAGTTCACCTAATCCACCAATCGTATTTTTATCTTCTACTGAATAACACCCATCATCAGTTAATAAAATTTTATTTTGGTTATTGTCAAAATCCTCTAAAGATTTCTCACAATCAATTAACCCATTGATGTAATAATCAGAACTCAATTGAATTGGGTCAATTATTTTAGTTGGAACACCATAAGTCTCTTCAACAATTTGTTTAGCGTGACGTAAAGTACTATTTGAATAATTACCAAGACCTTGAATATAGATTGTATCACCATCTGTCATTTTTTTCAAATCAATTGAATTTGTGATAAATGTTGGTAATGGGATTTTACCTGATTTAACTTTAGAAGTTAAAGTAACCATAACCAAAACTATAACACCAAATTTTATTATCTCTTTCATATCCGTTTCTTTTTATCAAAGATATAAAAAATACTTAATAATCAAGCAAGGTTATCAATTATTTTTCCATTCTTTCCAATACTCAAAATCTTTCAAGTCTTCTAAAAATTGTTTCTCAACTAACACATAGTTACTTGATTGTTCCATTTCTGATAACATTTTGAAAAATTCTTGACCATCAATTGATTCTGCGAATTGTCGATGTTCTTCTTCTAATATTTCGTGAAAACTCCCCATATTAGATTTTTTTAACTTCGTATTCGTGACCTGAATCTGAATTGGTTTCGAAGATTGTCTTCATTTCAGTTGCTTTATCTAAGTCTTCGAACTCCCAAACTTCGTGGTCACTATTTAATAAGATTACTGGTATTGAAACACCATTTCTTTTCTTCACTTTTTTGATAATAACATACATTCCCATAACATTTAATTTTTTTGTAAAGATATAAACTATTTCGAGTAAATCAAACATTTTAAAATTTTGACTATTAATCTTTTTAGATATATACTTAATAACAAAATAAATAAAATGGATAAGGTATTAGTATTAAACTCTGATTATACCCCAATTAACGTAACAAGTACAATACGTGGGTATAATTTAGTTATTAAAGGTAAAGCTGAGATATTGAAGACGGGGGAAAAACCTATAGTAACCGGAAACATACCTGTGCTTAGACCTTTGATTATCAGACTATTGAGTTACGTTAAATTTAGAGTTCGTAATCTTAAAATTAACAGACATAGAATTTTTAAAAGGGATAATTACGAATGTGCTTATTGTGGTAGTGGGAAACATCTTACTATTGACCATATTATTCCCAAATCAAGAGGTGGGGGTAATACTTGGACTAACTTGGTTACTTGTTGTCGAAATTGTAATAGAACTAAAGATGACAAAACACCTGATGAAGCGGGAATGAAATTAAAATACAAACCATTTGAACCTTCAATCTTTTCTAATGTAATTAATCCAACAATTGAAGATATTTGGATTGATTTTCAAAAGACATTTAGTTAAAAAACAAAGAGGTGTCTCTCGACACCTCGTTGCTAGATTTGGAACACCCCCTTTCTTTTAAAATGGTTTATTCCTTTCGGGTAACTATCCCGAAGGTAAGTTTAAGATAATGCTTTAGTTTTTAATGTATTAAAGACACCATCCATATTTCCACTAATTTTACTTAACGCTGGACATATTGCCGCTGCTAATCCTCGTTCTATTGATTGTGCAAAGTCTGAACTATCTAAACCTTGAACAATAGAATTTCTTAATATATCAAAGAAACCACCCGTCAATCCTGCATTATCTTTAACTTTATCTAACGCCTCTTCAGCGATTGATTTTGCTAATAATGGTGTTAAGTAATCACACGTTAATATTTTACCTGAAGTATAATCACCAAGTGGTATATTTCCAATTGCTTTCACAATTGTACCGGCAACCCAACTATCTGTATTAATTCCCAATTTATTTAATAAGGTCTCAGCGATTTTTTCTTTAAAGTAACCTAAAATTCCTTCAGTTCCTAAACCAAACATACCTTTTAATGAATCCCATAATCCTTCAGATATTAATTTTGGTGATAAACCTAAATTAACTAAATCAAATGATTCGTTAAATAATTCAGATACTGACTCTTTTTTCACTTTTGAAGACTCGGTAATCATTTTAAAACGTGCATTAATTATTTTACTTTCTGTGACTAATGTTTTTTTTTTACTCTCAGATAACATTGATAATTTACCTTTGATGATTGATTTAAGAACATCGTCTTTAGACTCATTCATTCGTTGTTCGAATTTGTATCTTAAACCCCAACCACCATTGTTACGTTTCAAAAAGTTAATTTCATCTTCAATACCCATAATACCCCCTAAAAAGTTCATACCTTGGGTAGCACATTTATAAGCATAATCCCTAACAGTTTCAACTTCAGTAGCTCCTGCGGTTACAGGTACATTTTTCGATGCGTTTTTATATAATATTTTGATAGCTTTTCTACATTCATTTCTTGATATTTTTTGACCCTCTAAAGTTGCTGCTAATTCTTTTGCACTTGTTGCGGTCGCCCCTTTAACTGCTTGAGAACTTTTTTTCCAAACGACTAAATTTTTTGATGATTTTCCATTTTTTTGTAACACCTTATTAAATTCGTCAACAATATTTTCACCACCATTCTTAGTTAATATTGTTAACGCGTTACCTGTTAATGTGTATTCAGGTGTTCCATAAGGGGCTTCTGTAAATGTATATCCTATTTTATCAAAAAAGTTTTTAACATTTGGCATTTGGTCAATCCAATTATTTGTAATACCAACTGATTGGTAAATAAAATGTACCCCTTTTTCTGGAAACGTTTGAGAATTGATGGAGTTTAAGTCGACCGCTTTATAAGTTCCTTTGTCTATTTCACCACGACCACCAGGAATATCTGATAATCTTTTATAACCTGTATTTTGTGCAAGTAACGCCTCTACAACCTTTTTTTGGTCAGGACCTAATGGTAAATCAATTTTACCTTTAACCGCTTCACAAGCACTATATGTACCTTCATTATTTAGTTTACCATTAGTACCATAAGCTTTATAAGTAAAATCATCATATAAAAACACAATACCTTTACCCGGTACACTTTGTCTTAACGCAGGTTTTTTAGTGTTTTCATCAGTAACCAATTGATAACCCTTCCAACCACAATCACGTAATAATAACGTTAATGTTTCATTTTGGGTAGTTTCTTGTTCTTTTATAACTCGTTTCATTTTAATATTTAATATTTAGATTTATTTAAATAATGACGATGCGTTTTCGGCATCAACATCGACTAATGTATAATTATCCGCAGGATTTAGTGTTGTTGTTGTAGTTGTAGATGAACCACCACAATTTGCTTTAATTTTATCGTAAACTTCTTTAGTGATTTCAGCACCATAACCTTTATCTTTTAAAGTCTTTTCAGTGTTAGGTCCAAACTTACCATCCGCAGTTAAACCTAAACATTGTTGAACTTCAGCAATCACTGAATTTTGACATCCTTTTTTATATGGGAAATCAGTACAATTAGTGTAGGTAGTTCCACCAGTACCACCACCTGTGTCACCACCACCTGAGCCACCATCAGTATTATCAGGTTTTGGGTTAGGTATTTTTTCATCATCATTTCCTGACATCATCCACCAAGTAACTGCCGCGGCACCTAAAATCAGTGCCATTCTTTTTCTACCTTTAGATGTTAATTTACCGGCTCCGTCAACCCAACCCCATTTTTGGAATTTACCTTTCCACCAAGTTTTACTTTTGGTTGCGTTTCGTTTAACAAAATCAAGGACTTTTTGACCTGATTTATCAAGATTTTTACCTGCCGCGGTTACTGTGTTATCGGCAGAACCTTGAGCGACTTTGGATAGTCTTTGACTATATGTTTGAGTAACCTCTTGACCTGTTTTTTTGTAAATGTCATCTAATTGACCATTTAACTTCATATTTTTTAACTCAGTGGTTATTGCCAATTTTTCTTGAGGTGCTAATTTTTGACCTAGTTTGGTCTCAACTGCTGATTGTATTTTAGCGTAATTTTTAGTAACAAATCCATCACCTAAGACTTTTTTAACATTACCTTTTAATAAATCCTCAGCGGTTTCTTTACTAGCATTTTTAATTACGTCATCAATTGTGTCTCTAATTGCGTCTTTAATACCTGTTTTAATTGAGGCTCTTAATGCGTCATCAGTCATACCGGCAATTGCACCTTCACGGATTAAAAACTTATTAGTCTTATTGGACATCAATTCTTGAATACGGATTGACTCCTCTAAAAACATTATTTGTTTATCTAAAAATTCTAAATCTTTCATACTTTTTTTTTTTATAAATACATTTTAATAAATGATTATTTCATTGAACCTTTTAATTTACCAAATTTGGATTCTAACCACGAATTTGATTTTACCATTTTATCACCAAATGATTTCATATTATCGGTCCCAACAATTTTTTCCAATCCACCTGGTTCCATTTCAATACCAAAGGCAAATGCTAATTTAGGGTCGACATTACCTGTGATTGGTAATTTATATGCCTTCTGAATATCTTTAATTGCTTGTGTTGTTTCGGGTCCGTAAATACCATCTACTTTTCCGTTATATTTTAATGTGGGAACACCACCCATATTAGCCGGAGTTTGTTTCGCTAATAATATACCTTCTTGGACTTTTTTAACTTTATCTCCTTTATCACCTTCTTTAATTGTTTTTTCTTTAAAGAATTCTGCGATACCGACACCAATACCTGTCCCGACCGCTAGTTTACCTAACCCTTTTTTAGTTGCGATTTCTTTACCTGTTTTAATTAACGCTTCTTTACCAACATTTAATCCAAATGTTTCACTAATCCAACTAACCATTTTAGTTATTATAGTATCAATACCTGAGAATACTTTACCAATAAACCCACCAATATTTTTACCAAAAACTTTAACTATGAATTTTTGAGCATCACCTAAAAATTTACTTAACATTGGTAATTTTTTAATTAATTTTGTTAAAATACCTTTAGCCGCTGGACTTTTAGCTCCGGCCTTAACCGCTTGTTTTAATGTGACACCCGCAGCCTTACCTGCCGCCGCAGTGAATAATAAAGATAGAATATCAGTTATTAAAAATAAAAATGGCATTTGTTGTCTTTCAGGGTCTTCAGGGTCGTAATCATTTGATAATATCTCATAGATATCTAACACAACAATTAACCCCCATATTGCTCTCATAACTACAACAGTTGGGAACATTGATAATATCACATCGGCAATAATACCAATATAACTATTTAAATTACGTCGTACCCAACGTAAAAATGGTAATACACCTTTTTTCAATATAGGTATAATGACTTTTTGAGCCACAACACTTACACCCTTTTTAATACCTTCCCACGCACTACTAGCGACTGACTTAACACCGTTCCACGCTTTACTCGCACCTGACTTGATACTATCCCATAAACCTTCACAAATAACACTAACCTCATCCCAAGATTCGTTGATTATTGTTTTAGTAACTTCTTTATTGGTAGTTTCAGTTATTAAATAATTTTTGTCAAATTTTTTATCCCATTCAATTAAAATATTCATTTTATCGTTAGGTGATGATACTAAGTTTTCAAGTACCATATTTAAAAACTTTCTAGGTGTTGACACCCATTCTGTCAAAGATAATTGACCCTTATTATAACGATATTCAGAATCTGATTTATTAATCTTATATAGATTTGAAATAAGATTTGAATTGTATGGTACGAATACTGCAGATTCTTCTAAGATATAAAACCCTTTAGTTGTAAAAATAAATTTTTCATCATTAGAAATTCCTATATATTTCATATTGTTTTAATTTATAAATATTACGACTATAGTAAAGTATTTGCTTTACCACGATTTATTTTAACGATGTCAGCCCATTTAGTTAACCCTATTTGGTTTGCGGGTCCTCTAGTCACACCTGACTCCCATTTTGTAACTGTGGGATATGGGGGTTTACCACCACCTCCACCACCTGTACTCGGTGCTGCGGCGGGAGCGGCATCTTGTTCCCCAAGTTCTGACGAATCATCAATATTCGTGAAATGGTTTAAAAGACTTATTATGTTATCAATATTGCTCATATAGTATAAATATTTTTGTTTTCATAAATATTTTAATATCTTTGTTGAAAATGTGAACCCTATGAAATATATTGTAATAATCGTAATCTCTCTGTTAACATTAACATCTTGTTATAAACAGTATTCCCAACCAAAAACCTTATCATTAAGTGGTGAGTATATCGTGGATAAAATCACGTATTCTAAAATTGAGAATTCAACAACTCCTGACGAGACAGTGTATTATGGTGGTGACATTTATGTTAATCCTAATGGGACATTCCCTATGGATAGTATAAGTGTTGGATTCACACGTTGGCATTTAGACTATAGTGTAATATCGTTTGACCCACATACCTTAAATACAGGTCAAGTTATTTGGGAAAAACAATATTTCTACACGGTTACAAATCATTACACTAACTATGATTTAGGTTATCTTGACTTCACAATGGATAATGGGGGTCGACGAGTATTTAAAATAATTGATGATGGTGTTGAAAACCTGGTATTAAGAACTACGGGTCAATGGGGAGCTTACGGAGCGTCAGGTCCTGAAGAATCTTTGACACTTTATTTAACTAGAGTAGGTCCATAAAAAAACCCCTCTTTATCGGAGGGGCTTTAATATTTAAAATAGTTCTGACTTAGGTAGTCTTTTTGGATTTACTAAGTAATATTCATTAAGAAATGAAATTACCTCATCGTCGTCAATATCATACTCATCCGAGTAATCAAACGCATCTGAGAATTCATCATCAAAGTCTTCACCAAACGCGTCACTAATTTTATTCTTAGAATCAAAATCAAACCCAAAACCGATAGTTTCATCTAAATCTATTTGGTCTGTTCTAATTTCATCTTCTTTGTCAAATAACAATCTAAATGTCACATCTAATGTTTCTGATGTTTCATTGATATAAAAGGATACTAATTCTTTAACTTCCATAATTTAATCTTTAATTAAAAAATATCTGAAAACTTATTAAAAGTTAATATATTAGTTATATTTTTTAAATCTTTTGAACATATCCAATGATTTGTTAACTTGTTCCATAATTGGTTCAGCGTCTTCATCATCAATACCTAATTCAAATGAAAATTCATCATCATTTGATTCTTCATTGTCGTGAGTCAAATCAAGACTAAATTCAACATTATCGTCACCATATTCGTCATCATCAAATGGTATAATATCACCTAAATCGAAATTTTCGATATCACCATCAAAATCAACTGTTCCGTGTTTAACATCACTATCTCTGTCGGCAATCATATCCAATGGTGCTCCAAATCTGTCTTCTTGTAATTCAAAATCAAATTCAGTGTCATAATCAACGTCGTGTTTCGGCCAATCTTCAGATGGGTCTTCCTCATAATGGAATGGTCTTTTAGCTGGTTTACTAAAATGTTTTTTAATGTCGGACTTTGCAGATTTTTCGGCTTTAGGGTTAGAATAATCATCTTCTTCCGCAGAAAATAAACCTGTGGACTTATTATCAAATCTCATTTCATTGATACTTTCATTTATTCCAAAGTTTTTATAACCACTAACTTCACCTCTACTATTAACAGTAACACCTTCTTTATCTTTGGCCATATCAACTACGTATAATGGTGTCATATTATTACCATTACCATATTCTGTCACATAACCATCATAAGTTGTTTTATGTTTATCTAATATGTTTTCTCTTTCTTCGTTTGTTACATCGAAATAATATTTTCTCATAATTTTTGTTTTCTTATAAATATCGTTTATTGATTAATAATCATCATCTTCATCCTCTTCGTCCTCATACCCGTCTTCATAGTAATCTTCATCCTCGTCCTCATCATCAAGAGTACTGTCAAATTCTTTTGACATTGGAAACGACATATATATTTGCATAAGAGTTGAAGTATCCCTTCTCATACGTCTCTCAACTGATTGGGGGGTAATTTCTTTATCTTCATCCTCAAGCATAGACATTGCTCCTGAAATCATCACATTACGAACTTCATCTGCGTGTTCTAATGCGTATTTTAACGCTTTTTTATTACTAATGTTTTTATATGTGATAAAATGTTCTAATCTTTCTTTACCACAAGATAAGAAATACCCTGATTCCAACATATTAACAATACTTGTTGCTCGAATAGCGGTTAAAAATAACTTTATTTTTTTCCAATCGTAGTTTTTTAATATTTGACGATTTTTTAAAACAAAGTCTGACATTGATTTTTGACTCTCAGTTAACTTTTTTCTAGGTTTAACTGACTCAGTACGTCTTTTTCTTCGGTTATTAAAGTCTTCCTCATATAACCATATATCTTCACCTGAGATTAAGTTAAGACGAGAACCATTGTCCCAATCGACATAATATAAGTCATCCCCAAAAACATTACTTGAACTTAAAACGGTTCCCGCAGTTCCCGGTGGGACTGCAGAATAAGGGTCGGACATTTTGAGTACTACTACTCTATCACCTTTTTGTAATTCTGGATTCATATTTTGATTTTATTAGATAAATATAATTAATAAGGTATTTATATGTATGAGAAAAACTATTTTAATAACTGAAGCACAACAACGTGTAATTTTGTGCGAGTTGGCTAATAAGGAAATTGATAGTACTATTGGTGAAAACGATAAATTAGTTAAACGAATCGCGAAACAAGCGTCAGACCAAATTAAATTTGATTTAAGTATATTGGGTACTTTTAGTTTGGCTATTGGTGGTTTAATGGGTCCGTTGGAAAAGTTCATTCACGGTGAATACCCTGAAATGTCAACTATGGAGATTAGTTTATTGTTAGCGGGCGTTGGGTTCCAATATATGTTGGATAATAAAGTTCCGTTATCAAAGTTAATTCAAAAGATTAAAGAAGATGGTTTGTACGATATCTACCAAAAAGTTCTTAAAAAATCTGACGTATTAAAAGATTCTTTCTTATCATTTGTTGATAGTTTAGGGGTTAGTGTTAAAAAGACCGCAAATATTATGGGATACACATTCTTAATCCCGTTAATCCCCCTTATATATAATATGGTAACTAATGGTCAATTCAGTGAGAATGATACCGTTGAAATAATTAAAAGATTGTCAGGATTTGTCGGTCTTAATTATGGTGGTATTGGTTTAAAAGAATTGTTGTCATTAATGGTTGCCCGTTTCCGTAAAGAAAAATAACATTAAATTTGACTTTTATTAAAATGATATTATAATTGGAATACAATAATAAAATCAATAAATAAAAATTTATGTTTAACAAAAATTACCCAAGCATCTTTGATAGCTTTTTAAGTAATGAGACAGATTTATTCGAATCTTTCTTCAATCAATTTAACAAAACGTTAAAACCAACAGTTGGTGAAACTAAAACTGAAAGTGGGGTTAATGAAGATGGTAGTAAATGGTACAAAACTACATTCACATCTAAAGATGGTAGTTACACTCAGTCAGTGTATTCTTCAACACCTAACTTATCTAAAACTTGGACACCAAAAAGTAAAACTAAAACAACCGTTACTGACTCAACAATTACTGAATTGACTGAGAATTTAAATAAAGCGGTTGAGGCTCAAGATTACGAAAATGCGGTTAAATGGAGAGACGAAATTAAGGCTTATGAGAAAAACGCTGATGAGGTTAACACATTGAAGTCTAAATTAGAAACTGCGGTTTCAACTCAAAATTATGAGGACGCAATCAAATTGAGAGACAAAATCAATAAATTGACTAATAAGTAATATTAGTTCATATAAAATAAAAAAGGTCATATAACTATGACCTTTTTTTTATCTCTGATAATTTAATATTTGTGTTTTAACTTGTTCTTCCTCATCAGGTGTTAAACCGTGAATGTCTCTATGGTTCTCAAACCAATCATTAACAACCACATCAATTGGTACTTTCCTTAATTTGGCTAGTCGTTTAAATCCTTGGTATTGTGCGGGAATTTCGTGAGCCTGTGTATAATACTCTAAAGATGTGTCAGGTTCGTCTACAACTCTTTCAAATTCCCCGTGATATTCTTGTTTAGAATGTTCCATTTCGTGAGCCAAGACTTCATTTAATTCGCCAGCCAATTCGTATAGTTGTTTTGTTATAGTATTTGGGTTGTATTCGATTCCAATTTCAATAACATCGTCATCGGGGGAATAATAACCTTCTACTTTATAACCACCAATAATGTCGTTTAATTTTAATGTTAATTCAACAGAATATGTTTGTTTAGAGTTGATGAAACTATATTCCTGTTCACCATTAATATCTTCAGGTAAAAACACACCACCTTCTTTTTTATCTTTAACTGTATTAAGAATGTCTTTAACGATAGTTCTAATTGCTAGTCGATTCATACGAATTTCATTTAATTGTTTTGTGTCCAACTCAAGTTCTGACGAATATACTAAAATTTGCTCAATTTTAAAATGTTTAATTTGTAATGGTTCTAAAAATTCTAAAATTTCTTGTTCAATTTGTCCTAACACATACAATTGGTTCATTAAATCCATAATATCCATAATACCATTATTCTCATTAAAGTCAAAATTGCTCTCTTTAAAAAGAGTAAGGACTTTTTTAAATGTTTCATTTAAATTAAAAATGGTTACGGAAATCGTGTAAAATTCAGTCCAATCACCAATTCTTACCATTTTTTTATTTTCGGGTAAAAATTGGAACATATAATCAAATGAATAATAATCTTTTTTAAATTTAAAATGTTTTTTAACTAATCTTTTATTGATGTTATCAATAACTTTTTTTGGTAAAACTTTATTTACAGTTTTTATGTCTTTTTTGTCGTCCATATCTTAATTCAATATACTTATAAATACCAAATATGGTATTAAACTCAACCTCATTTATTTTTTTATGGAATTAATATCAAGTCACCCGATTAAAAAGTCGGATTTAGGCTTTCACGGGAACCTATTCGGTGGGTCATTATTAAAGTGGATTGATTCGGCTGCGGCGGGATATGCAATGCAACTATGTGATACACCAAGAATGGTTACTGTCTCAATCGACAAATGTAATTTTGAAAAACCTGCAAAGGAAAATCAATTGTTAAAAATCTATGGTTACCCCTCAAGAATAGGGAATACCTCAATAACAATTTATATGGAGGCTAGGTCCCATAATGTTTACACCGGTAAACAAGAATTAGTTTTGAAAACAAATATCACATTTGTTAGGATTGATGATACAGGTTCCCCAATTCCAATTAGTGACAGAGTAAAAAATAAGATTAATAAGATAATCGAAGAGATTGTATTAGTCTAAGAAATGGACCTTAATTTTAAGTTCTGACGAACCTTTAATGACTCTATGATAAACACCTTCAGGGATTACAATTTGTGTCCCTGGTGTTAATCTTTTTGGTAGTTCATTATCAAATTGAATCTCCCATCCATCACCTTCGATAACTTCAACCAATCTATCTTCACGGTCACGATGCCATTTCAATTCCTCATCATCAACATTCTCAGAAAAAACTCTAACTCTAACACTTTCATTTATTTCTTCATCATATGGTAATTCGTCATCAGATTTATCCGTGTCCAATTCTTCAACATCCATATGTAATGAATACCCTTCAAATTCATCAGATTTTTTGACCATACGAGTTAATACAATATTAAGTGTTTTCTCACCGGCTTTTATAAGTGAATCGTTATTTGGTTCATTTGTGTTTAATCTAACAATGACCCTAATAGACATACGATTATAAGGTATCCAATTAGTATTTTCAGGAGCAACGTATTCTACTTCAAAATAGTTATCATCAGAATCAAAACTTGACAAACTTTTTTCTAATTCAGTTCTAAACTCTTCCGATAATGAAACTAACGAATCAAATCTTTCAGGAACATCTGTATTATAATAAATTCGGTAATTAATTGAATTAACGAGTCTACTTATTCGAGCTAATTCACGAATTTTAGAATTAAATGCCTCTTGATTATTTTCATCTTCCCAAAAACTATCATCAGAATTTATATAGATATCAAATTTTGGTTTTTGATTATATATGTCATATAATTCTTGAACTAACTCAACACTTGGTAAGTCATTAATCTCAACACCTAATTCTTTACTTGTTAATCTAATTGCGTGTTTGATATATTTTTCAAATATATTTTTAACTTGTTCTTTTGTCATATTACCAATTTCTTGAAGATTTTAATCCTAATTTTTTTGCGTATCTACCGACATTACAACTCCAATATCCTGCGGTTGTTCTATCTTTCTTTTGGTCACATTTATGTCTTGCTCTAAATGATTTTGCTGCCCCCTTGTTATTATTTTTAACTCTTAAATTGGGGTCACCAAAAGTGACTTTCTTAACAGTTCCTTTACCTGTCTTAACATATACCGCAAATTTCTTTGGTCCGCCTGGTGTTCTAAAAGGACTACCTAATTTCACATTCTTACCTCGGTGTAATGCCTCATTAATTGAATCTTCCAATTCATCGTGTTTAAATACTTTTGAATCTAAATCTCTATTTTCAATCGGAGCATATTCGAATGTGAAAGTGTCTCGACCAAATGGGTCACGGTCATCAATATCAATTCTTTCTAAATCTTTTTTGAAAAAGTAAGGTTTATTTTTATTAATAAAAACAAAATAATCAAAATCTAAATCTAAAAATCTTTTGAAGTGTGGAACACCGGTAACTCTAAAATGTCGAATAAAAGTTTTAAATAGAATATTGTATATATTACCCATTAAGAATAATTTAGTAATACCATCAAATGTTATACTAAAATACCTCATTGACCCCATCTTTTTGATAAGTTTAATCCTATGGTCCTCACTTAAATTTAACCCCTCACGGATTTCTCTTTCATCTTCATTTTCTTCCTCATACATTGGTGCGTCCAAGTAAACTTCTTCACCACCTTCAAGGATTACTTTTTTACCTAAATCAGATTCTACTAACCAAGTATCTTCTTCATTAAGACGTATTAAGTTTTTATTATATAATGACCTAACTTCATTAACTAAGTTGAAGAACCCCTCAGAATAAATTCTAAACACATTCTCACTCAACGAAATCTCATTATCAATATGATATTTTAAAATCTCAGATACGTTAACTTTACCTTCTAATTTCATAGTTTTTTTACCCCATTTTTTACCTTTACCTTTAGTTCCACAAGCCGATGGTGTTGGTCTACACGCCGGATATTTTGACCTATCCTCACCCTCACTTCTTCCACAGGACTTACAAGTTTTTTTACCATTGGAATCTGTACGACAAGTATTACAGTCAACCCAACCTTGAGATTTACCTTTACCACCTTGTCTTGAAAACCATCCGTGTAACCCTGACTTCTTTTCTTTGCTATAATCAGTTTTTTTGGCTTCGTCAATTGGTTCAACTTCTTCTTTCCAAATTTTACCTTGTCGACATTTAACTACCGCACCTGACGCATACGCAGAAGGCCAAGTGTCGTATTTTTGTTTAGCTAGTCTAACACATCTATCCGCCTTCTTCTTCTTATTTTTAGATTCATTAAGGACTTCATATATTAATTCATCAATATTCATTGGTCGTTGTTTTATTAAATAAATATCCCTATCTTTGGGTTATGAATAATAAATATCTATATATCCTAAGAGGTTTACCGGGTGCTGGTAAAAGTACATTAGCAAGAACTATCGGAGCCGTTTATTTTGAAGCTGATATGTTTTTTTTGGAAGGTAAAGAATATAAATTTAACCCAACCAAATTAAAGGACGCTCACGCTTGGTGTCAAAACCAAGTTAGAACATCTATGAAGAATTCTGATTCAAAGTTGGGGGATAGTAAAATTGCCGTCGCAAATACTTTCACTCAAGAATGGGAAATGCAACCATATATTGATATGGCTAAAGAATTTGGGTTTACCGTATTTACGTTGGTGGTTGAGAATCGTCACGGTGGAACAAATGTTCACAACGTTCCCGAAGAAGTAATTGATAAAATGAAAGAAAGATTTGAAATTAAATTATGAAACTAATTAATATATTTTTTAAAACTGCCCAAATATATATTGCACTTAAAATATGTTCGGCATTGTACTTGGTTCATTACTTACCTAAACAACATTCAATAGACAATGTAATATGGTGGGTTTCTGTATTAATACTTGATATGTGGTTAAATTTAGTCGTATTCAGTAGTGATACTGTTAATATCACTATTAAAGAGCCTGAGAAGACTGAGGACGAAAAAGAATAATTATTTAGAACGACTTCGTAATAAGAAATATAATCCAAAGAATAATCCCGAAATGGAATATAAAACGAGATTTGCTTTCATTAAACTTCCTGTTAGTGTAATAAGATAATATTGAACCACGTCGAACCCGAAAGGATTGAAAAACATCGCTAACACAAGACATTTTACTGCCATATTTCCCATAAAGATTTTCTTCCACGTCTTGATTTGTCCCTTCATCATCCATATATTTTAATTTAAGATTTATGCGTATATCAGCATTTTCTTGGATAAATATAAATACGTTAATATTTATAAAAGAATACTAAAAAATTCTAATATGAAAAGATTTATTATAGACGAAAACAAACTTCGAAACACGATACGTAAAAAAATCCTTGAGCAATCATCAATGGAGGATAAAGAGCAAGAACAAAAACCAAGATGTTTGACCAATAATATTGTCCGATTGGAGGATATCGTTGGTAGAGCTGACGAGTTAGACAATTATACACCAGGTATAACTAAAAGATTATCGGGAGTAAACTCAATGGTTGATACTTTAGGTATCCTAAATAACATTAGATTATTTAAAGATGTTAATGATGGTGGTGCTCACTTATCGTATGAAATGATGAACAATTTAAATAAATTTCGTAATAAAAACTATTACGATGAAACAACAGGAAATTGTCATAAAGCGATGGATAAAGTGATTGAGTTATATAAAGAACACGAACACGGAACCGAACTAGTTAAAGATATTGAACGAGTATTGAATCTTCAATCTAAAGAAGATGAATTTACACCTTCTTCAAGAAGTAAAGAATACTTAAAACAATGTTTAAACCTGATTAAAGGTAAATAAAGAAATCCGATTAGGACCGTTACCGTTATGGTAACACTTAAAGGGGAAGGTTCGCTACCATTCCCCTTTTTTAATGCCCGATATTTATCAATAAAAACATTATGAAAAAAATTAAATGGTTCTTCACCGAATTTATGAATATGTATTCGGGGAAAAAGTCTTATTTCTCGAAAAAGAGAATTGAGTCAGGAATTGCGTTTGTTATCGCACAATGGGGGATGATATTCTTCTTATTAGAAAAACATTCAACATTAAGTATGGGTGAATTTGTTTTATGGGCAACAGTTGAATTTGCAGTGGCAGGTTGGATGGTTAATAAAATCCAAAAAGAAAAATCGACAAATTCGGAAAATACGGATGAAACTGAAAACCCTCAATAAAGAGGGTTTTTTTATTGTAAGAATGATAGGACTTTTTCCTTGATTCCGGATTGTTTAATACCTTCCTTCATTTTCTTAGTATGAACAAAGTTAGGTAACGCACTTAAATCTAAATCATCAATAACAACCCAATGAGTTACTTCAGGGTGGTTATTTAACCAATTGGTAATCTCAGTTACTCTGTTACTTTCTAAGTCACTCAATGTCTTTAAAACAACATTTGGTGTAAAATCAATTGGTGATTTACTCACACCATATACTTTGAACATATCTTGTAATTGTTCCAAAGTACAATGTAGTTTCCAATCAGATGATACAACAATCTCAGCGTCTGTTAATTCCAACACCTCATTCAATACTTTAACCGCTTTTGCGTTGAAGTTATCCATCTTGATATGTGCGGGAATTTGGGGGTCATTAACATACCCTTCACTTTCAGGGTTCGCCAATTTCCATTTTTTAATCTTTTTAATGCGTCCACCCCACTCGGTTGATAAACACATTACACCATCGTTATCTAAAAATATTACTTTCATAAGTTATTTAATTTGGTATGCGAAATAAATTTCTTTTCTCAATTTTATTGCGTCTTCGTAGTTACCGATAACAACACCATTTTTAATTGTGAATGCGTGACCTTTAACTATGATGAAAAATGTTCCTTCAGAGTATTTCTTAATGAATGTCCCTACCGTCATTTTTCTTTTAACGACCTCACCCTTTACTTTAACATCATAATGTAATCCCCCGTATACACCATAACCAATCGGTTTAATTTTCTTGTAATTACAAGTATAACGTGCTTCGGACAATTTGTTAAGTGTTGCGAATGTACCACGAGTTCCTTGTCTTGGTTGTCTACCAAATTTCTCAGTGATAATTTTCCACGCCTTGTCATAAGGAATGTCAAACGCTGATGCGAATGCTCTTACAACACAATCATTAGTTTCTGATTTAGCGATTTTTGATTCATCATATCCTTTAATCGCTTTAGATGTTATTTCGTATGGGGCTTTCGTTTTCATATATCAAAGATACAAAAATTCCCCAAAGTGCAATAACCTTGGGGATAATTTTTTTTGAAAACTATTGACTATTCGGAATCTTTTTCTTTCAGTTTCTTTTCTACCTCAACAATTTGGGCAAACCCACTAAATGCGAACATACTTGAACAAGCCCAAGCAACCATTTCCCAGGTTGAGTTACGAGAAAGAGTCGCACAATATAACGATGTAAAACCACCAAGTAATAATGAATATTTATTAACCACCCGCATTATCTTTTCAAACTTTTCCATATCTAAATCTTTTTAACAAACATAAACTAAATTATTGATTATTTCAAAACAGATAACTAATTATTTGAAAAAAGTTTTATCTTTGTGATATGGCAAAAAAAGTAATAGAGACTGAACATAAGAAATGGGAGAGGGTATATGAGTTTGATGACTATACCACAATTTGGCGATATGATAGCAAAAGGAGTTTAATTAATCCGGTTGAGGTTGAAATAAAATATAAGTCAGAAAGGAAAAAGTCGATTAAATCTGATTAACAATCTTTTGGATTGTCTTTGGTGGCATATTTAACCCCCATAATAGTACCGACGATACTAAATGCGTTTGTTAATAGAATTCCGAACATATTACTCCAAGCCGGACCGATTGTATTAACTTCCTTATTCATAATAATTGAGAAGATATACATCCCCGTAGTCACGATTGCTATGAATGCGATAACACCTAACGCAACTTTAACGATATTACCCATCAATTCGGTTTGGGTTTTTTTCTGTAATAAATCTAAGTCAGTTAATGCGTTAGTCTTTGCGTGTTCAGCATCTTCTCTCGCCAACTCAGTTCGTTTCATTTCATCCTGAAGTTCGTTTTGAATTCTTTCATTCTCTTCTTTCCAGGTAAGAAGTTCATTATTTTGACATTCAATTTGTTTTTTGGAATTCTCAACGTTATCTAACGTAATTTGTAACTCGTCTAATATTCGAACATTTTCGGTATTTAACGATTCTAATTCCTTATTCTTATTTTGAATTTGTTTAGTTATATCTAAACGTTTTTTTCGTGATTCTTTGTCTTTTTCAGTGCAAGTTTTAATATATTGTGAGAAGTCAGAATCCTCTTCAGCGTCAATTAATTTCAATAAGTTACCCTCAAGACCAATATTCTTGGTCTTGTAAAGGTCAATTAATTGTTTTTTTGTATTTGCACTAAACTTAATCATTTATACACTTTGAACTCAGCGGTTCTATTTTTGAAATTAGGGTAATCTTCTCTGAACTCTTCTAATCTTGGTTCAATCTCATCTGATTTGACCAACCAAAATTGTGCTCCGGCTTGTAACGCTTTTGCTTGTTCTGATGGTTCATTTGATGATGAAATAATTCCGATAACTACGTGGTTACCATATTCAAAATTAATCTTTCTCACTAACTCAATTCCGTCAAATGATGAACCAATTATATTTAAATCAACAAATACACATTCAGGTTTTTCTGAGTTATTTCCTGAATCAAACCATTGTTTAAACATTCTTGCCGCCTCATCTGAGCTATTAACAGATTTTAGTGATAAACTGATATCTAATAACGAACAAGCGTCTTCAAATACTAAGTGGAATAAATCCTCGTCATCGACTAATAATATAGATTCTATCATTTTTTAAATTTTATAACAATAAATACTTTACTTTTAAAAGTAATTTGGATTCACCTCAATTTTATTTTCATTTTTGTACCTGTTTCATTTTTTTCACAAGTAATGGTAAAACCGTGTTCGTGTAAAATTGCGATACAAATATTCAACCCCAAACCTGTTCCTGATTCTTTTTGACCTTCTTTTCTATGATATGGTTGTGATAGGTATTCGAATTCTGATTGAGTCATACCACGACCATTGTCCTGTAATGCTAAGTGGTTTTCGTCTTCCATATAGACCGCAACCACCTTATTATCCGAATCGTTATATTTTAAACCATTACGAATTAAATTATCAATTGCCGTACAAAATAGAGGTTCATTAACATCCAATGTTGGTAACCAATCAATTGCAACTTGACTTGAATATGCGGTGGATGTTAAGTATGAGTTTAAGATGTCTCTTAGATTTAAATTTTCTTTTGTTAATACAACATCTTGTTTAACTAAATTTGTAAATTCATAAACTCCCTTATAAACTTTCTGTGTATGTTTTAAACCTTCCTTCAACATTTTAAGTGGGGCTTCCAATTTTAATGTTTCAATATCTTCAGGTTTTAATCTTCGTTCTAACGAACTAATTCCTCTTGGGATGTATGTGTTTATCCCTGAGTGCATATCGTGTCTTAGAATCTTCGCAGCGTGTTCTAAATATGTGTTTTTCTTTTCTATCTCTCTCTTTTGTTCATAAGAAGTTGTAATGTCTGTTGAAATTTTCATAACACGATAAACCTTACCATCAACACTAAGAATTGGGTTGTAAGTTGCTTGTAAATAAACTAAAGAACCATCTTTTTTAATTCTAATAATTTCACCTGAAAATGATAAACCATCTTTTAATTTTTCCCAAAAAATACGATACTCGTCACTTTTTGAATATTCTTCATCCACAAAAATTCTATGATGATTTCCAATTACTTCAGCATTAGATGAATATCCCATAGTTTCTAAGAACAAATTATTGGCAAAAACGATATTACCTTCTAAATCAAATTCAATAACCGCATTAGATTTATTAATAGCATTCATTCTATTATGAATTTCTACTTCCTTTTTTTTAAGTTCAGTAACGTCTTGTCTAATTGACGTATAACCTTTTACTTTACCGCTATCACTATCAAAATCGGCTTTAATATAGGTGTCAACCCAATATAATTCACCTTCTTTATTTTTATTGATAACTAAGTCATTCCAAATCCCACCTTTTTTAACGGTCTTATACATATTAGCCCAAAATTTCTTATCGTGAATTCCCGAATTAACAATATTATGGTCTTTACCTAAACACTCATCAAGACTCCAACCTGAAACATCTTCAAATTTTTTATTAACGTAAACAATTTTACCTCTTTTATCTGTTTTACTGACCAAGACTGATGAGTCCACAAAATGTTCAAACTCACCTAATTCATTTTTAAGTTCATTACCTTCTTGAACTGAATAAGCAAATGAAAATAATGACGATAACATTTCGGCAAAATTTACTTCCACTTTATGCCATTCCCTAACCGTATAACTTTCAATACATATTACACCAATTACTTCACCTTTATAAACGATTGGAACGTCAAGCATTGCTCTAACACCTAATGGGTCTGAATAAGTTTCTTTAAAACATTGTGTTGATGGATGTAAATTAACATCATTTGCAATTATAATCGGATTTGTTTTAAGTCCATTGAAGTATGGTTTATAATCTTTTTCAAAAATCTCAATCCCGTTAACCCATTCACCTGTTTTTTTCTCATATAATTGTTCACACACAATACTTGTTTTTTTCTGGTTATATAACCAAATTGAACATCTATCGGCACATACGCTATTTGTAACTTCTTTAGTTAATAATTTAGCACCTTCATTAACATTTCCCTCATAAAATAAATGATTGTGTGTTTGTGATATTAAAGTTTCATTTAAATTTCTTGCGTAATAATTCAATTTAATTGATTCTTTATTTTTTTTCACATAATCATAAATTATTTTGAAAAATAGGGGGATAAATAAAACAAAACAGATAAATTCAACCCACATTACTGAATTACATAGGGGTAGAATATTAAACACCACTAAAAGTTTTATTATCAAAAACATTGTCATCACAACGACTGAGGTATAAAAAGAATATCGTGTGTTTTTTTCTAGTGATATCATAATTAACTATTTACTTTATAAATATCTTAAAAACAAAAAACCCCCAACTTAAAGAAGGGGGTTAACAAATAAATAAACCTTAATTAATCGACTTTGGTAAACTGAACACTAACGTTTAAGATAACATCATCAGAGACTAAGAGACCTCCTTTATCTGTTACCGCATTAAATGATAAACCAAACTCAGAACGTTTAATAGTACCACCTAATTCAAAACCATATTTTGTATTACCGTAGAAATCCACATCATTACCATTGTAGTTACCAACTAAAGAAACTTCTTTTTCAACTCCGTGAATATTAATTAATCCTTTAATTTGATACTCATTATCGTTTTTAGTAATCTCAGTTGATTTGAACGTCAATTTAGGAAAATTCTCAGCATCAAAGAAGTCGGCAGATTTTAAGTGATTATCACGGTCGGCAATACTTGTTGTGATTGAATCAACATTCGCATCAAATGAAATTTGTGCATCTGTAAAATCATCTGAATCTGAAATCATTTCAGCTTCAAAATCTGTAAAACGACCTGTAACGGTGGAAATCATTAAATGTTTCACTTTAAACTCAATCTCTGAGTGTAATTTATCAATAATAAATTTTGACATACTAAATATTTTTTTTTATGTCTAATTAATAGGGATTAAAAATGTATTTATCAATATAAAAATTAAATATTATGATAAAAATTGGTTCGAAAGGTGAGGACGTGAAAAAATTACAAGTAAAATTAGGTTTAACACCTGATGGTAACTTTGGTCCCAACACAGAAAAGGCCGTTAAAGAATGGCAAACAAAAAATGGTTTAACACCTGATGGTATTGTTGGGGAAAAATCATTAACCCTATTAGGTATTACCTCAGTGGTAACACCAACATCTAATTCGATTGACTTGTCAAAATTAAAAGGACATATTCCTGATTCAGTGTTAGAACAAATACCGGAGGTTCGACTAAGGTTCAATTGTAACTCAGTTTTAAGATTATGTCATTTCTTGGCTCAATGTCATCACGAGTCAGGAGGGTTTAAAGCGGTCTCTGAAAATTTAAACTATTCATCAAAAGGTCTTAAAAATACATTTGGTAAATATTTTCCAGGTAACTTATCAGAATCTTATGCAAAACAACCTGAAAAAATCGCATCAAGAGTTTATAGTAGTAGAATGGGGAATGGTGACGAATCAAGTCAAGAAGGTTGGAAATACCGTGGCCGAGGTTACATCCAATTAACCGGAAAACAAAATTATAGTAAGTTCACATCATTTATTGGTGAGGATTGTATCGGTAATCCTGATTTGGTTGCTAACAAATATCCGTTGGCATCTGCGGCATTTTTCTTTGATTCTAATAAACTATGGTCAATTTGTGATTTAGGTGCAACTGATGATGTTGTTACTAAAGTTACCAAACGTGTTAACGGAGGAACAATTGGATTATCTGACCGTATCAAACATTTTAAAGAATACCATTCATTATTAAAATAAATCAATTAATATTTATGGTAAATTAAATGATGAAAGAACGAATAGCTGGAATAGCGTCATTACCTGACAGAGTTGATTGTTTAGAAGATACTGTCAATAGTTTATATGACCAAGTTGATAGGATTGTTGTTGGATTGAATAATTATACTGAAATTCCTGAATTTTTAAAAATGAAGAAGATTGATGCTTATTTACTTGACAATAGTTTAGGTGATGCTGCAAAATTTTATAAAATTGACGATTTCCCAAATCATTATTATTTTTCTTGTGATGATGATATTATATATCCAAATAACTATTGTGATGTCTTAATTGAAAAATGTGAAAAATATAAATCAATTGTTGGGTTACACGGGGTTATTTTAAGAAAACCTGTTACAAGTTATTATAAAAACAGAACCGTTTATCATTGTCTAAAACCATTAAATCGAGATATTGAAGTTGATTTACTTGGTAGTGGTGCTTGTTTAATTGACACCTCAATGCTGAAAATAAGTATCAATGATTTTCCAATTCCAAATATGGGTGATATTTGGTTAGGGGATTTATGTAAAAAACAGAATATAACATCATATACCATTGAAAGAGGTGATAATTGGTTATTATATAATGAAAAAATGAATAATAAATGGACAATATTTGACGATTTTAAATCGAAAAAAGATATTGAACAAACCAAAATAGTTTCAAAATGGTAAAGACAACAATTAAATACAATAATACTAATATCATATTTGAAGGATTATTTGATAGTGACCATATCTATCGACACTTAAACATAACTAATAATTTTTACGAATTAAAATTATTGGAGAAAATTAAATCTTTAAACCTTAAAGGGACTTATGTTGATGTTGGAGCAAATATAGGTAATCACACCCTATTTTTTTCTAAGTTTTGCCCATCTGACAAAGTAGTTTCAATTGAGTTATCTCAAAACATTTTTAACACATTAAAACGAAACGTCACTGAAAATAACAATCTTCAAAATGTTGAGGTGATTAATGTTGGTGTCGGTGAAAAATATAAAACAGTAACAATTTCAGATATGGATGTTACTAATGTTGGTATGACAAAAATAACCGGTGATGGGGGTGACATAATTGTTGACACGCTTGACAATCTATTACAAAATGAATCTAACATTTCAATAATTAAATTAGATGTTGAGGGTTATGAAAAAAACGCATTAATAGGTGCTAAAGAAATAATTAAAAAACATTCCCCAATAATAATCGCCGAACTTAAAGACGATAAGGAATTTAACGAGTTTAAAGAAATTGCTGATGAAATAGGGTATGAGACCGATAAAGTCAATTACGCATCAACCCCAACTTATATTTGGGTTAAAAAAAAAAAGATTATAAATTCGTTTATATAATACCATCATACGAAAGGTATGTTAAAGTTAAAAATCTAATTGACGGTATTTTATCCCAAACTGAGGATTGTTTAATAATTTTATTAGACGATGGGTCCAAAGATGTTAGATACAATGAATTTAAAACCTACAATAATTTAGTTTATCTAAAAAATCCAACTAACAACGGTAAAGATAATTTTTGGAAAACTGTAAATAAGTTGTTGGATGAAATGTCCAAATACACATTTAAATATGGTGTAATGACCGGTGATGATTTTGAATTGGTGGAGAATTATCAGTCAAGATTATTAAGTTATATTAATGACTCTGATATTGTTAGGTTATTTACACAAACAAGTGTTACAACCACAAATTGGGGTTATGTGAATTGGATTGATGGGGCGTTTTGTGCACCTTACTCGTTCTTTAAACGAATTAACTTTGAGTTATTTCCAATCATAAAAAGACGTAATCAGATGTCGTCAGGTGTTGGACAACAAATGAGCCAACGACTAAATAGTTTAAAATTTAGTGTTAAAAATTATGGGTCATTAATTATTCATAATGGAAATGATGATTCAAAAATGCACCCAACTTTAAGAAAACGTCAACCATTAGAAACTGATTTGACCAACATAGAATTTGAAATTCAGAAATTAATGATAAGTACATCAGTTACCTCTGAAAATGTTGAGATACCCGTAACTAATGTAAATGTTAAAACATTATCCTCAGAAAACGTTTTAGATATTTTAAAATTAAAAAACCATATCCCTGATTCGATATTACTACAATTACCAATTATTATTAATAGATTCAATTGTAATACAATTATACGATTATCACATTTATTATCTCAATGCCACTATAACACAAATGGTTTTAATAAAGAGGTGGTACGTGAAAAACCTAACACCAAAATAATAAATAGAAAAACATTTAATCAAAAAGTATTTAACCACCTTCAAATATTGACTGAAAAAGATTATATTATATTTGGTAAAAAAATTGGTAAAAATTTGGTTGATAACCCAAGTTTGGTAGAATTAAAATATTCGTTAGTTGCATCCGCTTATATTTTTGACGTTAAAAATTTATGGTCTATTTGTGATTTTGGAATTAATGAATTGGTTGTTGGGAAATTAACTAAACGTATATATGAGGATTCAAAAAGTGTATCAGATAGGTATATGTTATTTAAAAAATATTATAACATCTTAAAATAAGAAAACCCCCAATCACTTGGGGGTTTTTTGATTTAGGGTTAGAATGTAATCTCATTGGTAATTGGGTCCCATTCAAAGGTCCAAGGTGTTTGAGAGTATAAGTAACGCTCATTTAACAAGGACGCATTAAAGTAGTGAGTGTGTCCGTCGAAGTAGTGACCATAACCGGTGTGGATGTGACCACAAACGTGGATTTTTGGTTTAATCAATTTAATTCTGTCCGCTAATAATTCACAACCTAAGTGTTCACCTCGGCGACCTTCAACATCATCAAGAAATCCGTAAGCCGGTCCGTGAGTTACCAAGATATCTGTAGTGTCAGGAATCGCATCCCATTTAGCAAATAATTCAGGACCTTTTTTAGGTAGATTAAAAGCCCAATCATAAAACTCAGGTTGCCAAGGAGAACCATAGATGTTAACTAATGGACCATCACCATCTTGGATAGTGATTGTTTCGTCTTGGATGTAATCAATTGTTTTATAACCTGTTAAGTTACCCTTAACTTTTTCTGCGTTGTTTTGAAATCCCCAATCGTGATTACCGGCAATGTATATTTTGTGGGTATAATTAAGACCATCAAACCATTTTGCAAATTCAGTTATTTCGTGTTCATACCCCATTGAGGATATATCACCCGCGTGGATTAATAAATCACCACCAGGTAAATCACCCAATGAATTATTGTGTACGTGTTTATGTTTGTTGTGCGTATCACTTATTAATGTTACTTTCATATCGTATAATTTTTTATAAAGTTAATCTTTTTATTTGAATTGCAAAATTATCTTTCAATATTTGAAATTTCAGTGTTATCAATTCTCACAAAACTACATTCTGAAAAATCAACACCGTCACTCCAAAAACAATTCCCATCCCAAAAATAAATACCCCATTTGTCGATACTATCTTCTGTCTTATGATTAAGTCCCCAATAATATCCAATTTCTCTCATTTTGTTTGTTTTTATAAATTATCAAGTGGGGATATCATATCCTTATCTTCTAAAAATAATTTATCATTCTCAGTTAATGAATCCTTTCCGTATTTTAATATTTTATCCAAAAGGATGTCTTTAGTTAAATACTCTTTTCTAAAATTAAAAAAGTCATAATTCATTTCAAATTGAAAAAACCCAAAGACTGACGTGTCAAACGTGTTCAACAAAACGTCTTCAGTTATATCGTCAATTGTTGTGTAACCTTCCATATCATTATGGATTTGATTATCGTATTTTCTTACCTCATCAATTTCTTTCTCACTACAAAACAGAATATTGTACTCAAGTTCACCCTCTCTCCAATGACATACTTTACCATCATATTTAAAAGTATACATTTCAATCCTCCCCAACAAGTCAATAATCATTTTTAATTCATACTCACTAAATTGTTTCATACCGGTTTCACTTTGTTCTTGTGTGAAACTTGAAATTATTCTATATATTTTCGACATTATTTTTTGTTAAATGTATGATTAAATCATCAATTGACAAATCGTCTTTAATTTTGCCAAGATTGTAAGTAGTAAAAGTCTTATCAGGGTTAGATACTTTTACCATAACATAATCTAACTCTGATACATACAATTTTTCAATAACCCCCTTACCTTTGGGGGTATTTATCTCAATTAGTCCCACCATCCTTCAACACGATTTGACATTATTTTAAAAACTAATTTACGACATCTATCTTGATTTTCGTGAGCAATTTCCATTGCAATTAGTTTTTTATCTTTTTCTTCTACAGGTCGACTGAATCGGTTAACCTCACCTGACATCACACGTTTGTATTGACGTGGGTATTTTTTGAAATACTCGTCAAAATTTTCACTAATTTCTTCAATCTCCAATCTTTTAGAATCTCGGTATTTCTCAGGGATATCATCTTTATCTGTAATATCTAACCAAAGAATGTTAGATTCGTGATAATCCATATATTCCATATCGTAGTGGTCATCTTGACAACGTTGGATTAAACGTGAAGTCAATCTCATTAATTCAGCATCACGTTTAGCTCTAGTATGTCTATCTTTTCCACCGATATAATCGGCTTGGTTATTCAATTTAACTCTAATAACTTCATAAATGAAAAATGAATCCCAATCACGGTCTTTCCATATTACAGGAAACCATTTCCATAGGTTTTTAATGCCTTCAATGAAATCTTTGTGGTAATATCTACCATCAAATTTCCACCATAATCTTATTTTTTCAAATACTGTTATTTTTTCATTTTCCATCTTTCAATACTTTTTTAGTTGAGTCATATCTTTCATAAAACATACTCTTAGGTGTCCAACTGTATCTATTAGTTTCAATACTTAATCTAAAAAATACTTCACCTTCAAGTTCAACATATTTGTCAACTTCACCCGTGATTGGGTCTATAATCAAATATTCGTTTATAATCTTCATAGGACAAATATACGGACTTATTTCCAATAAAAAAAGGAGTAACGTTTAAATTACTCCTTTTAAATATATAGAGGCTCTCGTGATGAGAGTGATAGTAATAATAAATACCACTATTATTTTAAAAAATCAACACTCCTGTTATTTTGTGAACGATTTTTTTTGATTTTGTTAGATTGGAACTTTTTAATTTTATTGAAAAGTACACCAATAGTGTAAATTCTTGACTCATCTAATTTACCTCCCCACTTAACCATTAGTTTTTTGAATAGGTTATCCGCAACCGATATTTGGTCTAAAGTCACACAAGATGTTAATACATCTATAACCCAATTGAATTCTACTTGAAATTGTGTCTTTTCCATATCGTTTAGTTTTAAAGTTTAATCAAAGATAGTGATTAAAAGTCTGAAGTTAAAATTAAATCTACGAATTTTTTAATAGTTCTTCTTTTTAATGAAACATCAACACCGGGGAACACATCATCAATTTCGTTAAATAAACGGTTGACCAATGATTTTTTATTATCATCAACAGAGAGTAATTTATCATCAATTCGAATCATAATTCTATTTTTCATAAAATCATCATTAAAGAAAGTGCTATTTCCAAATGGTTTTGATACAGGAAAATGTCTTTTAAGGAATGTTAGGATTTGTTTATCCGTATTCTCTTCGTTATATTTTTTTAAAATCTCTTCTCTCTCAGATTCGGTTATTATTAATCGTCCCATAAACATAAATATTAAGGTTTAGTTCTTTTACAAAGATACTTATTATTTAATATGTTTCTTGTAAAATATTTTGATTTACATTTTAATCGTTTATATAAAAACGAATTGGAACTACTCTATGGAGAAGGTGCAAAAATTGTTGTGAATAATGTATCGTATTCAACTAACAATAAATCGTATGTTGTTGATGTTAAATTAATACTTGGTGACACAACGTATGATGATATGACGGACCTATATAGTGATGGGTTAAATTATTTAGTTACAGAATCTTGGAAAGGTTCCGGGTTTAAAACAAAAATATCTTTAATTTATTCCGTAGACATTTGATTATTCGAAAAACGTGCATTATACTTAATAAAAAAAACAAATTATGAAGAAAATTGAAACAGGTGACACAATTAAAGTTCACTACACAGGAAAATTAGAAGATGGTACTGTTTTTGACACATCTTTGTCTGATGGACGTGAACCATTAGAGGTAAAATTAGGAGAATCACCACTTATCCAAGGATTTGTTGACGGATTACTTGAAATGACAGTTGGTGAGAAGAAAACTGTTGAAATTGATGTTGAAAACGCTTATGGTCAAATTAATGAGAATTTGATTTCTGTTGTTCCTAAAGACCAAGTACCTGAAGGGGTTCAAGTTGGTGAAGGATTACAAGCGATGACACCAAACGGAATGCCAATCAATGTATTAGTAACTGAAGTTAATGAAGAAACTATTACGGTTGATGCTAATCACCCATTGGCTGGTAAAAAATTAATATTTGACTTAGAAGTTGTTGAATTAGTTGAAGCTTAATTAAAAAAAGAATATATCAAAACCCGGCAATAGTCGGGTTTTTTTATTCATACATATTTTCAACCAAGTCAGGATTTTTCTTTTCGAACACTTTGATTAGTTGACCGGCCAATGAATTGGCTTCGTCTTCATTCGGTCCCCCAATATCAGGTCCCATATCTCGTTTTAAAACGTTCATTTGGTATTCGTGAACCCATTCGTGTGCCAACGTCCTAAAGATGTCACGAGTCATTCTATTTTTACATAAAACATTAATCTGATTAGGTAATCGACTACCTGTTGTCATACCACCAACTCTTTCACCTAAAAAAGTGATTGTAATATCATCCTTCAATGGTAGACAATGGTTTAATAACTTAATAAACTCATCATAAACTTTATAGTTGTCTTTATTTATATCTGATTTCTTATGTTCTATAGTAACTTTCATACCTATTAAATATTTATAATAAATACTTTTAAATTATGAGTAAGAGATTAATAATTACTGAATCAGAAAAAAACGAAATAAAAGGTCTATATAATATTAACGAACAGGATAAGCCAGGCTTTGGTGATGCGATAATGGCATTATTAAAAAAATCAGAAGATGAGTCTAATTCAGACGATAAAACTAAAACTGATGATACCAAATCAGATAATTCTGACGATTCATATTTAAATGATAAAACTTCAGGTTCTGTTGATTCTAAATGGATGAAAGTTACCAAAAAAGTAATTGATAAATTTGAAGGTGGTTATTGGAATGGTTCAACATCAAAGAATAATCAAACAACTAAATTAGGTATTTGTAGTAATCATCCTGACGGAAGTATGGGTGCTTCAACTGAAACTATGTTTGGGTTAGACAGATATAATGGTAGTATTGAAAAAACATCTGATGGTCAAGAATTTTTCAGACTTATTGATAAACAGAAGAAAGACCTTGGTATGGCCCAATTCTGTAAAAAATGGAAATGGAATTATAAAGGTGGTGAATTAGAAGATACGTTAAAAAATTTAGCGGCTAAAGTAATGAAACATAGTTATGATAGAAATGCCGGTAATTACTTCTCACCTGAACTTAGAAAACGTGTTGAAAGTAATGATAGATTATTAATGCACTTCTCATATGCTAGTTGGAATGGACCTGGTTTCTTCCAAAAATTCGCAAAAAGTTTAAATAACGCAGTTAAAGATGGTAAGTCTGATAAAGAATTATTAAAACAAGCAATTGAGGATAGAAAAGGAACTCGATTATTGAGACAGGAAAAAGTTGCAGCAGTATTAACTGACCCTAATTTAAATTTAGCATAATGAGAAAATTAATAGAAAGTGTACTCCACGAAGAATTGGGGGTCCCATCAAACATTGTTGAAGCGGCAAAAAGTATTACTGAAAACGTATACTATGAACTAAAAAAAATATTTAGTGGTGATGGTTATCTAACTGAAGATAATTATCCATTATCATTCCGAATAAATACGAACATTAGTGATTTAACCATCAAAAATATTTCCTTTATGTTAGAAATTAAAGAGGCGGGTGTTGATGAGTTAACTTTGGGAGGTGCAGGATTTAATCCAAGACAAAGTGTTGATTACAATAAATTTGTTTATGTTTCAAAAAAAGACCCAAGTGATTTACACATTATGTTAAAATTCTACATACCTGATGATGAAGATGTTGATGTAACATTTGATGACTTTTTCACATACTATGAAGAAAATTTTAATGATGTTGTAAATAACATTTCACACGAAATAAAACACGCTTACGACCATTTTAAAAAACCTGAAGAATCTATCCCATCATCAGTTGAATATCAATCATCAATTAATTTTGGATTTGGTATTAGACCATTACAAGAATTCTTTTTTGATGTTTACTACAGTCATCAAACTGAAAATTTGGTGAGAGCCACTGAGATTTATACAAGTGTTAAAACAGAAAAGATTAATGAAGACAGATTTCTTGAGTTTTTATTAAAGACCGAATCATACAAACGTTATAAGAACCTACAAAATTTTACGTTTGAGCAATTTTATAATTCATTATTAGATTCGGTTGACGTTATTAAAGAAAGACTTGAGTCAAACGAAATTGATATTCCTGAAACAGATGATGAGGTTGTTAAATTAATTTTACAATTAGCCTACACTAACATTACCAATAAAAAAATTGACACTTTAAATAAACATTTAGCAAGTGGTTTTGCCGAAATGTTTATGGGTATTGACCCTGAAAGTGAAAAAGGTAAATTTTTCAATAAAAACGCATCTAAATTTGGTAGATATGAAAATAATTATTTAGGTTTTTATAAAGACCAAATAAAAAAATTCAATATAGTCGGAGATAAAATGGTTAAAAAAATCTCAAAGTTATATGCAATTGCTAACAATGAAGATTCTAACCAAAGTGATATCATCAAAAAAATATATAACAAAGTAAACCCCTAATTAAATAGGGGTTTTTTATTAATTAGATAAATCAGTGGGTTCAAAACCAAAGAACTCAGATAATTTACTAAACTCCGGTTTCATACCACTTGAGTAATCACTATATTTTAAATCTCTACCTTCAGAATCAATTAGACTAAGCATACCACTAACATATTTGAATATGTTTTTATCGTTCAAGATTGCTATTAATTCACGATGTTCATCAATCATCATATAACCTTCCATAGTTTTATATGCGGTTAATATGTTTCCCTCCGAATTTAACAATACAATACTTGGGAATTTCTTATTCAACAAACTAATTTCTTTTTTCTTCATAACTTAACTTATTATATTGATTTCACTTTCTGTTTCAATGACAACTCTCGCACCACAACTTAATATAGGTTTTTTATCCCCACTACCACAATATATTATCTTACTTGGACCAAGTATCTCAACTTCATTACAATAAGTGTTCTTACGTCCTTGTTTTATCGTAATTACGGGTAAGTCAGTATCTTTTGTTTTGTTTGACCTGATATGATGTTGATTAACGTGTATCCGTGTCTTCATTTCTTCAAATATAATAAATTAATTTGATAATGGTGCTTTTATTGTTGGATGTGATTGATATCCGATAATCTCAAAATCCGTAATTTCCATATTCTTAATAAGAACATCAATATCACTATGTAAAGGACCAACACCACATTCACCTGATTCAGTAGGCCAAAACTCAGTGTTAATGTTTAATGTTGGTAATTGAAATGGTGTCCTTGTTCTTGTCGGAATTTTAAATTCATCACAAACTTTTGTGAATTCTTCATCACTCATTCCTTCCTGTATCTTAGACAAATCTAATTTGGGGTTTTCATAACACATACAAACTCTTTCATCAACTCGTAATTCTCTACCAATTTGTTCTTTTGCTTGTTCAATATGGTTTGAATATAAATGAGTATCTCCCAAGTTTCCAATTAATTGGTCAGGAACCATATTCACCTCTTTAGCAATGATTTCCAATAACAATCCATAAGATGCAATATTGAATGGTAAACCTAAGAATGTATCTACTGAACGTTGATTCCACATTAATGAGATTGCTCTTCTTTGAGGAACTACATTAGTCCCTAAATTATCTAAAAATTCGTGTCTGTATACTAATTTTAATTCTTCAGTTTCATCAGGGTGATGTGTTTTAGTTAAACAATCTTCTCTTATTAACGGATTAAATTTATCTGCTATTGACAATCTCTCATCTAAACTCAACTCTCTTGTATAAACTTGAAATCCATAATGACAAGGTGGTAGTACCATTGAATCCAATTCTCCAACATTCCAAGCATTTACCATCAAACGTCTTGAATCAGGATTTGTTTTAAGTTCGTTGATTAAACACGAGATTTGGTCAATAACTGTTTGGTCAGCTTCTTCATAAATGTTTTCATATGAACCGTCAGTTGAAAAATACATTTTCTTTTTAGTCCATCTTCTCCATTGCTTACCATACACAGGACCTAAATCACCCCACTTCTTAGCAAACTCATCATCTGTTTTGATTTTGTTGATGAATTCTTCTTGCGTGTAGGAACGTTTGACTGTTTCATCCTCATAAAATTCGTGACCATCTTTATAAGCGGTACAGTAATTCTTATAAGCATCACCATCCCAAATATGACAATCATTATCAACAAGGTATTTGATGTTTGTATCACCACGTAAGAACCATAACAATTCGGTAATAACTCCTTTCATATACATTTTCTTTGTTGTAAGAAGAGGAAATCCGTCCTTCATATTATGACGAATGGTATAACCAAAGATAGATTTAGTTCCCGTACCGGTTCTATCTTTCTTATCAACCCCATAATCTAATATGGTTTGAAGTAAATCTGTGTATTGTTTATCTAACGTGTTCATATAATTTATTTTTTCTTTTTTTTGGTTTCAGGATAAACACCTAAAGAATACCCTAACATTAATTCAAGATTCCCTAAGTTTGTTTCAGTTCTCACAGGGGTGTCATTATTATAGAATAACGAACAAAGAACTATTTTTTTCTGTGACAAACTATAAACTACTTTCCAACAAATTGAAGGTATCTTCATCCCATTCACTTCGATATTTGGGGTTCCCCAATATCCACCTGTATAAATCATTAGTGAATCGGTTTGGGACATTTTCCTAATCTCGGTTTCCATCGCTTTCCAAATCCCTCTATTAAGTTTTCTTGTTTGTGGTAATCTATTATAATCTCTAAAAGTTAAAGAATCAAGACGACAGTTATACGCAAAGTCTTCGGCGTTAGCCAAATGTCCTTTATCGTATAAAGTCCCTTTATATTGATTCTCATTCACTAATTTTAATTTAGTATCGTTCACCCAATTGGTGGCTCTTTGACACTTACCACCACCTTTATACAACTTGTATTTCACATATAATGGTTGTTCTAATTGTTTATTAACGTAAGCGGTGTAAGCTTCATTTATAATTGTCGTGTCAACTTTATATTGACTCAATAATGGTAAACTTACCATTAAACATAACACTAAAAAAAATCCTTTCATTTATTTTGTTTCTTCAATTGTGTATTGTCCACAAATAATAACTCTTTTATGGTCTTCGTTAATCATACTAAGACAAGATTTATCAATTACCTTATACGTTATTGCGTGATATCGGTATTTATGTGAATCTATAATTAAATACTTACATTGGTTGTATTTGTTATCTTCACATTTTACGAATAACACTGAACTAACAATAATCATTACCATTACAATAATACCAACTATGGCATCAAATTTATTCATATAACCATCCGTCATAACAATTCTGTTATTAATTTAACAACTTCACTCTTGTATCCACCGATAGTCCATTCAGTAATGGTTTCAATATTTGGATTACCATACTTAGCACCATTTTTATAGTTGTAGATATTAGCGACCTCACCGTTTTCAAATTCCACTTTCCATTCAGCATCAACTTTACCATCACCTGACGCCTTTCTTGGTTCTCCAAATAATTCAACCAACTTAGCGTAAGTTGTTGTGAAATCAGCTTTGTGCGATGTTCCAACCACGTTGATGTGTTCGTCGTTATGTGTTCTATATTTCATATTCTTTAGATTTTAAAACAAATATAAATAAAAAACCCCAAACTTTTTAGATTTGGGGTTAAATTATTTTTAATAATCTGATATTTGATACGCTCTGAGTGGTTTGACATCATCTAAACCATAAACCTCACTAAGCCATACCTTTAATAGTGATTGGATTTCATCCCAATCATAACCTAAAACTTCACCAAAAAACGCCCATACTCTATCATTATCAATATTAACAATATGTCTACCATCATCGTTATAATACGCAAATAATGGTTTACCATTTTCATCACGATAAAACAAAACCTCACCTTTCTTAACCGGATTTAAATTATTAAATTGGTTAAGGAATGATAATGGATTATCTTGATATGCTCGTTTGATTATATCTAAATTACCACCGAACAATTTAATAGCGTTTTCATATCCCAAGTCTTCGACTGCGTGTCTTACCTTCTTATTTAATGGGTTATCACTTTCTTCTTTTAATACATTTTTGATTGTATCTCTTAAAGATTCCCCTTCACGTATCATACCATCCCACAAACCTGTTTTATCAAGTAATCCAAAGGCTTCTTCATCACTAATCACATCTTCATAACCTGGCCAATTATATGGTCTACCATTGAATGATTTGATAAATAGATTTTGGTGTGATGGGATTTCCAAATCAATATCGTATATTTCAAATCCGTGGTCATCGGCAACCGCACCAATCCATTGTTTTAATAGATATATCTCTTCACCTGATAGATTTTTAAAATCAACAATCATATCAACAATTATCTCAACAAATTCTTCATCCATAATATCATAATCCAATATATTAAAATAAAAAAATGCGTCAGGAAAACGTCTTTGTGAAACACTACAACTACCTTTTAAATTGCCAAGATGATGACCTAATTCAGGGTTATCATCAACCACTTGTTTAAATTTGTAGAAACCACCCAACATTTTAATTGCTTGAGATAGTCCAAACTTTTCAATTAAGTTATTAATTTTCTCAACCATAATTTTAATCTTGAATACTAGGGATAACTTCCGAATCTAACCAATGTTCAAATTCATAATAACCACCCATTTCTTTTAATACATTTTGTAATCGAACATCCTCATCAGATAATGTTGAATAGAAATCAAACTCAAGTAAATAACCACGTTTATCAGTAGCAATAACACCTAAGTATTCATCACCGTAAAATCTAATCTCTCCGTAATATTCAATCTCACCATTTTCAATTTCCTTCATTTCAGAATAGGTAAATTTAATGGGTAAAGATTTAATCTCACCTTCAATTGTCATACCTTCTTTAGTATCGTATTCCTCATTACCGTAACCGGTATTACTATCGTAATCCTCATCGTCATAAACACTTTGTTCAAACAAGTGTTTGTATTTTTTATACTGACTTTCTGTAATTATTATTTTCATATACTATAAATATGTTACATTTTTAAAATGAAAGCAATAATCGCAGTTAACAATTTAGGGTTCATTGGAATTGGGGATAAATTATTATGGAAATCAACCGATGACTTAAAACATTTTAAATCACTAACACTGAACCAAACTCTATTAGTTGGTTACAGAACCTTTACAGGTCTACCACCATTAAAAAATAGAACACTTATTGTTGATGAAAGAGATAAATTAATTACCGATGTTGATTGGTGTATTGGGGGTAAAAAAACGTATGAGAAATATTGTCATCTATTTACCGAAATCCATATCTCACATATTGATAATGATGATATTGGTAACGTAACATTTCCTGACCTATCAAACTTGAATCCTGAATGTAAAGTTTTTAATTACCGGTTCGAATCCCAAAATTGATAATCCATATTATAAATTGTTTGTAACTGAGGTTTTCTTTCACAATTTACCAATAATAAGATATTCTCAAGTTTTTCATTAAAGTCGTGAACATCAAAACTTTTTCTCATTACAAAATTAATAATGATTAAACCATTATCAACATTAAACTCAATATTGTATTCTGATATATTTCTACGGTAGTTCTTATTTACAAATGAGTTAACCATATTGTGAAATAAATGGATGTCATATTGTTCAAAACAAGGACGACTACGATGAATATGAATAGGGACTCTACCTATCATAGTATCAAGTCTCCTATCGTTATGTGTTATATTCAGTGTTCCCATAGTTGAAATTATAGTAAATAAAAAATCCCCAATCAAGTTGGGGATTATATGTTTTACCACTGAGGGTCTTTATCTTTTCGTTCAATATTATCTTCAATAATCTTAACCTGAATTTCTCTTGACTTACCAACAGAATTAACTTTGAGGTAATACTCAATATTGTGATATATTTGGAAACAATCAACGAATCTAATACCTCCCAATATTGTTGATACGTGCACTTTAAAAATAGTTAATGTAAATCCTGGATAAATCTCAGTCTCTTTCTCAACATTATTAACTGTGATTGAGTCAATACTTGTAACGTCATTTAAGATTTCAGGGTCAACCCAATCAGGTGTTGCTTGATTTTCATCAGCAATGTCCCATAACAAATTCAAACAATCATCGGTTAATTTTTGATAGAGACCTACTAATTTATTTTCGCTGATTAAAACTTTCATACAAATAAATATGGTGTTAAACAAAAAACCCACCTGATGAGGTGGGTTTTAATTAACTCATTAATTTCTTAATGGATAACATAATTTGTACTTGTTTATTTTCTAATACTTTAATACGTTTCATCTGTTCATCATTCATTTCAAAGTGTTCAGCTTTAATTTCCGATATTTGATTTCCGACTCTAGTATGTTCGTTTAGTAATTGTCCGTACATCTGTGCTTTTTGAGAATTTTCCATAACTGTAATATAATAATGTTTGTTTTAATATCAAGGATTTTATGCAAATTCAATTTCACACAGATACCCCATTTTATCTGTGTAATTTTTTTGAAAGTGTTTTGCAGTTAACCATAAAAATTCATCACGATATTCATTAACAACTGCGAAATAATCATCATCATCATTTTCAACAGGGTACAATTCATCAAATGGTCTACCACCATCAACGATTGTGCTGAAATCAATATCAATCCAAACCGTAACATCTTTATCTTTAGTGTTAACATCAATACGAGCGAACCTAACGTCACCACTTAAATCATCATCACTTAATGTTATTTGGATGTAATCTTTCGACATATATAAATGGGGACTTGATGTTGATTGGTTAAACTTATAACCATCTTCCTCAAAATACTTTAATGGGTTTATGTTATGTTCTTCATTCCATTCTAAAACCCAACCTTCAAGATGATGGTGAAAAGACATCGGCATACGCATTAACTTCATCAAATTTTCATCAATTGACGCATACCCCCGTTTATCCCAAATCTTTCTAAATGATTTTTTCCAAACATCCATTAATTGGTCCTCAGTTATTAATACTTTCATAAATATTATGCGTCTTTACGTTTACCTAAACCGGCCTTTGGTATGTAAACAATGGGTTCCCATAACCAACTAACATTAGGTATTACTTTTGTTAATTTTTCTATAACACGGAAATCACTACAAGACCAAGAATCCCAAATAGCATCTTTCGAATATTTGAAATTGAATCCAATACAGGACCCCCCAATTTTAGTTAATCTCATATCACCATAACTAAGAGGTAATGTTCTACCACTTGAAAATTTCATCCTCCAAGCAACTAAAGTATCATCATCAACGGTGTTGATTTTCTTGACCACTTTTTGAACTGAATTTTTATCAATAAATAAATCATCATCATCCAAATAAATTATCCAACCATCAGTAACTTTTTCATTTAAAATGTTAAGATATAGGTTATGAACCATTTTACGACTTCTACGTGGTGGTTCAGTGTCCGATTGAATTACATTTTCTTTATCTATTAGGACATAATCTGTAATCCCCATTTCTTCAATATAAGGGATTGAATCTTTATCATCGGTACAAACAATATGTCGAATATTCTTATATGTTTGAGACCTAACAGATTCAACATTCCTTTTAAAACCTATTGGTCGTCCTGAAGTTCTTGTTAAAATATTAATTAATGGTTCCATATATTAATATAAATATTAGAAAAAAAAGTTACGGGAATGGATTCTACAAACTTCATCATTCAAATGATTCAAATATCTCCCAAATGTTTGGTCAGACCTAATTCCCGACATTATTCCCTTATCTAAATTGGGGTGTAACATAACAGTATTCTTATCCCCACCATATATATAGATTTTATTATGAAATGGGAACCCATTCATACTATAATAAATTGCGTCAAAATCAAAAACTTTACCACCAATACGATATCTAACATCAAAACTATTAGGGTCGTACATTGTATAATAATTAGTATTAATCCTGACAAAATAATGGTCCTCAAAATAACTAATAGTATACTCGCAAGGACAAAAGAAATTCATAAATTTCTCAACTATCCTAAATTTTTTCAATTCAATCTCATCCATATTAGAATATTAAATAAAATTTCATTAATTTAGTAGTATCAAATATTGAATTATGGAAAATTTTGACAAAATAAGAGAAGTCGTAATCAAATGTATCAAACGAAAATACGACAATAGTAAAATAACCTTCACCAATGATAATAACATATATCAACTTGATATTCGAATTTTTAGTAATTCCCCAACAAAACAATTAGAATGTGTTTGTGATGTTGAAGAGATATTAAAATTATGTCACATTAAAGAAGATATTAAAATTAGAGTTAATGACCGTAATCGGTTATTTATTCATATTGACGTAATAAGTGAAAATTTAGTAAAATTTAGGAAAAAATTGGATTTACCAACACCAGTAATTACGGCAATACAGAATAGTTCTTATGGAATACATTGTAATACTGACCCAATATGATAGATAATATTTTCAGAAAATTCTTTTGGAGTATAGACGCAATTGAATTACGTTCACAAGATAGAGTTATGACCGTTTACGGTAGACAAGTAGGGTATTTAACTCTAGGTATCGCACCTAAAAATAAATTAGTTCCTGACGAACTAAAAAGTTATAATGGTGTTGTTGATACCGTCAAAATAATTATTCGTGACCACGCCAACATTAATCAAGCCCCACTAAGAGAATGGGGTAAAATGTGTTGTATTAAAGAATGTGATTTTGACCATTACATTAAACAAGTTTATATTGAAACATTACAACGTAAACGACGAGAAGAATTAATTAAGCCACATAAATTCATTTGGTGATGAAAGATATTGATATTAGATTATTGATTAAAAAAACAATATGTAAAATGGAGTCCCCATTCTCTTCGGTTAATGTGAAGATTTCAAAATTAATGTACTTAGATAGTGAAGTTTCACAACTATCTTTCAGTGCATCAACATATTATCTTGTAACACAAAATAAAAATATTTATGAAATTGAAGTCATATACCACCCCCGTTCATTTCTGTCATCAACATTTGAACAAAGAAATAAATACGAGAATAGAGCAACCAATTCAATACAATTAATGTTAGGTGGGTTATTAAAAGTCGAACCTGAAGATATCAAACTCAAGTTCATTATTGGGGGATGTTAATACTGTTTCAGTAGAATAGTTGTGTCACTATCGGATTTGAAATTTTCAACTGACTTGTAAGTGTTGTAAGTTACCTTCAACACTTTTTCATCATTGGGGATATTAACATACCCGTCGAAATTAGAATAATAAATAGACTTGTCAGTGGTTACTTTAACTGCCGGTAATGTCTCTTTGGTCTCAACATCTAAGAACCAAACCTTAATCATCAATGCTAATATTACTGTTTTCATACTAATACGTATATTAAATTTTACTCAAATGGCCCGAAAATTGATTTATTAACGTTTTATTAATATATTTAATAATAAAGTAACATTATGAAAAAATTTCTAATCTCAGTAATGTTTCTTCTAATCAGTTACATATCATATGCACAAGAAGAAGAAATAACAATGGTTGTTTCAACATACAGTAACAACACCATTGAACAAACAGGTTTCCTTGACAAAAATGGGAAAAAAGATTCCGTATGGACTCAATATAATGAAGTAGGTAAGATAATCGGTGTGGGGTCATATTCCCACGGGGTTAAAGACGGGTATTGGTATTGTTATAACGATAACGGACGTAAAATCTTTGAAGTCCTATATGTTAACGGAGAAAAAAGAAAAGGTAAACAATGGGATGATAAGGGACATCTTATTGATAAAAGAAAGTGGTAAACAAAAACCCCAAGTTAATCTTGGGGTTCATTAAAATATAATGACTTATCAACGTTTTTAATTTGAATACTAAAACTAGAACTTGTGAAATTAGGCCCTAACATACGTAAGTCCATTTTTAACATTGTTTGAATATTTGCGACCCATATATAAGGATGACCATCTTTATAAATTTTTTCTACAGGATAATTGTATAAACCATTATAATTACCATCATCATTATTAATGAATACAACCCACGGGAATGGTTTATCCGGAATTAATTCAAGTACGTAGTCGTAATGTCTTCTAAAATCATCCTCATAATCCCACTGTCTCTCACCCTCAAATAAATCAACAAGTTCAACTTCAAATTTAAAATCAGTTTTAATACCTGCATATAATTTAAAATATCGGTTAATCATCACAGTTGCGAATTTTTGAATTGTTTTCAAAACACTCTCATCGGTAATATCTCTTTTTTTTTCCATATCAATAAATATGTTATTGTTCAATAAACTAACCTAGTTTATCGTAGCAAATTTATGTTTATCGTTTCACTTCCAAATCCTTAAATGAGTCGGGGTTAATGAATTCTGATTCAAGATAAGTAACAACAGACCTCATCACCTCACCCTCAGTCTGATTACTTTTCTCACCAGCAATACGAATTACCATCGCTAACGCACCCGATAATACAGATAATGATTCACCGTATTCTATTGATTCCTTATTAGTCCCCAAATCCAAATACAATCTCCCGTCTTCACGAACTTCATATCCTATCTTAATGTAATTCTCCATAAATCAAAGATACAAAAAAACCCCACTTAAAAAAAGAGGGGCTTCATATATTATTTTACCGTATCAATACTATTAATTTCCCAATCAATCTCATTGAACATTCGTTTTAATTTATATTCATATGTTCGATTAAACCAATCAACGATTAAATCAGGATTATTACCAAAGACTTCAAATAATTTAGAGTATCTTGGTTCCAAATATAATCTCCTATCATCTGAACCATAATCATTATCAAAAAACCCAATTAACTTAGAATTAAGATTAAATCTGTCTTTATCTATAACATAGATGTTAACACCATCTTCTGATGGGCTCATTACAAATTTAACATTCTCAGGTAATAACTGAGGGGCAACGTGTTTGATGTATTTATCAATCGTATTATCTTTTTTAGATTCGGTATTCTCATTAATAGATTTACCCTCATCTTCACTAAACTCTTCCGCATCAACAAGTATTTGAATTTTATTATGGTCAATTCTATCAAAAAAACTACCGGTGATTGGGATTGAGTTGTTTGTTATCTTATTCCACTTATCAACAATATCCATAGTTAAATGACTACGATAATTGGGTTGCCAAGTGGCATAACCACCAGCATCACTCTCCGTATAATGAACTATAACTAATGGAATATCTTTAAATCTTGAGGGATGTAAATAGGGGTCTTTTTTTCTTGTTACCTCCAAATGTGAAATATTGGGATATTCTTTATATAACCATTTCTTAAATAATTCAACCCTTTTATCAATTGGAATTGAAACCCCCTCATTAATTACTTCATCATCATCAACAAACTCTTCAGTATCAATAACAATTTTTGCATTATATCCACTAAATTTCCATCTAGGTATGACAGGTATTTGACCACCTGTAACTTTATTCCATTCGTCACTTATTTCACCCGCTAACCAAGAGTCGTGATTAACCGCATCACTATCGGTTGTATAATAAATTTTAATTAACGGATGACCGTCATATGTTGAGGTTTCCAAAAACGAAATCTCGTCAAAATTATTATGTAACCATTTTTTAAATAAGTTAACACTTTTTTCGGTTGAAATCTCTTCTTTCAACAATCTAAATCTCAATAACGGTTTACCGTTAATTGTTATATCACCCTTGTCATTCTTACCAATGGTTTTAACAACAACCTTCTTATTCTTAAATTTCCCACCCATTAATGTATCCCCAACTTTAATGTCGAGTTTAATCATTTCATTAATGGATTTATATTGTTCTTCAGTTATTATTATTTTCATAGTATCATTTTAAATTTTAGTCCTCATCCAACTGAACAAATTTGCGAAATTAGATTTTACTGTTTTGATTCCCCTTAAATTATAAACCTCACCCAACCACTTCTCTGTAACTTTTTGAATAACAAGGTTGGTCAAATCAAAATATTCATCCAAAACCCACCAAATATCAGAACTAATGTAAACTTCATCATTTCGTCTGTTGTAAACCATTAAGTTATAACCTTTTTTATAACGAAATAACGTCCAATCACCATCTGTTTCAGATTGAACAACTTCCAAATCATCAAACAGGTGTAAGAACTCCATAAAAGTATCAATATTCAATACTTTACAAAAAGTATCAAACCCACCCATTAAGTCAATAACCTGTTTAACCCCATTGGTTTTAATCAACTCTTTAAGTCTCTCAACTTTATTTTCGGTTATTATTATTTTCATATCATTTTAATATAACTAGGACCCAGTAAAGGTTCTGTTCTCTTTAAGTTTAAGTGGAAAACATCTTCAGCCCACTCCTTAGTGTATTCAATAATACTGTAGTATTCAATACCAAGTTTACCATTTAAAAAATCCCAAATTTCTTTTTCACTTATGTAAAGACACTTTAGGAATTTATCGTAAATCATCACATTATTACCTTCCTGATATCTAAATAAAATGTAATCATTTTTATCTTTTGATTGAACTGCCTCTAAATCATCAAATAGATGTAAAAAGTCCATCGGACCACTAAGATTAAATATTTTACAAAATTTATCCCAACCACCCATTAATTTAATTGTGGTATTAGGTCCTTCACGATTAAGTATATATTTAAGTTTATCAACTTTATTTTCAGTAATAATACCGTCTTCAAGTTTACCATTAATTAATATTGGGACAATCCAAGGTTTTCCTGTGTAGTATAATTTTTCACGTAAATATTGTGCAAATCCTTGAACATCATCTTCATCAAAGTAAGCGTCTGCATAAACATCAATATAAACACTTAATGATGGTTTATGTTTGATATTTATCACTTTAACTTTATCTATATGGCTAAACAATGTTAGATACCAATTACTAGCACTAATCTCTTCATTACGATAACGTTCCTTTAGTACGGATAATTCTTCATCAATCAATCGTTGGAATAACCCAAAAACCTTTTTATTTACTTCCTCGTTAATTAATATCTTCATTGATATAACTGTTTAATTTATATTTCTCTATAATTTGTTTGAATATCTGAGTTCTACCTCGTTTACCAATTGTATTTCTTTTTGATATAAATGAATATCCAAATCCTGAGTCACCACAAGTACCAAGAACTCTCCTATACTCTTGACCACTATGTCCATTAAATGGTGTAGACGCGTATGCAGTGAACTTATAATTCATACCACCACTAGTCCATTTAAAATCACCAAGTTTCTTTTCTTTCTTATTCCAACTATCTTCTAAATTAAGTGACTCAATTAATAAATTGTCGATATACATATTCTCACCTGTCGAATCGAATTTATATGGGACAAAACCTGTTGATTTATAAAATTCCTTTAAATCATCGTTAAATGCTACTTTCAACAAAGTTTTAATACCACCAACCAATTTAACCACCTCATTAACACCTTTAGTATTAATTAACTCACGTAATTTTTCACCGGCTGATTCTTTAATCAAAATTCTCATACCAATAAATATAATAGAAAACAAAAAACCCCCAACTTAAAGAAGGGGGGTTTTAGTTAACATTAAACATATCACAGGACAACTATACTCTTTAATACCGGTACTACTGTGATTATATGTGTAAGTCACATTTTGGGGGTCCTCAAATGAAATCCCCCTCACTTTTTCTTCAATACCTTCCAAATCATAAGAACCATCAACATCAATGATGAAAAACCTTGGAACATTCGAAAATCTTGACTCATCACCTAATTCCATCAAATACTTGGAAACAATATGTGGCTCAGATAACGCAACATCCCTCCAAGATTCCCCATAATAATCCATAAATTGATTAGTAACACTTCGAGAAACTTTTTGGTCAAACCCAATTCCGTGAATATAATAATCAATACCACCTCTATGTGAAAATGTTGGAATGATATCTTCGTCAGCATTAAAAATTAAATACTCCAAATAATCATTACGTAATGTATTGAAGATTTTTAGATATGAGAATTTCTCAATATCCTTTTGCATCTTCTTCAAACTACCATCAAAATTAGTTTCATCGTAAGCGGAGGGGTAAACAATGGTCTTAACCGCATATGAATCGAACTGAGCGGAAACAAATGGCCACTTATAATCAACGTAACCCAATTTAAAATACTCGGACTTATAATGATTGAACAATTTAATGGCATTCATACCATTCCTATATTTTTCAGTCGTTCTAAACATTTCACGTAAAATAACTCTCGCCTCATTGTAATTCCAATGTTCAACAATGAAATCGGTAACGTCAATTAATTTTGTATCAACAACCACATCACCTTTACGATTGACTTTAACAGGAACGTTCCAAACGTCCTTCATTATTTTTAAAAATAAATGTTGGGTATCCTTTGAGCCAAGAATTAATCCAACTTGTTCTTTTGTGATTCCGTCCTTAATATTCATAATTCAAATATAAGAAAAATAAATCGCATAAAAAAACCCCACGGATGAGGTGGGGTAATAAAAATTGTTAGGCCGTTTGTTGTTTTAATGTTTTACAAGCCGTAATATTAAACCCTTTTCCAAATTTCTGAGATAGTTTCCATATCGTATCCCAAGACACTGTGGCCTCACCACTCAAATCTTCATATAATGGTTTACCAAATTTTTTATTATATGCGTTTAACACTGAACCCATTTGTTGTTGTGTTTTAATCTCACTAAACACTTTATTTAAATCACCTGAAGTTCCAATACCTTTAATCGAATTATTTAATCTTAGTATCCAAGACTGAATTGTTTTATCCGCAGGATTTGGTTGACCTGACACTCCTCGTAATTTACTAAATAACTCTAAGACTAATTCTGAAGTTTTTTTGGTTTGTTGACATATAGTTTGAGGTGAGGAGTCAACCGCGTCATAACCGGTATCGGGCATTGATTCAAGACCCCCAAGAGAAAACGCCTGTTCTTTTATAACTCTCTTGACTATTCTAACTAAATCTGATTCAGATAATCTTATTACTTTTTTCATAATAATTTTTAATTAAAATTCATCCTCTTCCTCAGAGTCATATCCATTTAATTTGTCTTCACAAAACTCAATAATATCTTTTAAATAATCAATAGCTTCATCATCAGACATTTCCATTAGTTCATCTTCAATATCTTGATGAATACTTGGTAGGTCATACATTCTGTAATCACTATCATCTTCCTCCAATTCATTTTCTTCAGAACCCAAAACTTCCTCATCGTTAACTAATGAGTCAAAATCATCCTCATCTATTTCACTAAACGATTCTAATTGTTCACTAACCAATGGTTTAGCATTACCCAATTTATTTTCTACCAAGGCTTTAAACCTTTCAGTCTGTACTTGCAAACTACCGGTATGTTGTGAACGAATACTATTTCTTTCTTCTTCACTCATTTCATTTAAAATGTGTTTCATAATATCTTTTTTAATATAAATAGTTACTAGACATAAAAAAACTCAACATTATTTAGAGAGTTCAATCAAATCGGACTCTTTAAACTTATATGTTTTACCAACAGTCCCAATTGGGGAATTATTGAAAACATAAACATCCGAACCTTTAATGAATGCCATTCTATCAATAGGTTTATTACTGTAATTAACCGCATTTGAGAACCCAATATTTGCTGAATAAATACCATCTTTTAATTCAATATTGGATAATGGTTTAATTTGATACGTTACACCATCAATTGTGGCATCAATACCATCAATTATGTCTTTTTTTGTGCCAAAACCTGAGATTTTAATATCAGAACCCGGATGAAATTGGTCCCTTATTTTTTCAGCATCAAGTTTTTCTTGTCTAAAATTGTTAACTATTGATTTAAGTTGGATGTCAAGAAGTTGTTTCATATCATCACTATCAACATCCCTGAATAAATCGGCCATCCAATTAATCATTGACGACTCAATATTACCCTCATCATATGTAAATTTGTTATCTTTGATGTCTCTAGCCAAAAATAACTTCATTCTTTCGTGAATTGGTAGTTTAGTGTTAAAGAAATTGACAATTGACCAACCCCTCTTATCAAATGGAATAGGTTTTACACCGACAACACCCGCAACATACTCATTAGTCGATGGTGTCCAATAATCTTTAAAGGCAATCTCAAGGGCTTTCTTAATATTTGTTGACTTAATGTAAGACTCAAACTTCACAATATCGGGGAAATATGGAAATACTTTAGAATCAAACACATTTTTCCATATATAAATTTTCTTATTCTTAGTTAAAAAGATATCTTTAGACGATAATTCGAAGGTTTCATTAGTAATTGTGTTATGTAATAGTACTTTACAACCCGGTGTCTCTTTAATTTCATTAAAAACACGTTCAAGTTCAGATGGAGTGTCAGCAATACCATTAATGTATACTAATTCATATTGAAATCCAAAATTAGTGTAATCAATTTCAATTACACATTCATCAATTGGTTCATCAGGAACCAAATCCAACTCCTGTTCATTCAAACTATCTTGTAATATCACCTCATTTGTGAATATCTTTAAATGGGGGAAACTTTTTCTAAGTCTATATTGTATTTCACTTGTTAAAAAATCAAAATCAAAGGTATCATCATAACCATAAATGTCAATCCAAACTTTAATTCCATCATTATATGTCATATGATTAATCTCAACACCATCAATTGATGCTATTGCGTCCTGTGCATCCCAAGAAAACCCCTCACTATTAGATAGTATATCCTCAACTTGAACATTAATTAAATATTCAAGGATTTCTTTCAGTTTAGTTTCCTTACTCTCAGTAATTATTACTTTCATATTGATAAATACTTACATATTATGATTTGGATTCATACCAGGCTCGACTATTTGGATATTTTTCCCTATGTATACCAATTAACTCAACGGCCCTATCGTAATCATAGACTAGTTCTTTCTCAAAAATATCAAGTGTCTCACCACCTAATCCTCTTTCTACAAATAAAACGTGGGGAGATTCAAAACACTCATCAACAATATAACCCATTTCATTCGCATATTCCCTCACATAAGAGTAAGATTTATCTAATAGCACTGAAAACTTCTTTAAACTATTAGTTAGACATACCACATTAACCTCAACACCGTTGATTTTTGTGGTTAACATATATTGTTTCAATTTTCCCATACAACAAATATAATAAAAAAAAGAAACCCCACCTAATAAAAGATGGGGTCGGACCATAAATACTATCTATGGTGGAGTAACTATTTATTCATTTTATATATTTCAATCAACTCGTCACCAAACATACTCATAATCTCATTATGAATATCTTCATCAAACGATTGTGAGAAATCTCTAGCACAATAACCTCTAAGAGTTGCCGTAATAACGTACTTATACGTGCTCCATTCAAACGAACTTGGGGGAACAGTTAATTTCTCCTCGCCACTTTTTAATTGGTCAACATAATCTCTCATACAATGATATCGTCGTTTCAGATAAATACTATACTGTCGTTCAGTTATAATGATTTTCATATCAATAAATACCTACAAATCATAAAAAACCCCACCTGTTATAGATGGGGAAATTTAGTATTATTATGTTTAGTTTTTCACTTGAATACTCTTCTTAAAGGTTAACGTAATATATGTATCATCATTACCGTATAAGTATAATTTACCAAATAAATCATAACCTAAAAATTTACTTCTCATTCTCAAAGGTCCGGCAACATCTAACTCAGCATTAACTGATTGATTTGGTGTCCGTCCGTCACCGTTTTTATTTAAATCCTCAACTTTAATAAATACTTGAAAAGGACCTGTAGATTGTTTAGGTTGTAATGTCATAGGTACTTTTAAATCTGAAGTAACTAAATCAGTATCACCATTGAATACTTTAATAGTGATTGGGGTTGTTGAGTTATTAGTAAAACCTTCAAATTTAAATGGTACTAACGTACCAACAGTTGTTGTTGTTGGTTTTTCCGATTTTGTTAAATCAAGATTTCTATTACCTACCAACTCTTCAACCTTACCTTCGCCAACTTGAGGTTTACCATCAGCACCAACTGTACCAACTTGAGGTTTACCATCAGCACCAACTGTACCAACTTGAGGTTTACCATCAGCACCAACTGTACCAACTTGAGGTTTACCATCAGCACCAACTTGAGGGTTATTTACAGGTGCTTTTCCACCCGGAAATTGAGTCTCCAATTTTTGAATGGTGGTGGGGTATTTTGATATATCTAAAATCTTACCTGATTTATTCTTTGCAACCCACTTATTATTCTGTTTCTGATATGTATAATTTTTATCACCAGGAACTGTTAACCAAGTATTATCAACAACCTGTTCTTTTAACAACCTTCTTTCTTCAAGTAATCTATTTGATTCCTGAATATGTCGTATCTTACTATAACTTCGATTCATAATTAATTTTAATAATAAATATAAACCAAAATAATAAATCGCGGCGGGGAAGAAACAAAAGGACGACCGAAGGTCGGAAACGGTTACCGGTAAATAAGAGAATTTCTTACTTTTTTATCCTATTTTTTAGGACTTGTATCAACTAATTGTTCTAATGTTGGTAAAGTTACCCCACTGATTTTTTTTGCAACCAAATCGTCCTGAACAAGTTTAATTACTTGTGGGTATAATTGTGTAACATCAGCACCTTCTGAACCTTGACTAGTAATGATTTGACTTGTCGTTTTATCAACCACTTTAATATCTAATCGACAACTACCAAAAAAACAAAACTTAGTTCCCGCGGCAACGTATTGTGTATTAGGGGTTTGTCCTGATGGGGCAGGTGCTGCCTGTTCATATAATCCCTTTATATGTTTCTTATCGGCTTCAGTAATTATAAACTTTTTCATATATACTTTTTATCATAAATATTGTATAAAACAAAAAACCCCACGGATGAGGTGGGGGGTTAATCAATCTCTTTTCTTGATTTCTTATTTAATACATTGTCTATGTGGTCACTTAACCTTTGACAAATAGGGGTTAAATCTTCAATATCTTCCTCATTATCACCAACAATAAAAAATGCAGATTCAATGTATGATTTTAAATATACACTCCACTCTTCTTTTTCTTCTTGTGTTAAATCGTCTGCCACATCGTAAGTCAACTGAAGTATTGGGATTTGAAGTTGTTGTTTAGCTCTTTCAAGACGAGTTTGCACTTTAGGTTTCTCACCACTAAAAAAAGAACTACCCCCAAGAAAATAATCTCCATTATTAAATTGAACAACATCTAAATCATCTGACTCATTAATAACCCTTTTAACAATTCTAACTAAATCAGATTCTGTTAGTCTTATAACTTTTTTCATATATACTTTTTATCATAAATATTATATAAAACAAAAAACCCCACCTAAATAAGTGGGGGTAATATTATTCTTCTTCTTCACTTTCAAATAGTTCTCTCCATTTCTTACTTTCCTCATATGGATTGTTAACATAATCATTAACACATTCCATAGCCTCTTTAACACTTCTAAAAGGAATGTCCTTACATCCTACACTAACAACACAACCAACACTTAAAAATTTAATACGAAGCTCGTATTCCCTAAGTATTTCCTGTTTGTTAGGTTTATACATAAGTTTTTGACCCAATTCAGGACCTCTATCATAACCTCTCGGTGCCCCCTCCATCATTCCCATATCTTGAACTGGAACAGGTTCATTTACATCGTAATCTCTCATAATCTTTTTTATTTAATAATACAGAATATATTTGATGAGGTCAAATAAAAAACCCCTCCGTTGAAGAGGGGGTGGTAAGATTAATTTGTAATCTCTAATTTATATTTATTACCCAATCTATCCAATGATGTAACACCAATTAAATTCTTTCTAAGGTTATGATTATATAAATCCAATACCAAGTGATTAAGTGAGTGTCTAACACTACCTGAGTATAACAAATAATCAGTTGCGGTACTATTAACTCTCTTGAAGATAACCTCATCCAAACGTTTTAGATTAACCCCATTCAAGTAATATAAATCTAACAACGCTTTCAAGTAATATCTCTTACCATACTTCTCAACAATCGGTAAGTATTTCTCCAACCATTTGAATGTGTTGGAAATCTCTTCAAACATATCATTAGTAAGAGTTAACAAACCATCCTTAAACTTTGAATGGTTCATTGATAACCCATTCTTTTTCATCACATAGAAGAATAACTCGTGTTCAAAATCAAATCTCTCATATAATGATTTGTATTTGGTATAGTTAATATCCCCAACTTCACTCTTTGAACCCATAAAGTTTGTAACATCCCATTCCAAACCTGATGTGTTTATTAACTCAATGATTCTTAATATCTCTTCTTCAGGAATGTCAGCAATAACAAAACTAATCGGAATGTTTTCCTCAGATATAGCACTGTGTCTGTGTTGTCCATCTATAATTAAAAATGGACAACCATCAGTTAAAAAGTTGGGATTCCTTACAACAATGATTGGAACCTCCTTCACATACTTCTTTCTAATTGATTGTCTAAGTTTCTTGATGTGGGAATTACTGATATTCCTGTTCCCCTTGATTTTACCAAATAACTTGTAGTTAGTTGTTTGATAAATTTTTGTTAATTCATAACACTCTGTTCTTAATACTTCATTGATTAAGTCATTCATTAAATTTTCCATAATACTTTTTTTTGTCGGGTCTAATTACCCATTGTTTTGTGGTCTATTACCAAATCAAAGATATATATAATCCCCTAATTTATCAAAATTTTTTCCAGAAATTTTTTTTCACTATTAGACCCCTTTTTAGAATATGTCGATTTTTTCAGGAAATTTAAACATATCACCCCAATATGTACATTCAATAAACATATAACAAAAAACCCCTCCGTTGAAGGAAGGGTTCTAATTAATTATATTGGGGATTATACAATGTTAGCCCCCACAACACTCTTAATGTTATAATCAGGAAAATATTTGTTGAAGACATATTCCACAAAATATTTCTCATTACTCATCCACATCAGGTTAGGTAATAACTCCTCAATCTCCCCAATAAACTTATGGTCATAATATAAACACTCATTAACTTTCTTATACCTCATAATAACATTCATATCCTTGTCATATAATTCCACCTTATCATCATTCTCCCCATACCCTTTTAGTTTCCTAACCATCATTTTAGATACCACCCCTTTGTAAGTGTCAAATAACTTCTCAGCCTCCTTATTCTCATATTGAGAAAATCTTCTAATCTCCCCCAATTGTTTCTCTGTAACTATAATCTTCATATCAATAAATATATACCTGTTCAAATAGGGGGACCCTTTTTCCCCCAAAATTTTTCTAGAATTTTTTTTGGTATTTTTAGTTGTACGCTTTCACGAAAGTATTATCCCCCCTTTTTGACCCCCAAAATAGACGGAAGGGGAGGGGGGATACGTAGGGGGGAGGGGTGTATAGGGGGTACAGGGGGGTGTAGGGAGGAGTTCTCCCCCCGTCTGAGTGTTCAAACCAAATTACCCCTCCCTCTCTGTATGGTCTTATATGGGGGTGATGTCAGAACAGTGACATATCCAAATAAAGTTATGAACCTGACAGGGTGTCAGTGTGGGGGTTATTAACAATGGGGGTGTTGATAACTTCTTGGGGGTGACAGTGTGTCAGTTAATAAGATGTTAATAACTTAGTGGGTGATTATAGTTGGGGGTGTCATAATAATTTGTATCTTTGTATGACAGGTATTGGGGGTTACACCTCAGACGACTACTCTTAAAGGTGAGAAGCAAGTAGACTCCAACCTGCCTTATACTTTCGTTTATCTTGGGGGTTGATAGCAGGTTCCCTTAGAACACCCCACACTAAGTTTATAGTCCGCCCGTCTTAACTACTCTCGTAAGTGACATAGCTAAGATACAACTTTTATTTGATTTTCCCCATATATAAATGTATAATTAATTATGATTATACTATTTTTTATTTGGTTGGTCCTGACTTGTATAGTTGGGGTCTTCTTTATCTTGGAGACAGTCATCAGGAGTCTACCTGAAGGTAATAGAGTTCGTGTATGGTGGAACGATAATGTGATTACTGAGTTACACCCTGATGATACGAGAGAAGACTATTAAGAGAGTGTTCTCTTATCCCCATTTGAACCTCATTGAAATCATCTGATGACAGTGGGGTTTTCTTATGTATATACTCTATCACATCCCCCATTTCTGAATGGGTTAGTAAGTATATTGTTCCTGATTGGAATTTAGATTGTGGTCTTGTCTCTACATATGTACAGGACCCTGAGTAGTTCCCATTAGAATATTCCACTCTATATATTGGGGACTCATTTATTATCTCTGTGTTGAAGTCATTTAATATTTCCATAGTCATAAATATAATCCCCCACCATAGTATGTCAAGTTGTCGTGTTGATAACTTTCTTGTGGTACAGTAAAATATAGTTATGAACACCATTATTGTTGATAACTTTATTGGGGGAAGTGGACCTGACACTATGTCAGGGGGAAATTGTTAATAACTTTTTATGTTAAAAAACTTGATTTTGTCAGAATGTCAGTCACGTTTGACGATGGGGATAATCGCTACACGGGTTTTCAGTCCCCACTTATAGTAATAACGTTACCACATTTTACCACCGAATATGGTCTTGTTGATAGTGTAGTGACCAAAAAATCCCCTCTGTAGGGGTCTACAGGTCTAGTTTTTTAGGTATAGGTAAAACCCAGCTAATTACGATAGTTATGGTACATAGGCGGTTGACAGTCCTTTAGGACGTTATAATATTACTTCAACGGTCCGTCAGGATGGAATTATATATACCCCCGACATATAAAGATTACTAAAAAACATATAAAGAAAGTGGTAATTAGTGGGATAAAATAATGATTTAAAAGGGTTGGGGATTTCATCCCCCAATAATAAATCACTAATAAATCCCATTCATATACTTTACTAAGATGATTCAGGAATAAAGGGAGTTCTTATGTTCACAATATGTGAACGTTCACAATAAAATGAACATTTATATATAGGGAAAAGATGAATCACCCTATAGGTTTGTCATTATAATCTTCTTAGATATTAGGGGGTTTAATATAATGGGGGGGAATGTTCAGTAATCTATAGTGTTCATTGTCACTGAACGGGTTAATATAATGAACAGGAGGGAAAATATCTATATGATTATAGTATGAATGGATAACGTAGTGGAGTGATAACGGAACGGGAGTTAGGAATGAATAGTGTAATCGTATATATATTTTTATCTATTACTCAAGTAAATTGATTTCTGAAAGATTGGTCTCAAATCTATTGTTTAGTATTGGTAGTAATTCATCTTCTATTTCTTCATCCGTATATTCTAATAAGTTGAAGTACATCCATAACTTTGAGGTTATATGGAAATTGTCTTTACTTTGAAGTACAAAATATATACCATCATCATTACTTAATACTTTATAATTGTCCCCAAATCTTGTAATTGGTTTTACTTTTAGGTTATCAATAAACTCGTATATAAATGTATTATTATTCTTTAGGAAATTGGTAATAGGTTTGCCATACCCTCCGAAAAGTTTTAGAGTTTTATCTAACCCGTCGGATATAAGTAAATTACGAATGATGTTATCTTTATTGGTCATAATTGTTTGTATAGTAATTAACTTCCACACTCGTATAATGATTCCCCTATACCATCTAACAGACCTGCGTCTTTCCATTTTCTTTTAATGTCATCAATCTCGGAATATACTGTTGGTATTCTTCCCGATAGTGATGGAATGTGTTTATATAACCACTCGGATATTATACATCTTATTTTGGTATCATCGAATTGCATAATGGATTTATAGAAATGGTTCCATATAAAATCATCCACATAAACTACCCCATCGTTATCGTAAGTGGTAAAAATGGTTCGTTTAAAGTTATATGACCACGCTGTTTTAGTATAACTATTACCTTTAGTTATCATTAGGTTACCGATTAAATAATCTAAATAAGATTCGGGGTTATCTGTATATACTTTTTGTATAATATCTTTATTCCCCCCTAATAGTTTTATTGCATTGGATAGACCATCGTCTGCGACCATTTTTTTGATTCTATCTATATGTTGTTGGTTCATAACAATTATACGCTATTTGGTATTGGTTTTAGGTTTTTAATAATAACAATAAGGTCATAGTGTTTAACTAACCAACCTTTGATTAAATCACACGTTTGACGTGTATCTAATTCCATAATGGATTTGTAGAACTTATATTCAGTTGTATGATTATTAATAATAAGATGGTTACTCCCCAGGTCAACCCAAGCGAAATTGTAGTTTCTATCACCTCTCACTTTAAACAGTATTCTGTCGGCTGCTTTATATACATAGGGTTTATGTTTTAGATTCTCAAGATAAGATATTGGGTTATCCGTATATACTTTTTGTATAATATCTTTATTCCCCCCTAATAGTTTTAGTGTGTCTCGAATTCCGACATCAGTCACCATTTTTTTGATTCTATCTATATGTTCTTGTTTCATATCACATAATTTGATTTTCTCACTGTTATATTTTCTTGATAAAATTCCTGTGATTTGGATATTGGTGTTAAGTGTTTTGTTGATGGGATATGTTTTTCTAACCACGACTTGAGTATCGCTCTTGTTTCAGTATTATTATAATCCATAATATGTAGGAAGAAGTAGTTCCATATGAAATCATCTACGATTATTTTCCCCTCGTTTTTTAGTTCATATTCATATTTTTTACATAGGAATATAGTTGTATTACCATACATAAAATAGATATTATCTGTGAAGTTTATTCCATACCTTGTGATAATATTACCTATTAGATAATCTAAGTATGATTCAGGATTATCACTATATGCTTGTTTTATGATATCTTTATTCCCCCCGAATAGTTTTAGTGCGGTTATGAGACCGAATTTATTTACGGCTTCTTTTATTTTATCGTGTTTCATAATCTTTTTCTTACGAATGAATCTACATAATACACAACTGTTGACTTGCTATAAGTTGTTTCATCTGACAAACCTTTTTCCATCACCCCTTTTTTAACAAGTTGGTTTGCTTGTTTAATTTCGGTTGATGTCATTAGTTTTCTTAATACTGAATCATCCCCGAAGTTAATTAGGAATTCTCTTTCTTTTGGTGATAGAGTGTTGATTACTGATATTATCGTTTCGTTTGTCATAGAACAAATATAATAAAAAAAGGGATAACTTTGATTATCCCCTCGTTTTTATTTTATACGATTTTGCGTATGGTTGGTGGTGGTAATCTATTGGTGTAACAATTCTCCCCAATCTTATTTTGTTTCTCACCTCATCTTTCTTCTCTCTTAACTTTTGATATGTGTTGTGGATTTCCTCTATTGGATTTTGTTTAAGTCTCGTTAAATCGAAGTATTCGGGTATTAAAAGATGGTCTATACCAACGCTATAAGTTTCTTTCTTTTGGAATCTACCATCAGGTAGTATATCATAGTCATTAGGGTTAGAGTTAGGACCTAGACTATCGTATGGGTCATATTTGATATGATGATATATATTGGGGTATTTATCTTCTAATTCTGAGTAGATTAGTACATCTTTAAATACTTCAGCGATATGAGTATTTGGTACGTACTCATTTATTTGAGTATCGGTCTTTAGAGTTTGTTTTATATACTCTCTTATTGTTTTGTCTATTGTCTTGAAGGTTTCTAAGTTTTAGTTATGGTATGAATTACATTTATAACAGAAGAAAGTATCTATATCACCATTAAGATATTTTTCTTTATTAACTCTGCCACCAATAATATATCCAGCTTCACTTATTGTCAAAACTTGACCTTTATTTGGATTACAAATTTCAAAAGATTTGAATCTTCTAAGGTGCTCTTCTTTAGTTATCTTTCTTTTAGTTGTCATAGTGTCTATGTTTGTTCGGACAAATATAATAAAAAAAGGGATAACTTTCATTATCCCCCAATATTATTTAATACGTTATTTATTTTTGAATTTTGTAATAATCTGTGTTTTGGTGGTATTATTTGGTTGGTTTATAACAAAAGATATAAATAATGTGGCTGTTTGCTTACACACTTAACAACGGTGGCTTACATTTGGGATTGCTTACACACTTAACAACGGTGGCGGTCCTTCACCACACTACTTATATCTTCAACCGTTATATTCAATTAAAAATGGTCAGGGTCATAAAATTCTCTATCCACAAAAATAAGTTCACCACCAAATATAGAATCATAACCTTCCATAAAAGTATCCAAATCTCTAATACCACAACGATAAAACAGAAGTGGTCTTAAATCTGAATTATATAGATGAATTACTTTATAGAGTTTATCTCCTTTCCCATCTACTTTTACCGTATCACCTTCCATTATCTCAATGAGATTTGATTTATTTCCATTAATACTTGGTTTATAATATAATTTATGTATCATCGGACGTTAGTATTAATTTATTTATCCCCATCAATCTTTATCTCTCTATACAAGGAAGGATTTACAGGTTTATTTTTGTAGATATGTGTGTTCTTCAAATACTTTGGTTTAATGAAGAAATGTTTTATCTTCAAAAGTAAATTCTTCCATTTATTTGCATACCACACTGTTTCACCGTTTATTGATGTACTTACAGTTTTGATTGTATAAGGCACCCAAACAATTCCTTTATCTTTATTATCTTCCATTTTTATATTATTTAACTAACATAGCACCATTTAATGCTTGAATGATTGCGTCTCTAACTGAATGACAATCTTGGTATGTTTGAACATCATACATACCTGTTTTAATGTCAATCACATCAATTAAAAATCTTTTTAATTGTCTGTATTTAGGTTCCCCAAAGCCGTGGTCAGTGGTGATGTAAATACGTTTCCCTTTATAAACGGCTTCAAATTCATTTTCCGTGTTTATTGTTATATTACGGTTTTGAAAAACACATCCAGCAACTTTCATATTAATTTTGTTTTGATAGTTTTTGTATAATTTGAATTAATTCCCATTTAGTTTTATCTTCTAAATTATATGGATGATATTCACCGAATTCTTTACTATCAACACATATCCCTAAACTCTTTTTACCCTTGCAACCTTTGTGAGTTGTAACTGTAGGATTTGAGTCGTGAAAAAACTCATCACATCCATAACAAAAATGTCCCACACTTTCCATATTATTTAGAATTATTACTTATTAACCACTCCGTAAACGTTTTCGTTGTTTTTTGATTTTCTTTAATCCAATCATCATAAAGTTTCTGTGGATTGTTATTGTATATTCTCCATAAAGCAAGTCTCATTAGAACACTTTGTCTTAAACATTCAGGATGTTTTTTAACAATTAAATCAACCTTTTGGTCGTCGGTTAAACAATGTCTCCACCATAATTCCGCATCTTTTGATGCTTCAACTCCTTTAGCTATGTGTGATGTGTTGGATTTATATCCATATCCTAATTGGGGGAATGCTGCCATATTATTTAGATTTTAAGTTATCAATTTCAGCTTGTAGTTGTGCGATTCTTGCTTGTTTTTTAGCGTCCTCTAATATTCTAACAGTTTCCAAATGTTCATCAATTTCTTCTTGTGTTGAAGGTTTATAATTAACACCCTCAATTTCAACTTCATTATGGTCACAATGATACCCAACTCTCACATAATTAGCACCATCTTTTTCCAACTGATTAAGAATTTCTCTCATATCATTAATACTAATCATACCACCATCAACTCTTTCTCTATCACCGATTTCGTCATATCTACCGTCATTATCCCAATCATAACCATTTTCACCTGCTGGGTCACAATAGTGTTGCTCAATACCAATATTTTTTTGTGTGAAGTATTTCATAGTCCTTATCTTTTAATGTTCAACAAATATAATAAAAAAAGGGATAACTTTCATTATCCCCCAATTTTATTATTTAACTAATCCCACTGTCATATTCATAACCACATTGGAAACACTCAACCCACATTGTATCAGTACCATCATTTCGGTAAGCCCCTAAATTGTGATTTTGTTCTCCACAATCTTTACAAGGTTCATCCAATAAGTCGTCTATTAAATCAAAATCTTCCTGTTTCATCTTCCATATTCTTGAATTAAACCAATTTCTTGTTTTCGGAACAGTATTCTCAATGTAAAACCCCCGCATTTAAAGATTCTTGACCCTATTGGAGACACTTCAAGATATACCTTACCCTTTATACCATCTTGTCGGAATTTGTTCGTTACGGCGTATTTTAAGAACTTTTTTCTTTTACGTGGTATTCTACGTTTTGAATCATCAAAAAATCCCCCACTGTTTGGGTCTTTAGGTTTAACTCTATTGTGTTTTTTACAGTAATGGTTTCCTTTATAATCCACAGAATATCTTGTTGGTATTCCACACTTACAACACTTATCTAACGGTTCAAACACCATAGATGAGTATGAACAATATTTACAATATCCATAACCGTCTCTACGGTCTCTTCGTTCCATTTCGTGGTTACAGGTGGTAACTTTAAGATACTTTTCCCAACATTGTTCTTCGGCTTCTTGAATTGAACTACCTTCACCTCTCAAGAAACAACTCGGATTCTTGGGGAATGCCTCAAAGAATGCGGTATTATAACTTCCCTTTTTTGAAAGTACTAAACCTCTATCACCACATTGGACACCACAGTCTTCAGGCCATTCTTTTTGGCAATCATAATCTTCACCAAAACTTTTTCTTGCTTTTTTCATTATCACCAATATTATTTATTATCTGTAAATAACTCCATTGTATTTTCCATATGAAGATTTATATGTTTGTCGTTCCCATCTACGTTTACCACCATTGTTATGGATGTTCCTTCATAATCCATATGATATCCTGATACGGATACTATTGTTCCTACGTGTTTCTTTATCTGTAAATCATCCCAATGGGTCTTGAGTTGATATGCTTCTTTGTTTTCTTCATTGTTATTGATGTACCAATGAGATATTCTTCTGTTGTTTGTAACCCAATTGTCACTATAAACAAATAAAGCATCGTATTCATATACAACCACGGACCTACCTTTAAGGGTTTCGGTTATTATGTCATTTAGTGTTGTATTCATATTATATTAAACCGTTAGGTGACCCTTTTCTCAATTCATCAGCCAATATGTTGAATGTTTCCTTAATTATCGGATGATTTTTATAAGGTTTACCAAATACTAGTAGAGTTCTTAATATCCCCCGATTTGTTTCGTTGGTATATTTCATCAGGTATTCGTTGTATTTTGTCATTACCTCATCGGATGGTGGACCTGATTTCTTACCTGTGAATGGTTCAAGATATTTTTCGGCTCCTAATATTTCAGCACAATCTTCTCTGATTTCGTGGAAAATCTTAAAGTTATCGTTAGTTCCCTCAGAAAACATTGGGTTGTATTTAAATTCTCGTCTCATATTATTATCGTTTCAACAAATATAATAAAAAAAGGGATAACTTTCATTACCCCCCAATATTATTCATTTCTTTAAATTTAATATTGTTTGTAAAAATGGTTTAATTAAATCATTCATTGTAACTTCTTCTAAACCTACGTTGTGATAATCAGTATGATTGGCAATTTTAACCATCCAATCACATTCACTTCTATTAACTCTAATACCATCAATCTCAATTTCAAATGGACCAATATCTTTTATCATAAAGGTGTGGTCAAAATCAGGATGTTTATATTCTCTCATCTTTTAAGTTTTCTTTTTTGTAAACAAGTAATGCACTTCCTTGACCGTGAATTATTTCAAACACCCAATTATCTAAATAATACATTGAACCTGTAAACATTCCACAATACTTATTGAATTCTTCCTCGGTGAACTCTGTTCCGTATTTATTAGCATAAGTTGACATAACCCAAAGAAGTGTTTCCCTTGGTTCATATCCTAAACTATGTTCGCGACTAATATACTCACTTGAATCATATTTATCTATCAACTTTTGAATTATTTCATCTAACCTATCTCGATAATTGTCGTGAATATACTGAATGTATCTTTCCTTTCTTTCTTCATCGGCTTTAAGTTTTTCGGAAAATCTTTTCATACTTTCTTCACCTTCAGGTGAGTTAAGAAAATCTTTTAATGCCAGTAAATTTTTATTATAATCCATTTTAATTTTTTAAATCATCAATAATCTCACGAAACTTAATCATATAATCATAGTTCTCGTTTTCGTTATGAACGTTCTTCATTCTATCGTATATCCATTCTAAATGAATAATATTCTCCTGTTTCTTTTTTAGTCTTTCGGCTAGTTCTCGGAGAAGTTGTATTTGGTATTGGTGGGTCATAAACTATTAATTACGATATAATTTAAACAATCATCTGCGGCTTCATCCATTGTTTCAAAACCCCACCATTCACAAGATTTAATAACATTGTTACCTGGTAATCCTACGTGTGTCCAAGTAATTCTTGTGTACCATTCACCGTCTTTGCGTCTAATTTTATTTTGGAATACGACAGACATACTTGAATTGAAGATTGCGTTCATTTTTTGACTTAATGTAATTTCTTCCATTGTTTTTTATAATTAAGGTAAGTATTTTACTATTAATACGATTCCCATTATACTAGAATATATGATTGACATTGCTAATAGAAAGGTCCACGCTTTCATATCTTCATCAAATATGGTATAATGTCCATATAATTTTTTAAACTTCATCAATCCGAAGATTGAATATAATATAGTGATAGTTGTTAGTGTAATCATTTTATTCTCTTATTAATTTATATTCTACAGTATCTACTACTGTTACTTTATTTTCTTTATGGATTGGGTTATTACAGGTTCCTTTATGTGTTCCCCAATCAGTATTAAAACCACCAAACTGACCAATATATTGGCAACCATCAATAACAATTTCTTCTAATTCATCACCATCACCATATCTAATCCCCGTATATTTTCTATCTACATTAGGTTCAGTACAACTACCGATTGTGAGACCTATAACCAAAGTTAATAATAATTTTCTCATTTCTATATATTAATATAATTTATTGACAACATATTCTCCTAATATGTAGATGAGAAGTAATCCGACTAAACAAACAGCGACAACCGCAAAACCTAAAAGTCCGTGAAGTATTATCTCAATAAATTCAGGATTATCATCTTCATCAAAATCTTGAGATAATCTAATCATTAACTTACCCATACCATATAATATACCCACGAATGAAGCCGCTATTGCCAACCCTATTATAAAATTCACTACAATCATTGTTTTTTATTTAATTCAATTAATAATAATTCGGTTGCTTGAACGGCTTTAATTGCTGCGGATGATAACGTGTCATTTTCAGCAATTAATTGTGTCATCAATTGTGTTGCAATATATTCTCTTTTGGTTAATCCTGTATTAGGAAATCCTGAACCTGTATATAATGGGAATGCTAGTTGTCTTCCTGATTCCATCGCTTGTTCTCTGTTTAATTTGTTTGCGTCGTCCTGTGTCATAATTTCAGATGTATTTATTACTCTCGTTTATATTATAGGGGTAAGATTTACCCTCGTTTAATTTAATGTATCTTCCACCTCATCTTCGCAGTCATCTAATAGGGACCACGTTGAATCTACCTTAATATTTAAGGTCTCTTCCACCGAAAACGGTTGAATTTTATTTGAATGGTTTGTTGAGAGTACCTTACAATTTAGGGTGTCTTCCACCACACCACGATTCTCATTTTCATCAAAATAAGTTGAATCTACCTTAATATTTAGGGTCTCTTCCACATTTAAGTGTTGTGATAACCCAAAATCAACTGATTCTACCTTACAATTTAGGGTGTCTTCCACCACCTCTACCAATCGTTGACCATAATTCTTTGTTGTGAGTACCTTACAATTTAGGGTGTCTTCCACCTTTGAAATAAGAATTAATTCATTCGGATTAGTTGAGAGTACCTTACAATTTAGGGTGTCTTGCACCAGCTTGCGTTGTGAAGACAATCGTTCCGGTGTTGAGAGTACCTTACAATTTAGGGTGTCTTGCACCGCGGTATTTTCATCTAAGTTGTGTAATTCAGTTCTACCTACCTTAGCATTTAGTTTATTTTCCACCCATTCAGAGATTAATTCCTGAAAGACCTCACTAGACATAGAAAATAACGTCATATAAGATTTGAAGAAATCATATCTCCACCACAGGTAATTGGTTTCAACTTTATATTCTAAGTACCAATATTTTTCTTCTCGGTTAACAAACCAAATACCTTTTGTGTTTGGGTTATAAATAATCTCACATTTATTGAGTTCTGTCTCAATCTGTTTAATAAACCCTTGTTTAAATTTCTCAGGATAATTCATAATGGTTTATTATTAATTGCCTCATTGTGGTATTGTTTTAATTTAGAGATTCTATTCTTCATTTTAACTGACATAAATTTCTCTAAAGTAACTTTATTATATTCAAATTTAAGTGCTGGGTTAGTCATTTTCCCTGCGTATTTATGATATCCCATACCCCAATTCATTCCGTTATCCACAACATCATAAACATTTATGATAACATTTTTATCTGTAACACTTTGAACTATAGCAAGGACCTCCTGAGTTGGGTGGTATAATGAATTTGTAAACTCAGGTTGTCTTGGGTTGCTAACATATCCGTATACGTTTTTTAACTCGTCAATAACGTTTTTCATCATTTGGTCCTTGTTCATAGTATCAGTGTTTTAGTGGTTTGTCTTACAAATATAATAAAAAAACCCCAACTTATCATTGGGGGTTGAATTATATTTCTTTAATTACTTTAAGTTTTTTTTCTTCTTCTTTTTGGAACTTATTTTGGAGTATTTTAGTTTCTCTTCTGCTCAATGCACCGTTAACCCAATCCTTAATATATTCAGATTTGAAATAGAAATTATCATTAAGAAGTCTATATTGTTCCATACGAAGATTTGGGGAATCCTCACATTCAAATTCTTCAATTTTCAATTTAAAGAACCACCACTTTTTTGTTACGTATTTCCTAACCGTTACACTCACCCAAGGTTTACTTAGGTGTCTACTAGAACTATACTCAAAATAACAATCATATGTTATTTCATCAATGGTACATTTAACCCAATCTTTCTCTTTAACATATTCTTGTTCCATACTATTTCTTTTTATTTTCTTCAAACCAAACATTGAAGTTTGCCGTTCTTATTTCTTTTTGAACTGTAACCAATGACCCACAAAGTTTATCATCATTATGTGTTAAACCTTTAATAAGTAATTCTCTAACCTCATCTTCAGTATATTTAACTTGTTTAGGTCTTTCCATAGTAATAATCACGTCAGCATTATCCGCAAAATATTTCCCTGTTTCATCTTGTTTAGGTTCATCTTGTGGTATGATGATTTTGTATTCTCTAATATCATTGTGTGCTATAAAGCCAATATGAGCATATTCACAAGTAGGATTCTTAACAAACCACTCTAAGAACTCATCATCAATATCTTGAATGCCATCAGCAATTAGTTTTTGGTCTGTTGTTAAGATGATTTTTTTAACATAGGGATTATTTAACATTTTTCCCTTAGATATCATTACTTCACCGTTTACTATATCTAATATATGGTCACCAACTTTAATCTCTTCTGAAGATGTGATGTAGATGTTTTGATTAGATAAATGTACTGATTCTTTTTCTGATTGGATATTATCAAATAAGATTAGTTTTCCAGTATTAACATTCAATTGTAACCTACTTGGTTGGTCTGTTGGGATTATAAATATATTTTTCATACTATTTCTTTTTAAAAATTATACTTATCTGACCTACTCTTTAAAAACTTTGTAATTTTCCTTGAACAGAATAATCGTTCAAACCAATTAAGGCCCATAATAAACTTTTCAGCATCAATATATCTTTCCGTCAGTTGTTCCATTTTTTCTAATGAGAATTCAGTAACATTCTTAGTTTTATCCATATCTCTTATTGTTTCAACAAATATAATAAAAAAAGGGATAATTTTCATTATCCCCCAATATTAAATTTTCTTTCCGAAATCATTGGTAATTTACAATTTTAACACACCCTTGTGTTGACTTAATGTAGTCATCAATTTGTTCTTGAGTACAATCATTAATGAATTTAAATTCAATCATACCCCAATCACTATCTGTTACTTCAGTTATAATTGGGATGGTTAATACATCATCACTATGGTAAATATAGATAGTATCGTGTTCAACCTCATCATTAACAATTACATTAAATCGACCCCCAATCTTATTATCATCTTTGTTATAGTATTCCAATGTTTCAATTAACGGCATTAATGATGGGTGTAATTTAACTGTATTTGGTCCACCTCTACGTGAACTTTGGTATATGTGAGCACCAATATAATTAATACGAGTCATTAATGTTTGGTTCCAATCTTTTTGTGAGTAACTGATTGTTTCAACCAATTCTTTAGCACCTTGGTAATCCCAATCTTTGCTATGTGCACAATTTTCTTTTGTTAATTCTCTATAATTCTTCTTCATAATTAAATGTTGTCCAATTATTAACATATTTTTGTTTATCCCACCCTTGTAGGTTCATAAAGATTGGTTCACCTTCATCAGTTCTAATAACAACCCAATCTTCACCTTCGGCTTCAATAATACTACCTGTTAAGTCATATCTTCTACCTGCGAAACCATTACAGAAGAAGTCCTTAATTTCTTTTCCGATGTTACTCATTCGTCCAATTCTTTAATTCTTCAACAACGTTATTATTTATATCCGTACAGAAATCTCGTTCTAAGATATTCAACAATGCTTGTTCAGCATCAAGACCATACTCATTGGTTGCCAAGTCAATACACTCATCATCAGTTTTATTATGCCAGAATGATAAATGTTTTAATAAATCATTCCCATCTATATTAATCTTCATAATTTTGATTTAATGTATTTGTTAATTTCTTTTCTAACTCTAATGTAAATTTTATCACGAACATCATCACTAAGAATGTTATTCACCTTAATACCTTTGAGTAATATAATAACATCACCAATATTAACTGCGTGATTCCAATATATTTCATCAGTTAAATTTGGAACATCCTGATATAAACTTCTATCGTATATCTTCAATTCTAAATTAATATCAAATTGAAATTCTTTGTTATACTTAACAGTAAAGTTTTTTTTAACGATTTCCATATTATCTTTCCGTTTCAGCAATCAAAGACATTATCTCATCCTTTAAGGTCTCACAAGTATTTGCTAATCGGTTTATAATATCAACAACATCATCATTTGTCTTATCAAATTTCTCATCCGAGATAATTGAAGATAATGTCCAAAATGGTGTTAATTTGTTCCTAAGTTTGGCTTGGGGTGTTTCATCAACCCAAACCCCATTAATATCTCTGTGTCCCGTTTTCTCACTCATATTCTTATTCGTTATCGTATTTGAAATCCATAAATTTAGGTTCTAATATATCACCTAATGGTTCAAGTTTATCCAAACTTGTTGATACTTCTCCGTGAATAACTTTCAATAAACCAGGTATTATTAATCCAAACGTAACTTCATATAAATCACCGAAAAAACAAGTATCACTATTCCAAATTGTATGCGTAACTTCTACAACATATTCTCTAGTCGTAATAAACGATTGTTGTAAATTAACAAACCAAAGTTGTGTTCCGATTGGGACAATATATCTATCCCCAATTTTAACCTTTCCCATATTTCTCACTAGCTTTTAAAGCACTTGAAAGGTAATCCCAAGCACCATCATTAACTTCTTTACCATTAACTTGCATTACCGTGTATGCCCATTCATTATAGTGGTTTTGTTCGAAAATAACAACCACATCGTCATTTGAATTACGGGTTGTTATTTTTCTATGTGATACGTATTTATTTTTACCCATTAATTTAATTCTAATTCTGACGCTTCTTTACAACTATTACAATCAGGTTCGGCTTGTATTTTATAGTAAGGTTTTCCGTTTTTAGTTAAAGTATCCAATATCAATACTCGGTTACTATATAACTTATAAGTTGTTACATCCCCAATATCGTGTTTGAATCCATCATCGCAGGATAGTAATAACCCAAACAATCCGATTAATAATAATTTTCTCATATTAATGAATTTCACTAAGTTCAACTTTATATAACTTGTACTCTTCAATAACTCGGTGTTTACCAGTACCACTAATTAATTTATAACATTGTTCATTATTTTTAGTTATTGTATCTTGAACAACTAATAACCCTTTAACAAGTTTTTGTTCTACCAAATCCCCTTTTTTAAATCTCCATTCTTTTTGGTCGCAATTACAGGATAGTAATACACCGACTAAAACTATTAATATTATTTTTTTCATTTTATCACTTTAAAACATTTTACACAACAAATATTCCCTGTTGTACTAATATAGGTATTTTCATTAGGATGTTCACCACATATTTTGTTATTGTAGAGGTTTTTAGTTATATCACTAATAAAATCATACATTTCAATATGACCATTAGTACAATGAACTTCAAAACCTCTGTGATGTTTAATAGGATTACCTATCTCCCACCCATCCTTATCAACTTTAAAATTGGTTTCAATAAGTTCGTTAATATACTCAACTTCTAATTCAACAAACGTTTCTTTTGTTGGTATTTTAATACCTAACCCACCAAATCCTGATATTCTTTCTTGTTGTACCATTTTTTAAAAAATTAATTAAATTTTTCAATTATTTCCATAGCTTTTTCCAAACCGTCAATTTGACCGTTAACATATGTGTTGATAAACATATTATCATCATCACGTTCATTTTTTAATGATGTAATTTTATCCTGAATCTCCACCAATATTTCACTTAGATAATTCATATTATTTCTCCCCTTTCAATTTCTAATTTTCTATCCAACAATTCAACCTTTCTTCGAATCTTATCTCTAATATCTTGTTTAGTATATGTTTCATCCTCAATATCCAAATAGAGTTTAAAGATTAACTTTGGTTGTTCAACCGTAATTTTAGGGCCGAATAACCAATGTTTTCGTTTAGTAACCATTTCAGTTCCTTCATAAAACTCCGTCTCGTATGTTAGCCCGTCATATTCATTACAATCCGAAAAAATTTCGTATTGGAACTCTCTACCGTGATAATTAATCGTTTTCATTCTTCATCAATTTTTTCAATACTTGAAATTATTGTTTTGTCAATTGGGTAACAAGCTACAAGTATGTTCTCATCATAAAATGAGTAAAACCCTGAACTTGTACTGCTATTTGTTGTAGTATGAAATTTGGTCGCAAATACTGAGACGGTCCAATGTGTATGACCTGCAAGAACTATTAAATTGTATTTATTCATATCTAATATTGTTTAACTATTTGGTCACTTAAATATACATTACTAACTTCCATCCCGATAATATTAGTACCAACACCAAGATGAACTTGTCTTCCATCTATTTTGGTAATCTTACCTGAATCCTCAACTGAACCTGTAATTCGGTTAATAACCTTAACATAATCACCTACTTTGATGTATCTTCCGTTTTTATCTGTCGTTTCCATAAATCAAATATAATAAAAAAAACTTAACAAACACCCAACTACAACAATAAAAAATATTGTTAGATAAAAAAATGACTGATAAAAAAAATATCGTTGTTCAAACTTTGATAATTCGTTAGAGACATCCCTCCAAGTCTTATCAGGTATCGGTCTACCTCTCTTTGATTCCCAATTACTTTTTTGATAATCCAATAATATCTCTCTAGTTTTATTTAACTTAACCATCCCGTGTATTTTTACCAAATATAATAAAAAAAAACCATCTATTATTTAGTTTTCCCAATCAATTTTAGGACAATACTTATGGTACTTCGCTTTGATGAATTCAATTAGTATACTTGGTTTAGATTCAACGTAATGTGGGTTTGGAACATAATCACCAACATTATCATCCCATATAGTCCGTTTAGTTCGTCTGTCTCGGATTCTACGTTTAAGTTCCAATACACCCCAAGTAATTGAACCTATCAACCCAATAAAAGTTACAACACCACCTGTAAGATATAATGAATAACCTAATGTTTTTTGATAATATATTATCCAATAAGAAGATATGAAAACACCGACTCCGATTACTGCTAAGATAGCCGCATATATTAAAAGTCCCATAACCGCATAAGGTCCTATTGGAACATTTTCATCAATATCATTTGTCACTTTTCTAACAATCCAAGTTGGTAACAACAATGGTGAAAGTATAATTGTTAATACCCAAGCAAAAACAAGTTTCCAAAAATAAGGACAAAGTGTTTCAGGCATTCGGTGTGTGTCATAAAACCATCTATATAGTTTTGACGATGTTGAGTTGTAATTAATTTTCATAGGTTCTTTTTTTAACAAATATAATAAAAAAAGGGATAACTTTCATTATCCCTCACATATTATTTTATTCGTTTTTTAAAGTTTTTTTGCGAGTTTTAAAAACCCTAAAGCTATTTCGTAATTTGAATCACTGAGTGCTGATTTTAGTGAGGTATAGCTACCATTATTTAGTTTTGCCTCCCATTCTTTATCCTTGGTTAGTTTATAGGTCCATTGTTCGTCACCTTTTATTTTATATTCACCAGGTTCCCAACTTTTAAATTCTTTTTCTTTAGATGAGCTCGCACCATTACCACTACTACTTCCACTACCACCAACTTTAATGTCGTTAGGTAATTCCTTTGGGTTACACATTGTGTATTTTAAGAAGTATTGTCTAATTTTAATTGGTTTGGATATGTTTAAATCAAGAACAGGGGTCCAATTACAGAATTTTGGGTTCTTAGATTTTAATCCTGACAATTGACCTTGAGCTCGACTATCAGCACCACCACCTGCGGAACCTCTACTAGCCACACCGACGTAAGCTTTACCATCAGTACTTTCATCAATTACGGCTTCCCATTCAACGGTATAATCACTATTAACTCTAATTGAAATACTTTTAACGTCAGGTTTAATCCCTTTCTTTGCTAATTCCACCAATACTTGGTTAATACCTTTTCCTTGGTCTAATTTAACTTTTGATGAGAAGTTTGATGGTATCGGTCCACCTGTTAACATATAACCTCCGAAATGGTCTGATTTTCGTCTATCAAACGAGTGTAAGGCATCACCATCACCTTTTGGTGCTTGGTAACTACCACTTAATTTTATTGGTAAACTAACCGATTCAGTTAGTAATTCCTCCTTTAATATTCTTTTTATATTTTCTTTAATATTCATCACATTCTTCATTATAGAATTGTTTTAAGTCATTTAACATATATTTTTTAATATATTCAACACCTTCTTCATATGTTAACCAATTAGACACAGGACCATCCATACCATCACCAACCTCAATAAGGTCCACAATTTCAGCATTAATACCTCTAATAAATCTTTCAAAACTTTCAAATTCACAAGGGTTTTGGGTAACATAACAATCCCATATAAACGCATCAAATCCACCGACTCTTCGTTTAAATTCGTTTGAGAATTGTATATCTTCCCTTAACACTCTTCTTATAGTTTCTTGTAAGTTCATATCACATACTTTGTTTAATTTTATCACCAACCTTTTGGAAGAATTCTAATAGACCCTCTTCAAGTTCGTCATCAAACTCTTCATAATCATCACCATTATGTAAATCAAATGAATGAACGTCGTAGTTCTCATCGGCATACATAGTAGCATAATATTCTTCACCATCAATAAAGAATTCACCCGTATGTTTATATTCCATAGGGTCTTCGTCCCATTCTTCGGTTTCTTCGTAAATGAATTTAACATCATAATCATCAACAGTATCGTTAAACTCATAACCTGAATCAATACTCACGATATCTTCCAATTCATCATCAACAACATCTTGTGATTTATTATCTAAGTATTGTTTTTCGGCATTGGATAATGATTCCATTCCGAATTGATTAATTTTATCTAAAATACGATTGGTTAATTCATCATTTTCACTGATGATACCCATCATTTCTTTAATCCTATTTATATTTTCGTGTAGGTTCATTACTTTTTTATCTCTGGAAGTTTAGTGTCTTTAATAAATTTACCGTGGGACTTTTTATAAGAATTTTTAGTCTCATCATTAGCATCTTTAGTGTATTGCCAATTCCAATAAAACTTATCATTTGGCTTGAATCCGTAAAACTCGTGAACTTTCTTCTGTACTTCAGTAACATTCTCACCATTCCAATTTTGACCAACACAGATAAATCCCGATTCAATATCTTTAACAAGATTAGATTCCCCTAATGTTGAATGTATATTTTCAATCCAAGTTAGTCGTTCAATTAAATTTTGGTAATACATATTTGTTTGTCCCCATCTTACGGAACTAAAGAATATCACGGCATCAGATTCAAATAGTTCTTTAGAAATTTTCCATAACTCATCTGATTTATTGTTAAGACTAGCCCAACATCTATGATTACCTGATGGGTTCTTATCTTTATCTTTAAGCATCGCTTTCATTAGTCCACAAGAATTACCATCCTTTCTTGATACATTACCTTCACAAGGGAATATTTTAAGTTCGGGAACATCTATTAGAACTGACTTATCCCCCAACTCATCGTGGAGGTACATCGCAATCATTTTTGATTTTGGGATATCAACATCTTTATCATCCCAATTATATCTATTGGAACAACTAAGTAGTAGGACTTTTTTCTTATCTTTAAGACTATCTAAAGTATTCTTTAAGGCTTTCCAAGCATCTGATTGGACCATTTCCTCAGAGACCATCATTTGTCTAATCCTTATTATGTTTTCTTGTAGATTCATAACAATAAATATTGTCCAATAACAAATAATTTCGGACTAATTACTTATTCAAGTAATAACCAACTAAGAACGACAATGTGACCGCAACCCAATAGAAGAGGGATTTAATTTTAAACGCTGATTTATTAGTCTCACCATTCACTACAACTGATGTTGCGAATATCCAACAGAATGCCAACATCAATACCATCACTAAAAATAAAACTATCTTCATATCATATATTTTTATCAAATATAGTAAAAATTATCCTTGTTCATATGAAGCATCAACAATTATAAAATCATCATCAACAACAAACCTATAATCTCGTGACCAACCTTGTGTATCACTTTCATTTTGACCTCCCGTTTCACTGAAACAGAATATTAAGAAAGGGTTTTGATAGTAACATTCGTCAGGTAATAATTCAACCTCACTATCTTTAATAAATGATTTTATCACCTCAATTGAATTGACTTTATTATCATCTTCCATACAATCCATTGAAGTTTCTAAACAAACCTCATTCTCCCAAATCTCACCCCAATCTATATACTTATTGATATTCATATACCTCAAAGGTTTTACCTGACATTCCCTTTAATTTTTGAATCCAATCTTTAGCCTCTTGGTCAGTGTCAAAACTTCTACTGAAGGTTGATTTATAACCTAAATTAACCTCAACGTAGGATTTAACCCAAACTTCTTTAGATTCAGATATACCACCAATAATACCAACATCTTTAATGATATAACCACACTTAATTAAATAATCTTCAGAAATAAATAACCAAAACACATCACCGTCACCATAATCGTAATAACTATGTCTACGTTCATAGAATCCTTCAGGTTTAATATCTAAACCACTCTCCCATTTAAACCATAGAAACTTTTTGTACTTTCGAGTTATCGTTTCGTTTCTCCACTTATAAGTGTCATTATGATATGACGGTCTAAAACTAATCTTACCAATAAGATTAACATCAAAATTTATTTCCATATTACAACTTTTCTATTTTAACATCAATTGTCACTTTCACTTCTTCATTAACGTGGTGTCTCAACATACTATCTATGAAATCACTTGGTGCCGATAAACTAACAGAGTTTTCACCTGTTCTTGTTTCAATCACCATATTGTCTTTGGCTTCAAATACTCTACCTGAGTATACACCCCACGTTTCTCTTAAAACTTGTCCCATAATTCATATTATTTTTATGACCACGCAGCTAAAAGTTCTTCAAGATATTTTACCCTATCTTCTTTACCTTCCACACCTCGTATTTCGTTTAGTTCTTTGTTTATTGTATCTAAAGCGTGGTTATGTACTGATTGATACATTTCCGCCATTCTTCTTGGCATATCCTCCGTCGGTATTCCTTCTATTGAATCCGCAAGACTTCTTGCTTGTATGTTTTTAACTATAGGAAATCTAATATCCTCCCATTTTGTTTTATCTTCCATTATATCTTATATTTTTGAATATCCACTCATCATCTTCATCGAAGTAATAACTCATAGTACTTTTGTTATCAGTTACTGATACGAAACATTCATACTCGTGACATATCTCTTCACATAGTAATGTATCAATCATTTTGATATCATCACCCTCAACATTTATATTTATACTAAACAACTCATCATCTTCGTTATAATTAACCTCTGAGGTTGCGTCAGGATAATCCTGTTTGAATCGGTCAACAATGTTATTACCAAGTTCACCTAAAACACTTGTATCGTCGGTGTAGATGTAAAATTCAACTATTACCATATTATTTCATTTTATTAAATCGTCTTTCAACTATCTCTTCTAATTTGTCAGTGATTTCTTTTTCAATCTCATCATCAAGGTTATACCACCAATCATCGAATCCATTTCTATCACATAATTCATCAATGATTTCACCAACACATTTTTTAATCTCTCGTTTTTCCATCATTCCACCATTTTGAATGTTGTTGATTTAACACTATTATTTAATCTTTGGGATTCAAACTCTTTTTCTCTATTAATAGCACTCAACGCACTTTCTTCAGTTGTGTGTATAATACCATTAACATTTTCCCAAACAATTCTTGGTCTTTTAATCCAACCACCATTAATTTCCATTTTCATAACTTGAGCAACATATCGTTTCTCACCGTTATTTAATTCATCAATTTTAATTCTATATCTACTCATCATTAAAATGTTTCTCAAAATAAAATATAACTTTATTTTCTGTTACATTCAATAAACCATAATCTTTTGCTAATCTAAAGTTAGGTGTGTCACGTTCCAATCTGTTTATGGAATTTTGAACCACTTCTCTAAACATTCCTAAAGAAAAGGTTGATTTCCATTTATTACATCTAACACAAGATGGATTTAAATTATCCATATCGTCAGTTCCTCGCTCAACACCCCAAACAACAAGTGTTTCATCTTTATCATTACGATATAGCGGTTTGATATGGTCTATCTGCATTTGTTTCATAGTTATTTCAGTTCCACAATATGCACACTTTTTATCACATTTTAACCAAACTTCTTCCCTGTTAATTTTCATACCAATTCTCATTTGGATTATCGTGTGCGATTACTACGAAAGCAACACCATTACCTGGGTCTTTACTTGAGAAAGAATAAAAACCATTACAATATTTCGTCGGGTCTTTAGTCGCCAAACATATTTCACCATTTTTACCAGGCCGTCTTTCATAGACATAACAATAACCTTTATAATCTATGTGGTCAAGCACTCTTGTTCCGTCATTCATTTTTGTCTAAAATAATTAATACTCCGTTTTGAAATTGGATGTTCTTTACCTTTAGTATCTTTAACCATATACAAACCCGCTTTAGTTTTTTTGGTTATAATAAAAACCTCATCAGATTTATAACTTCTCCAAGGTTGTGACATTCTCAAATCCCCACCAAAATCAATTGTAGTTTCTTTCCCTATGTAATCTTCTTCAGTCATAATATCCTCAATTGTTTCTTTTTGCCCATAAGCTAATGGTGACGGCATACCACTGTAATGACACCATAAATCATCATCCAAATTTTCTTCTTTCATTTTATATCTTTAAAAAATTGTTGAACAATATAATCAGGTGCGGGTAAAATATCAAGACGGTGAGCAATCTCAGTTAAACCAAATTCTTCATCACTCATTAATTCCTTTCTTAAATTAGTCGCATCAACTATTGTTGGTTCTTCCCAATATCCAACAAAGTGTAAGATATCCATCATTTCACCTTCTTGAGTTGGGTCAATAACCATCAACCCATATTTAATATCTTTTATATTATGTTCTTTACTCATCTTTATTTAACTTTTCCAATAGATTATTCATAGTGTCCATAATAGTTTCACCAACAGAATAAGGACACGGACTAACATTTTCTTCTAACCATTCTTCAAGTCGGTATGAAACCTCTTCATTATTTACCTCTTGTACAAAACTAGCATCTTCCTCAGCCATAAATGCAACATAACCCTTAAACCTTAAATTAATTAATGTTAGTGGATAGATATCTTCCCACGTTTTATAAACTCGTTTACTCATCTTTGTTTTGTTTTTAATAATCTACTCCAAATTTTTATTACCATATCTCTTTTAGGTGATGGTTTTAAAGTTTTCCATCTATCAATCCAATGTTGTATTTCTTCTTTACTCATAATATTAATTTAACGTCATTGTTCCTTGGAATTCGTGACTTGTTTTTAACTTAACCTCAGCCAATGTTTCAAATTCTGATATTTTACTTTCTTTAATACCAATAACCACATCAACCATATTACCACTATTTTGTTTTCTATCGTACTTCTCAAGACCCAAATGGTCAATAGTATTTATTTGACCCTTAACCATAAAGAGAGCGTATAAAAACTTACTCATCTTTTTATCACTGACAGGTATTTTAACATACCTATAAACTAATTCTTCATTCATAATAACTAACAGTTTCGTTTTTATACTCTAATTTTATTTCATTAGATGGTACGGGATATAACTCATCAATCTCTTTGTGAGAAACTTCATAAAAATCAAATGGGTCAAATACCGAATATGTTTTAGATGCTAGGTCCAACCTTTCTTCAATACTCAACTCACGTTCAACAATCTTTAATCCCCACCTTTCTGAGAACACACTATTGATTTTACATTTGTTAATGAATTCTTCATTAGTGTGTGGTCTATAACCATATTGAAATGTAGGATTTGAAAAGTGTTCGTAATAACCATCAAATTCAACTAAACAATCATCTAAATAACCTTTTATTTTATCAAAACCATTGTTCACCCCTTCAATAATATAAACATTATACTCATTATATACTTCATTAATTATCTCGTCGTATCTTTCTTTACTCATAATAACTAACAGTTTCGTTTTTATATTTAAGTCTATATTGTTTGGTGGGGATGTTAAATTTATCACAATGATAGATTTGTTGTTCAACTAATGCAGGATATTTTTCTTGTATTTTACCACCCATCAATTCAATCCTGTCTTTATCACTCAACTCTAATTCCCAAATCTTAACATCCAATTGAAACTCTTTAAGAACACTACCACCATTCTTTATTTCCTCAATCAATTCTTCTTTGGTTAATCTTTTTGGATATGGAGCACTAAATGGGGGATAATACGAATCAAATAGTTTATCGTATTTTTTGTATACCACATCAATAATCTCGTTGAATCTATTTTTCCAAACTAAATTATGTGCAGGTCCTTCGAACATTTCAGCAATACTTTTCATTGTCTTTCTCTTGGATGTAACAAAATACCATTAGGTGTTAGTTGTGAATCACTTAAAACATTAAATTCACCATCCCACCAATTAGCTCTAGGTTTTTTCATAACGAGTGTTGATGTGACATACCCTGTTAAGTTAAAACCGTTTTCATAACCCGGTATTAATACCAACATATCATCGTCATACTGACTTAATATCTCAACCAATTCTTTTTTTGTCATACCATTTATTTTTGTAAATATAATCAAAATTATTCAATAATTTACCCCCTTAACTTATTATAATATGAAATTGGTTGATTCCAAAGGGTACATTTTTTACCATAGTAGTTATAAACCGATTCCCAAAACAAAAAATCTTTTTGATTAACACCCTTAATATGTGTTTTTGGCCATCTACATTCAGTTAAAGATGAGTGATGTGAAATAACGTTACCGGTATCAATTCTACCATATTTTGGATAATTAGCTTTTAATCTTATCCCACCGACCTTTTTTGTCTGTTCACCAACCAACATACCAATAAAGTTATGCTCAAGACATTCACGATATTTGAGATACATATTTTCGTGAAAAATAGTATCATCATCTAAAAAACAAAAGTAACCATCATTTATAGTTTCAAGAACCGCATTTCGTTTAGATGTTGTATCAGTATCTTCACAATCAACATTATATAACCTGATTCTTTTATCAGTTTTAATAAAATCATTAGTTAAATCTTCTCTTTTGTTTGACTTGGAAATATGCCAAATTAAATCTTCATTAAGATTAATTGAATTATATATTTTCTCAAGATATTCAAACCTATATAAAGCCGTTATAATATGTAATGTCATTGGGTGTATATTTTAAATTTGGACAAATCAGGATATGGTAATTCTACATCCTCATTTATTATTTTATTACCTTTATTATCATAAAATTGATTCATCATTAATAAACCTCTCACAGATATTTCAGGCATCATATAAAAATTCCAACCCAACATATCAAATTCATCGTCGTGATAAGAACATTCATTACGACCACTAAATCTTGCACGTTTAAACCATTCATACGCTTTAACATCATCAGTCAGTATTGCACCACCTTTTGATAATTTTAAATGTTTATACGCACCTGTAAATGACAAACACATATGTGTATTAGGTTTATACATATCCGCAGTAAACCTTAATGCCGAATCCCAAACTTTAGTTGGTTTTAATTGGTAAGCCCCCTTCAATTTGTCACTCCCAATTTCATAAAATTTAACCTTACCACCTGCGTGTATTATTTCACAAGGTACTGATGGATAAGTTCTATTAGGGATTTCAATTTCTTTTCCTTTTATACCTTCATAATATAACGATAAAAACAACGCATTACTTTGATTATCCACTGTTACCACATATGGAGCACCTGTGTAATCAGAAATCTTTTTTTCAAATTCTTCAGTAATTTTATATATACCTTCAGCCATTTTCTCTAATTATTTTACAAGGGTTTCCATACGCAACAACATTATCGGGAATGTCTTTAGTAACTAATGAACCAGCACCAATTATGGTATTATCACCTATCTTAACACCATCAATTATGTTAACACCAATACCTATTTGACAACACTCACCAATTGTTACATTACCTGCAATATTAACGCCAGGGTTTATTGTACTATATTCACCAATTACGGTATGATGACCAATACTAACATTTCTATTAATAAAAACAAAATCACCAATTTTAGTGTGTCCTGCAATACAAGACATAGTATTAATAACAACGCCTTTACCAATATCAATAGTGTCAGAGACATCGCTATTCTTTGAAATTAAACTCACATAAGAATTATCATCTAAATCTTTGAAGGTCTCTCGGACTTTCTTTCTCAAATGTGGTTTTACAACCCCTAAAGTTATTAGTTCATTTTTTATTGTTGCAGCATTATCAACAATTTTTATTAAAAATTTGGGATGTTCGTATTCTTTAATTGGTTCCAACCCCAAATTATTTACCACATTAATCTCAGGATAATTATCTTGTGAGTCTAAAATATCCAATAACATTGTTATTGTTGCCTCACTAAACCCTAGTATTATTAATTTTTCTATTACCATACCCCAATTCTCTAAATTCTTTAGGTGTCATTATAATAACCCCCAATTCTTCTTTGATTTTATTAATTCGATTTAATAGCCACATATTTGTTGTTTTATTTTTACCAACAGAATATAAGTTATCCTCAAGACCAATTCTAATACCATCAGCATATAATAAACCCATTATATTTGATTTCAATTGTTCTTTACCTATACCACCTAAACAAAGTATACTATTTTTAGGTTTATTAGTCAATATTGACGAAATTGTCGGTAAATCAGATTGAGCATTGTATATATTACCCAAAATAACATTGATATAATGAGGTCCGTCAAGTATACCTTTATTAATTAAATAATTAGTGTAGTTTAACATACCACTATCAAAACATTCGATTTCAGGTATAACACCATATGTTTTCATTTTATCAATTAACTTTAAAATCATATCGGGAGAATTAACCGACTCACCCGTTGGAAAATTGATTGATGACATAGTTAGAGAACCCATATCAGGTAATAATTCCAAAACTTCTGACCTTAAATTAAAGTCAGGTTCCAATCTACCCGTAAGTGAGGTACAAATAACCAAATCAGGACAGTGTTGTCTAATACCTTCAATTATTGGTCTATAATGGTTTTTATCATTACTATTTTTTAGTGTCTCAGGATGTCTTGAATGGATATGTGTCATTGTTATCCCATATTCATATGCCTCGTGAACCTCCTCAATAATTTGATTTGGTTCAAGTGGTGCGTATGAATTCTCTCTAGTAGGTTGTGTACCTGTTGGTGCAAAATTAATTATTTTTTTCATCTATTTTCTTTAGAATTATACAATAGTTCTCATCTAATTTATTTCTAACACCACCTGTAGGATAAATTGTTTCAAGTGATTTTGGGACATATTTCACATAACGTTCAGTAACAATTTCCACCTCACCTTTACCATAAACCTCATCACAGTTTTCTTTGGATAGTTTATCTATTGACCCATCAACTTTAAGCATTATTTTATCTGTTGTTGCAATTGTGTTATCATTTTCATCAACCAAATAATAATCACCAAAATCTAATTGTAGTTCCATATATATTAATTTACATAAAAATAGTAATTTCGATTTTAATAGTCTATTTATATCTAAATAAACATTTAACAAATTAGGAAATGAATAAAGAACAAACTTTAGGAATTGTTAGACACGTATTAACCTTTTTAGGTGGTATTGTAGTTATGAAAGGATTAGCATCCGATTCAATGATTCAAGAAATTATTGGAACAACATTAACATTAGTTGGTAGTATTTGGTCGGTAGTTGCTAAACAAAATTAAGATTATTATATAAGAATCATTTTAAATTATATATCTTAGTAAAAACATTTAAAGACTCACACTATGAAAAACGTAATAACAATTTTAATTGGAGGATTATTAATCACTTCTTGTTCTATCTCTAAAAATGTATCTACAAATGTTGTTGACCCAACAGTTAGTACATCTATCACTGATTCAACAAATATGAGTGTTAGTGTAATATTACCTGGCGATGTTGATGTTCCAACTAATTATGATTCTGACACAACACACTATAACGTGTATAATGTTACATACAAAAAAACAGGTATCACTCAAGTATTTGTTTTAGGTCAAAAACTTAATCTTACTGATATGGTATCTATAGGTGAGGTTGAAAAAATTGACACTCTTCAAACTAATGTATTATTAGTCGATGTTGAATAATTAATGGGGTTATTTAATAACCCCCTTTTTCTCGTAATACATTTGGGTAATTCTTTTTTTACCATTCCAATATTTTTTTAAGATAAAGATTGTGATTTTGATTTGAACAGTCTATTTATGTATATGAAAATAATAATTACTGAAGAACAATACGATAGAGTCGCAAAGAACTCTAACCGAATTTGGTTACTAAGAAATTTCCCAATAGTTAAGGCAGGTTTAATTGAAACTTTAGATTTCGTCAACCCTTGTAGATTTGAAACCTATGAAAAATATGAATCACATTTTTTTAATGTTTTTATGGACGAATTACACCCACATTATTATTTGATTGATAACTTTGACTATGATGGGGTTAAGTCAGAATTGTCCGATATGTTCTATGTTGATACTACTGAAACGTATTACGAAGCTAAAGAGAAATGTGAATAAATTTACCTATATAAAAACTTATCATAATTAGTGTAATTATCAATAACCGCATCAAATATTTCGTATAAATGAATGGTATCTAATACATAATTACCATTGCGGAATTTTGAATCATAGTTGAATGATAACCAATCAGAAGGTTCTTCATCATAATTACCATCATCATCTTTTTCATAGGTGACTATTTCAATACCATTTTTGTCAATAAAACTTAAATTACTTAATAAACCGTTACTTTCATTAAGTTTAATTTCTTCCAACCCTAATTCTTGCATTGAGAATCCTCCTTTTTCTTTACAAACATCAATAATAGTATTAACCATAATATCTCTATTCAACCAATTAATACCCTTTAATTGACGTTTTAAATTGTCAAGACCACCAAGTAATTTAATTGTCGTTAACACACCATTCTGATTGATGTATTCCAATAATTTCGATTGTTTACTACTAACCTCTTCCTTCAAGATTTTTCTTATGATATCTTTCATACCAATAAATACTCAAATAACCCCATTTGATTCTTTAACTTTCAATAATTCAATATTAAATTCATTAATCATTCGTTGTAAACCCTCATCAGTTTTACCCAATTTATTAAGTTTACCCCAAGTTGTTTTTGAAAAGTCGTGACCCGCTCTACCCAAAATATTGTTAGGAGTACCGTAAGACTTATCAGGATAATTAAGTCTAACATATAACTCAATTTTGTCTTCAATACCCCCAAGTTTCATTGCTTGTCCGTAATTTAATATCATTCCTTTAGTCATACTCATATCTCAGATTTTTATCAAATATAATAAAAAAAGGGATAACTATTGATTATCCCTTTATTTTTTTAGTAATTAATTACTTTATCAACAAACTCTTTTGTTTCTTCCGCGTGCCAAGAATACTCAAGGTCCCAATCTTTATCTTTGAAGTATTGTTTAAGTTCGTCAATCGTGTCATACCATTTGATGCTAGTCTCAAGGTTTTCCATTAAATCTTGAATCTCCCATATATTACCACAGGCCTGCAATGAGTCACAACCTGAACAACTACCCCAACCAAAGATTAGGAAACCATACTTACCATCTTTTTCATATAGAATTCTACTATCCCCTTGGTAATCATTATCATCCACTTGTACCAACACGTTACCCAATTCATCTATGATTGGTTGGTAATTACCAGGTCCATAGAAACTTCCATTTTTTTGTTCTTCTTCCCAATAAGATGGGTATATTTCTTTCGCACTTCTCATATCTTTATATTTAACGAATTAAAATCAATATTAAACCAAAATTTACAAACAATCAAATTAACCCCAAACATATATGATGGAACTAAGTTATCGGAATCAAACATTGCTTTACCTTTCTTCCTTCTACCGACAACCATATCTTTTCTCCAAAATAAACCCAACTGTTTGGTGTTAAATTCAGAATATATTCTTTGTTGTTCTTTTTCCCATTTATGTCTGAACACAAATAATAAATTTAATTTACCTATATTAAAATCTTTAGTCATATAATTTTGTTATTAACACAAATATAGGTAAAATAAAAAAACCCCCAAGGTTATTGGAGGTTTTATTTTCATCTATTTGATTGGGGAATTTAACCCGAATCGACTCACCCGATTCTTAATGGTCAGATTATAAGTTAGGAGTTCTGACATCCTTCTATAAATAATAGTCAACTAATATTTCAAATATTTTGTTTAACCACACTTCTTTTAACTGAGTTAATTTAATGTGATAACCATCAACCTCTTCATCATACATTTCACCTTCCTCATCATATTCATAAACAGAAACACCTACGGTTTCATCACCAACAAATGTTATATAATCTTCTTGAGTGTGACCGTCTTCAATTTCTTCCTCCCAAATTTTAATATCCGCACCATTTATTTCATACATATAGATATAACCTTCATCTTTATCATTATCAACAATACCATTAATCAAATCAACTTTATGGTCTCTGTTACTAAAATAATCAGGTAATAATTTTTGAAATCTTTCATACCCACCAAACATTTTGATTGTTGTGAATATTCCATTTTTTTCAATGACACTATTAACTTTAGACTCCATTGAACTTTCTTCTTTTAATATTTTTCTAATTAACTTTTTCATTATCTATAAATATTCATCAACTATTATTTCAAAAATATCATTAAGAGCCGAATTTTCCAAATAACTTAATTGAAGGTAACCACTATCAATTGGGTCGTCATACATAGTCCCATCCTCACCGTCATACATATAAACGTAATATCCCGCACTATCAGTGTCAATTGACGATATATAAGTAACCACATCATTACCCTCATCGTCAACACTTGAATCTAAAGTATAATCTTGTCCAATTAATTCATATAAATAAATTGGCCCTTCTTCCACTTGTTGATTTTTTTCAACAAGTTCATTAATTAATTCAATTTTATTATTCTTGTCAAAATAGTCAGGTAAAAGTTTAACAAACATTTCATATCCACCAACCATTTTAATGGTCTGTTGAATACCCAACTTTTCAATTGCATTTAATAATTTAGTCTGAATCGAACTCTCTTCTTTTAGTATTTGTTTAATTAGTTTTTTCATTCTCTTTAATCAACTCATACATCAATGTTGAAATTCCTTCAGGTGTTGTCACATTATTTTTAACAAACTCCGCCTTAAATTCTTCAATCACTGACCTTATTTTCTCATCCGAGATATCTTTATAAATACGAGGTGGATTGAAACCTGGTATTAAATACCCATAGTTTACAAACTCCCTAATTTTTCGAATGGCAAATTCATCGGCAGTTATCTCAATATTTCTAACGAAATTAATTGACTCCTTAATTGTCATATCACCTAAGTAACATTCGTACATTTGGTCAACCCCGTACTTTTTGAATTGATACTGATGACCCAACTCGTGAAAGATAACAAACAATACCATAGGTAATGTTCCATCTAATAAATCACGATTAATCATTACACCATTATGGACCGCACATCCTAACGCCCGATGCTTGAATTTCGCAAACTCAATACTTTGACATCCCGACTTAACTATTACTTCAATAATCTTATCTTGATATTCTTTAACTTGGGGGAAATGACTTATTAATTCATCAATGAATTTATCCATACTAATAAATATTAATCATTGGTAATATGTCCAATGAATCCCACGATGATAGTGAAAACAATTGTTAGAATAGATAAGGTTAGATTAATCTCCCACAAAGAAATTGTTAAAATTGCGGGGAACAATAGGTTGACATCTATTTTACCTTTACTCGAATGGTCAATGAAACTTAATATCATACCAATTGTACTTAGAATTGCGATTGTAATTAACATAATTAGTTTTTTCCACAAATATAAATAAAAAAAGGATAACTTTCGTTATCCCACCACAATTCAGTTATGAAATATATCATACAAATAATTTCATCAATTTTGTTATACATTGATACGTTTTTGGTAGATAAACATTATAAAACCATTCAACCACTTTATCAACACTATCTAATTGTTTATAATCAACCTTGAAAAAATCGTAATATTCGTCAAAATTTTCAATTTCATCCGTAATGTCCATAGCCTCGTCACCATCAATATTATCAACCCAAACATTTGATAAATTAATCGGAACTTTAGGTTCTGCATTATAAAATGGTGTTGCGTAAAATTCAAAAGACACACCACCACCATTATTTTCAACATATAAACCATTATTCCAAGTCAACAATCCATCAAATTTATCATAACTTATCGAAAATTCTTTATAATGTATATAACCACCAGGTTTGTTATCTATGTCTAGAAATACATCCAACATAATCTCAAATATTATTTCAGGATTATCCACAGGATAATCACTATATTTAACTAGCTGGCTAGTTGACATATGTAAAATCTCACCAACTTGTTCTAAACCAAATTCATCAATTTTACTCCTTAACAATTCTTTTTTATCCATACTAATAAATATGGCGTTAGTTAATTAATTTCTCAGGGAATTCGGACCCATTAATTCTATTAAAGTTACGTGAGACACCAACTAAATCATATTCATCAAGACACCTCCAAGGATTTGAAAATAAAATACGATTATATCCAATTTCATCAACTCTTTTGTAATACTCTAATGATTCGTCATCTATAACGAGAAAACGTCTGTAACCCTCTGATTTCATCTTTAAAACATATCCCGCTCTATCATCACAGTCACCGATAGTAAGACCATTAACTATAATCCCCCGACTAATTAAAAAATCTTTAAATTCATCAGGTTTATCACGGTAACTTCTACCCCAAGTTGAAACAACACATATGTGGGCATCAAACATTGAAATGATTGAGTTTAAGGTCTCGACGGCTTTGGGTACGAATGAATGTTTACCATCATCGTCAAAATCTCTTAACTTTAAATAGGACACCAACACACCGTCAATGTCCAAATAAACTATAAAAGGTTTTTCATCATTCATATCCTCGTTCTTATATTTTTCTTGTAGTTCGTCGAAGTAGTCTTTTAATTCCTGAGTATGTTCTGTCTTGAGTTGTCTTCTCATTATATTCATAAGTTCAATCTCAACCTGTTTGTCAATCTCAGGGTCACCGTGTTTGTCCAACCAATCAGATATGATATTGTTTTTTTTCATTATCTATATTTATTCAATTGTTCTCTAATTTTTGCAGCTGTTTCAAAGTCCTCAGATTCAAGTGCTTGTTTAAGATAAACTTGACATTCAATTTCCGACATTAGTTCAATAACTTTACCATCACAAACTGTTGATTTATCACTTATCGGTTGTAACCCAGGTTTAAAACCAGGTTCAGTTTTCATAAGTGTTTTACATTCATTATAATTACGTCTCCATATTGCGGATTTATTATGACCTACATTATCCATATCAATTTTATGTGTGATACCATCAACTTGAACATAAACGTGATTAAGTGTCCAACCCAATAATTTAAATAACTTATCTTCTTTTCTCAAAAAAACAGAGTCACCAACTTGCCAATCTTTAATTTCTTTTTTGGTTTTTGAAACTGAATATAAATGTCCTAAAATTAAACCCCCAATAAAACAACCAACAACCCCTAAAATTATCGCTAATACTATCATAACTTATCAGTAATTTCTGTGAAATAATTCTCTACATTGTAACCTTCTTCATTCAATCGGTCATACTCATCTTTAGTGAAAGGTTTAACTTCATAATCCAACCAATCATCCATTTCTTGTTCGTAGATTTCGTAAGCTTCATCCTCATCCACCTCATCTTCATCAATAATGTCTTGGATTTCTCTAAGACCATTGGAACCTGCGTAACTTTCATATTCTTCAACGGCCATTAGTCTTGCTTGGTCCTCAGCGTTACTCTCAGATGATGCTTCAATTACAACATAATTTTGGATGCCACCGAAACCACCTGATAAACCATAACCAACTATAAATAAATTTTCTGTTCCCATAATTTCTTTTTTTACGAATATACTAATTTTCTTCAAATAACTTGATTAAATATTGAAACATTTCTTCAAGTGGATGTTCGTTATTAGTATACCCCAAATGTTCCATAAACCCCTCGTTCTCTTTTTTGTACATTTGAAACATACGAGATTGTGTCATTTTTGAATACTGAACATTAGCAATTCTATCACATAACTTAACAAAGACCGCGTTTTCAGTTGTTCTAATACCTTCATAGTATTTATCGTTCCCACGTTCTTTTCTATTCTTACCTTTCTCATTAGTAAGTGCATAGACAGTCTCTGCAACATCAAACCCTAAATTCTCACCGACATCATTATATGATGTTCTTGTATCTTCAATTAAATCGTGACCCCAAGCACTCAAAATAATATTTTCATAATTAGGATTTGCAGGATGAATGTATGATTTGGGGATAATTAAATCCATAAATTTATTAGCCACATTAACCACCATTCTTAAATGGAATTCATATGGTAAATACTTATCATACATATGATTCGTATTCCAATGTTGTTCTTTTATCCAATTAATCTTTTCTTTCATAACTTCTTTTTTTACAAATATAATAAAAAATTACGGATGAGTACCATCAGATAAAGAAATTCCGTGTCTTAATCCTGCTAAAAAATCATCAAGTTCGTCTTTAGTCATAGTTTTACCTAATACAATACCAACCTCATTACCAATATCAGAATAATCACCATATTCGTAAGTGACTTTATCCAAACTAACACTAAGGTCTTTTAATATTTCTTTAAAGTTTTCCATAATTAATCCTCTTCAAAAAAATCAGGTTTATTTGCCAAACCATCAGCATAAGCACTAATTTGTCCTTGTCGGTATGGTCCTCTAAATTTCATATCATAACTATCAGTTCCCCAAACTGTATCAAGTAATGGGAATTCCATACATTGGTCGTGATATCCCATTTCATACCATTTCTTGTTTTCTAAATCTTCAGTATTCATATCATAAATTTTTATTTTAAATGTATACAAACGTGCCACCAAATAAACATAAATCTCACACCCCAACTATGAATTTGGATACCTAAATCATAGTGTTTATATCCGAGGTGAAGGATAAAGACATCATTATGTTTTTCAACATATCTCGATTTAATTATTGCAACACTACTCATAATTCCCATACACTTTTTCGTTTACGTTTTGGTAATTTGTAATATAACCACAACGCTACTTTCAAAATCAATTTTTTAACCATCAATTATTTTAGTGAATATAATAATTAAAATAATAATTAACTTTACCCATTGGGAATGAATCTTCAACCTCAGCAAAAATGTAAAACCTAACTTTATACACATCCATTTTCACCATTTCACTCAACACCGCACGATATAATTTAATTGATTCAAACGCCCCATTCAAATATGATTCACCATACTGTGTTGTTTTAATTTGAAACTGATACGGTAATGAATATCTATCAGTTTTAACTGAAGAATTAATCCCCATTTTAGATAAAACCCCAATCATATCTTTCTCAATCTTCTTCTCAAGATTAATCATAGATTCTTCATATTTTTCAGGAGTTCGGTCTTCCCTTTTACCATTTTTACCATCCATAAAGAACAGTAATTGGTTTTCCATATTTGGTATGTTTCTTATCATCGTGTTAAAAAATAATAGGTCAAAAATAATTGGAAGTAATGTAGTACTTGGTCAAATCCAATAACTGTAAATCCACCTGTGTTTGGAATTGGGGAACCATATTCTTTTCTTTCAAACTTTCGACTCACCCATTTACTTGTAAAGAAATCAGTTATCGTATGACAAATAAATGTTATAAAAACAAACACCATCGTATCATTAACCAAGTCCTTCACTTCTTGGTGGGGATTGTTAAATCCGAATAATAAACACATCGGAATAACCCATAACCCTGAATAAGTTATAGTATGACTTAACAACGCTCCGATGTTCTTACTTTTGTTGTTCGCCCATTCCTCAGCTTGGAATATGAAATCAAAAACCCAATGACTTAATACGATGGTTAACACCGCAACTAAACTAATACTCATAACAATTCATTTAAAATTAATTCAACACCTTCTGTTGCAGGTTTCTCAATGTATGTAATATCTTTACCACTGTGGTCCAAATATCTACTAGGTTGGGGGTCTATATAATAAACCTTACAAGTATCACTAACACTTGATAATAAATTCAGAGTGTAACCAATCATCAAACTAGTTCCGATTATAATTAAGACATCAGCTTCAATCATTGCGTCGTAACTTTCCTCAACATTGAAAGGGTATTCCTCAAACCATACAATGTGGGGTCTTAATTGTGAATCACTAAGAGGACATTTATCACCAATGTTAATATCATTGTATCCGATGTTGATTAGACTATCAAATGAAGTTGTATTATGTCGGAACATAGACCCACGAGCTTTTGTCAACTCACCGTGTAAATGTAATATCTTAGATGAACCCGCTCTTTCGTGTAGGTCATCAACATTTTGTGTCACGATAGTTACATCATATTTATCTTCTAACTTAACCAAACCTGTGTGGGCTGAGTTAGGTTCAACAGTTGGTAATTGTCTTCGTCTATCATTATAAAAGTTCAATACTTTCTCACGGTCTTTCTTCCAACCATCAGGTGTACAGACATCATCAATGTTATGGTTCTCCCATAATCCGTCAACCGAATCTCTAAACGTCAAGACACCACTCTCTTTAGAAACACCAGCACCTGTGAATACTACAATCTTTTTCTTCATACTAATCTCCAATATAATAACTTAATGTAAATAACCTTTTTACTTGTACATAAGTGTAGAATGTATTTGTCTTTTTATCAATAAGAATACAAACATTTATCACTTTATTTCGTTTAGATAATACTCGTTTCATAATATCTTTATGTGAGGTTATTTCGGAAATAACTTGGTCAACACAAGAACAATCACCCATATCGTAATAGAAGTCAGTTACCATCAAAGGTATTTGTCGTCTCCCATAAAAATCAAAGATACTTTCTTCCGCATAACCGTATTCATCTTCAGCATACGTCTCATCATTAGTTATTTTATTTAACCCTTTACTAACTCTAAGTTTATTTAATGAGTCAACAACTTGTCTCGCCATATAAGATAAAACACCCATAGTGTCCCGTTTAGTAATATTTTCCCTTTTAAGGTAACTATCACTTGGGTCCGACTCAATAATCCTAACTTTCTCAGTAGTATTATCTTTAAAGGTTACGGTCTTAATCCAATACAATTCATAATAAACAACACTATCCTCAGATTGTCCAAACACTACTGACGATAACATCAAACAAATACCTAACAATAATTTTCTCATACACTCACTTTTTTTAATTAATATTTAACCATCGACCATCAGTTTGTAACTGATATGAACCAATTAATTGGTATTTATAATTCCATTCACTTGGTGATATTATTGATAAAAATTCATCATTAACATCTTTTTTGTAAAGATAATAAGTTTTCCCGACTATTGGTTGAAAATTGTATTTAGACTCATAAATTCTTTCATTCATTGAAATGTCCTCCATTAGTTTCTGATATTCGTTTTTCAATTCTTCGAACTTCGAAACATAATGGTGTTTCAATTTATTTGACTTATCAATTTTAAATAATTGAATCTCATCAGGCTTAAATGGTTGCGAACCTATCTCAGTCGGATATGATTTTATTGACCTATCAAAAACATAACTATCGGGTTTTTTTTCTTCCATATTTTAAAATATACGAATAAGTTTCAACATTAACCACACTTGAAGTTTAGATTTATTAACTATCTTCGTATCCATAACCAATTAAAACAGACATTATGAATCTTAAAGAATTGAGAAATGCCACGTTTATTTTTGTTTTAGGTATGTTCTACCACAAGTACGTAACATATATGATGGACCTAGCAAAAACAATGAATGAAAAACCATTGGTCTGTGAAGTGAAGAAACCTGTTGAAGTGAAAGTGGATGTTAAACCTAAAAAACGTAAGATTGTCAAACTTCACGTTACCGCAACAATGTATTACCCTGTTGTTAATCAATGTGATAAGGACCCATTAGTTACCGCGGGAATGTTCAAAATCAATCCTCGTAAAGCAAGTGAACACAAATGGATTGCTATGAGTAGAAACCTACTTAAAAGATGGAAGGGTGATTTTGATTACGGGGATATTGTTGAGATAAAAGGTGCGGGAAAAAAGAGTGGTGTTTATAAAGTTGTCGACACAATGAACAAAAGATATAAAGACCGAATTGATATTCTTGAGACAGAAGGAACTTCATTCTACAAATTCGAAGATATACAAATCGCCAAACTATAAAAAGAAAACCCCCAATGTAATGTTGGGGGTTTCATTATTCTATCACATTAAACTCGTCAATTTCAACTTGAATACCCGTGTATTTTGTTATATTATCCTTTAGATAATCTTTAATATCGTTAACTATCATATCCCGAATATCCGACCCTTCAGACATATCTAACTCCGAATAAAATTCAGATAGTGATGAATCTCTATATGTATATTCTTCTAAGTCATCATCCCAAAACTGAGCATTATATAACTCACCTTCAACATCCACAGACAATTCAAGTTCGTTCCAATCATTCATTTTACTATCCCAAATCCCAAAAAATAACTCACCATCTAATTGAGATTTGAATGGAATGTTGTTTGGTAATTTAGAAATTAATTCCTTAGTTTTTTCAATGGCAATTTCCATACCACCATTGTACTCAATTAGATATTCATATAATGATTCATCTAAAAATGGTAATCTAAACAATTTAAATAAGTCAGGTTCAACGGTAATTTCTTTACCACTTGATTTAAGTTTATCCCAATATCTAAAAATCCCTTTTTTAATATGGTTTTCTGTTATTATTATTTTCATTCTACCCAACCAACTTTAAGACCTGTTTTATCTTGAAACCATTTTTTAAATGTATCTTTCCATTCATAACCATCAAATAATTCATCCAAGTCATTATACACCCAACCAGCAATATCCAATTTACTACTCTCAGTATCATCATATGTGAAATAGTCATAAGCATTTCGGTCATTTACAACAAATGAGAATGAGCCATATCTTTCAACCTCATCTTGATAATAATCTTTATGTTCCCAATTATAATCAGGATAATACTTCTCACTTAAATACTGATAGATATAACCAGGAACACTATCGTACCCTAATACGGTCGCTAAGGTTTTAAATCCGCCCATTAATTGAGCGGCTTGTTTAACACCTAAATCTTTTATTAATTGATTTAGTTTTTCGATTTTATTTTCTGTGATTATTATCTTCATTATAAATAGTATTTTACCATTAAATCAAATATTTGGTTAAATATCTTAGTATTCAATTCATCAAATTCTATGTCATAAGCATCATACCCATCTTCATCCACCAACTCATCATTTTCATCAAACTCCCACACCTGAATTGTCGCCCAACCTTGTTTGACACAATCAACATAATATTTAAGGTCAGTACCATTATTTGTTTTGTGAGTACCAACTAAAATAAGTTTTTCAGTTAAATCGGACATATAAATCCGTCCATTAACTTTTAAGTCATCATCAGATTCAATTAACTGATTAAGTAATTCAATTTTATGTTCCTTACTGTCAAAATAATCAGGCAATATACGTTTAAAATTAACATACCCACTCATTGACTTAACAACGGTTAACACACTCGTTGTTTGAATCAATCGTTTAAGTTTCTCAATTTTATTTTCATTGATTATTATTTTCATACCAATAAATATAACAAAACCCCAACATTTTTATGCTGAGGTCTTTATTTTGTTAATTATAATTTATTCTTCTGTACTTATATATGATTTAAACTCCAATAAACTTACCACCATCCATATTACTGCGGGTATTGGTAAATAATGAATGAATAATGATATTGAAATAACTGCCGATATTAACATTAAACAGAATGAGAATACCTTCCATTCCAAATCAAAAAAGATATCAATAAATAGTAAACCAAAGTACAATACAATTAGTTGAAGTATTAGCATCTCAATAACTCTTTGTCAGGATTTAAACTTGGGTAAAGTATATTACCACCTGATGGTGAATGTATTTCATTTAAAACTTGTTGATGTTTCTCATCACCCATACTTGGGTCAATCTCGTGTTTGAATACAAGATTCAAATGTTTTTTAATTAATTGTGTTTCTTTTTCACCAATTTTAATTGGGTTAGCCATTTCAAAAAACCCTTGTAACCAAAACGCAAAATCTCTACTTGTCATATCTAATAATTTTTATTAAATTATCGGTTAAATCTTTGATATTGTCAAACACCCTGACATTATATTTCTCACAAACAATATCAACATTACCCTTTCTCCAAAACCCTTCAGGACAACATACCAACATCTTACCACTTGACGCATATAATCCCAACTCCAATAAAGATATCGGTGATTTAGTGTCAGGTAAAAAATTCATAACGATAATATCACTCTTATCTAAACCGTTTAATTCCCAATTAACTTGTTGGTAAAATTGGGGATTCTCAATTGATTGTTCCCAACTTGAATCCCAAGATTCTCGTCTTGGATTAATAAATGTTACCTTCCAATTATCAACAACCTCATTAACTCTTTCCGATAATTCTGTTTGCCAATCTTCAGCAACACCCATTTCAATTGAACCACCCAAAAATACTCTAACAGTATCTTTAAATTGGTTTATTGATTGTGGTGGTTTAATTACATTTGTAGACATATTATTATTAAATTTTGTTTGAGTTATAAATGGTTGATATGGTGTATTGATTTTAGGCATACCATATTTCTTTGGATTAGGGACCATTGTGTTTGCCATTACACAACCACAAATACCTGAACCCCCATTTATTGGATTACAGGAACACGTAGTACTATATGGAACCATATCATCATTAAGGTAACACATACAAGTCCCATACATATTACATTTATCACATCTACTTGCTATCATAATTCAATCACATATCAGTTACTTCAATGGTTAATGGCTCACCGTTAATAATACCGTTAATTTCGTTATCTAACACACCTAAAGGAATAAACCTATTAAGTTCACTGACACTCCATCTTAGGTGTCTTAGAATGAGTATTATATTTTTACCAACAATTTGTTGGATATTTTCAATAGATTGTAATGTTTCATCTATCGTGTTGGGATTTTCATCATTTGTAACTGATTTTTTGAATGTCCCTTTTGTGTCAACTATATTAACTATCATATATTTTCTAAATCACCTGTTTTATTTATTGTTATATTAACTTCAATGTGTTGAAGACATTTCTTAGGTACAAAATTAACAAACCCGTTTTCGGATATAACAAATTCACCAATGTCGTGTTTAAAACTAATTGGAAAATCTCTTTTATACATTGGAACATTCGATAAATATTCATTTAACGCAACATCCAAATCAGATTGTATCTTCATCAATAACGTCTCTTCAAGTTCCGAACCAACATAACTATCCAATACTTTTATTGCTTCAGTTTTAAACCCCTCTTCACCGGTAATTTTATCCATAAACTTTGAATACTCATCGTCGGATGGTAACTCAATTTCATCTTTCCAATCATTCATAATTGTTACTTAGGTTTAAGATTTTCCTAATCTTATTATCGTTTATTTTTGTGGGTAAACCACTCAAGTATTTAATACATTGGGGTCTAGTTAAATTAGAAAATGTGGACTCAGGCCATTCACCCGATGTCTCATCCCATTTATCATAATCAACATTTTTCCAAAATAAAGTGTCAAATATTGAATCAACAAGTGAATGTTCATTACCTTCACCCCAATAATCTGTTGTACCAAAATGAACTTCAGGTAAATACATTGGGTACTTATACCCTCGTTTACTTTTATATTTTTTACGTCTTAACCAACGGAATTCTGCCCAATATAAATCCTCAATTTTGAAATCCGTTAAAAACCCTTTCTTATACAAAAGTTTAACAATCCGTTTCTCTTGTTTCTTCCAAAGTTTAACTTCCTTGTTCATATCGTAAAACTATTTGAATGAGCTTCTTTAGCTATATCAATTAAATTTTCAATGTCTCTATTACAAGCAAATACCGGAACACCTTCTGATTCTAAAAACACCATAACCCTACGATTATCTAAATCACCACTACCACAAACTCTGCGTATAGTATAACCTTCAGGTTCCCCGAAAGCACCGTGTCCTGTTGAAACATATTCAGTCTTAATGTACCCATTAGGTACTTCACCTAACTCAGTAACAACTTCCACCATAGTAGGATAGTCTATTAATTTCTCAGTGAGAAATTCAATGTCACGAAGATTAGTTTCTGAACAATATTTAATTAATTGTTTTCTTAAATTCAATATGTTTTCTCTAGTGTATCTCATAACTTAATATTTTTACCCGATTGTAACCAAGATTCAAATTGTTTCCTTTCAAACTCTCGAATGATTGGTGTCATTTCTTTTTTAATACGTTTATTTGTTTCCGCAATGTCTTGGGGGTCAATAATAGTATACTTACCCACCAAATCCCTATCAAATGATATTTTGACACGTTTACTCATTAGTCAACTCTCGAAATTAAACTTACTGTTTTAATTTTACTCCCGTTCCAACGATTCCATTTCTTTACGGTTTTTGTTACCGATTCTATAAGATTTTCTCGTATCTTATCAGCAACTTCAATAGACCAATCAATGTCAGAACTTAGCATCTTATCAATTTCAACTTCAATTATTATTTTCTTCGCCATTATTTTTCAAACGTTTTTCTTGTTCGTAAATCGCATCAAAATATTCTTCATCTGTCATTTCTATAGACCAAATGAATATACCGAAAGCCACCGCACCAATGCGTAACTTTAATTCTTTCCAAATACTTCTCTTTCCCATTATAGTGATAATTCTTTAATTTTTACAATAACATTTTTAATTACTTCCCCATAGAATTCCGATTCAAATAATTCCAACCCTTCAAGTATTTTCTCAATTATCTCATCAGACAATGTTATCGGTTGAACCCCATTTTTAGGATATCTATCGTAAAATGAACCATAAGTCATAGTATTAATTCGAAAATCAATATAATACTCACCATCAATAGTTTGAATTTCAACAGTTCCACCATCACGATATTGTTCAAAACCAATAACATAGTTAATTTTATTTTCAACATATTCTTTTTTCAACATAATATCATTGTACTCATCATATGTTGGAATAAAGAAAGGACTAACAGTTTGAGTTAACTTAATTGTTGTTTCGTCTCTACTACCTTTAGAATCTTTCAAAATGAGTTCTCTGTAATTATGAGCATCTCTACAGAACTTTAAGACTTCCTCATTACCTGTTCTATGAATATGATAAAATTCACAATCGAAAAATTCTGATAATTTATTAATTAATTCTTTAGGTTTTGCCTCATTATCAATGAACTTTTTATAACGACAAATCTTTTCTAATTCATCTTGTTCCTCATTAGATAATTTTTCTAATTCTGAGGTAATCCACCAATCAACATCACCAATACCACTAAAACTACCCATACAATGAATATACTTATCTTCATTGATGTTTAAACTATCACAATATAATCCACCAATCCAATGTGGTGAATAACCTCTCCATTCTCGGATATATTCCCCCGTTTCAAATTTTTCAACCCAATCTCTTGACATAATATTATTTTTTAATCGTGACCTAATTCTGAATGAATAATTAAATAAAACCCAACAACTAACGCAACTCTATCACCAATCAAACCAAGAATAGGGTTATAAAATGGGATTGGAAAACTTTCGGGTAATTTCCATAAAACAAATGTTCCAATAATTAAAAATAGGTAACACGCTCCATAAAATACAATCAAAGGTAATAATATTGTGAATATATAACCCCAAAATGTGGGCGTTGATAATATTTTCACCATATACTTAAATGGTAAATATAATGTGTCAACCCAAGCTTTAAATATTTCAGTCATTTATCTCCAAGAATCATTAAATTTTGAGGCCTTTTTACCTCTAACTCTGTACATTGCCAATGTTAATATATCCAACGCTTCGTGTAGACCTGCTCTGTCATCAATAAAGATGTTAGCATAAATCTTAGCGTGATTACCAAAACCAACATCAATCGGTGTTTCATTTATCCTATCAATCTCAAGACCTTTTGATTCACAATAAGTCGTAATTTCAGGATATCTCTCAGGTTTACAAGCGGTGAAGATAACGATATAAGCACCCGTTTCTTTTGCCGTCTTGAGGGTTTTAATAACGGTGTCGAAATCGAAATCATCCATTCTCCAAGGAGAGATTGTATCATCGAAATCAACCCCAATTATAATCTTCCCGTGTTGTTCCCATTCGGTTTCCAAACGGTCAACATATTTCATTACTTTTTCATTTAGCATAATCTTCATAATTTAAAACCAACAAGTAATCATTGATACTCCAGGTATTAAACCAACACCGTGGATTATTTCTTCTTTCCACACAGGACCTGCGAAATCACAGTTTAACAATTTTACAATGTTCACTATCCAAGCAACAATTGCGTACCCATAAAATAAAAAGGGTATTAAGATTATTTTTTTCATATTTTTACCATTTATCAAATTCCGTTAAATCTATTGAAGTCTTTGCGATATCACTAAACACTTCAACACTTGTCCCAATACCCGTTGGTGAGAAACTATACGTGAATAACCCATACTCACCATAAACAATTTTAATAGCTTTCTTCCATTCATCCAATTTTTGGACTTGTTCTTCACTTAACTCAAAACTCATATTTTCTATTTATGTTCGTGAATAAAAAATGTTCCTTGTACTACACCCCAAGATGATTCTTCTTTGAATGTGTATGTTACCGCCTCATCTGTTGATGTCATCGGTCTTGTTAAATACCAAATTTGGTTTTCTTTCCAAGTGACATTAACTAATTTATTACCAGAAGGTAAATGTAAATCACCTTCACCGCCAAAATTTTTAACTCTTGAGTTTTCAGTACAAGAAAATAAGCCAAGACCTAAAACCAACCCTAATAATGTTTTTCTCATAATTTATCTATTTTTTTAACTAATACTTTAATCGCATCCAATTCACCTCTAGTGAATGATGTTATCTTATCATTGATAGTTATATCAAAACCATCACCATTTGACCATTCAGTTACTTCAATAAATGAATCAGGTTTATTTAAATAACAAAAATCAGTTAGGTTAGCACTGATTGACTTACGGTCTTTTACTTTAAATTCAAATTTCTTTGGTTTCATAGGTCTAATACTTTTTTACAATATTACGAATTATTTCCATATCTTCATTACTAATACGAAAATATAATCCACCTAATTTTGAAATTAACCTTAAATGTTCTTCTTGACCAATTGATGAGTCATTTGGAATTGTAATTGAAACCCCATCATTAACACCTGTAGGTTCATCAGTTAAGTAACCATCCTCACGTAAATAATCCAACATAGTTCTCTTATCCCAAGAGTCCATTCCACCATAGAATTCGTCTAAATCAACATAAATCGCAACACTCATTTTCCGTATTTTGCTTTTAAAATTTTACCTTCACTTTCATAATCAGTCACCGTAATAATATACGTTTCAGTTAAATTAGTTGTTTGAGAACTATCAACTAATTGATAACTTTCTGATAAACAATATGTTTTTGCATCATCAAACGTCATCCCGATTATTGAATCACAAATGTCGTGTTTAAATTTTTTTCTTACCATATTATTTATTTAATTGTTCGTCTCTAAATTTGTGAAATTCTCTGTCATCAATATCAACAACACCATCTAAAAACATACTAGTAATATCGTGTATGAGGATTTTAATTTTATACTTATCCGCCATATGTTTAACAAATTCTAATTGTTCTTCAGTACAAATCAAATAACTTACAATGAATCCGTCATCATCAATATCATCAGTGGACTCAACGTCAACAAAACTGTTAGCTTCATCACGTTCATCTTGTGTCATTTGTTCTGTTATGATGTCATTTTCTTCAGGGGTAATACCAGTATCAATTCTATAGACTCGTCTCATATACTTTTTTTATTTAAAGATAACAATAATAAATTGATTTATCCAACAAAAAACCCTCAATTTTACTTGAGGGTTTGATTTGTTAGGTGTTAGGTTAAACCGTTTGTGATGCCAATTGTGTTAGACGTTCACGGATATCAGTTAAAGTCGTTTCGTTGTAGAATTCACCATCTTTGTAGATAGTTTTCAACTCACCACGTTTTTCTGTGTCCCAACTAACTTTATCAGTTAATTGATACTCACCGAATGCGTCAGTAACACATAATAATCCTGTTGCAGATTTCTTAGTTCCGTCGTCAGTGATTGGGTCCTTGAAGATTTCTCTTCCTTCACCATTAACCTCAACATAAGTTGCTTTCATCGCGAAACCAAATGTGTCTCTTGTATTGTATTGGTATGTGAATGAACCGATACCTAATACTACGTTTGTTGATGCGAATCCTTTCGCCTCCAATCTTTCACAGATTTCATCCGCTCTGTCAATAGTGATTGAGTCACCATAGATTGCTCCGATGTGGGGGTCAAGAACTTTGTAACCTTGTTCATTAACTGTTCCTCCGAATACATCCCAAAGTAATTCAATTACTCCTTTATATTTTGGATGTGTTAAATCTAATTGTGCGTTCTCAACAACATCTCTATAATCTCGAGATATAACTTGTTCTCCACATAAGATATCTACAGGGTTTCCTGAGTCAGGACGAATAACTAATTTACCATCACGACCTAAGATTTCATCTTTTAATGTTACTAAGTGTTCGGTACATACTTTCCATAAGTCCCAAGTATCAGATACTACTGATAAGATACCTTTTGGATATGTCTCCAACAATCTTCGGAATGTTTCAATTTCATCTTCTTTACCACCAGCACACATTACTGAGTGTTCTGTTGCCGGTACTGAACCTCCAACAAATCCTGTTTCATTGTAGAAACGTCTCGCTCCGTAGATTGCTGGTAATGAGTCAGTTCCATTGAATGATGTCAAGTGACCTAACCCTGATGTGATTGTTGCGTCAGGTGAATCCAAACCTCTCATTGAGAAGTCGTGACCTTGCCACAATACAAACCCAACATTATCTTTATCTGTTTTCTCAGCCCACTTCGTTAACACTTTTTTGTATGTGTAAGCGATTGTTGCCGATGTCATAGGTTTCCATAACAAGTTTGAGATAATAGTCTCTAAGAAGTTAGGTAACCAATAGAAGTCAGGTAATGTATTATACACTGTCAATACAGGAACTTTGATTGGAACTAATGTCCCTTCCGTGATTGCTTTAACTGTGATTGGTAGATAACCCAAGTCGTGTAATTTCTCAATGTGTGTTGTATCATACTCAGTTCCTAAGTACAACGTTAACTCATTTTTGATTTCACGACAAACCGTTTCTTTCGGTTGATTGAAGAATCCTTCTTGAAAGAAAGAGTGAATGTTTTTCACCATCATTTGTTGTCCAAATGAAACTAATTGGTCACACCCTTTAGGTGCGTATTTGTTACTTCTTGGTGTGAAGTTTGAATACACTAATGTTGTTCCTTTAGGGTATTGTTCGTGATGCGATGTTTTGTACCCATCCGTTAATAAAAACGCGTTAATCATAAATTATTTATTTTTTGGTTTATTGTAATACTTCAATTGAATAGGTTGTTTTCTCATCCCCAATTTCAAGGGTGTGAATTGTAAGTCCAAAGGATTCTAACACTTCACTAATTTTGTTAACCGTAGAAGCTTTATCACTCCCGTGAACTAGCTCAAATGTTTTTACTTCTTTCATAATACAATATTAATTAAATTATTTGAATACATCAAATCTTGTTACAAAATTTTCTACTTCTTCATTACTAATTGAGTTAGTTGTGAATATGTGTTCGAATGAATTTTTCAAATCATCAAACCCTCTTGAGAAAATCCCGTGACTAACAATTAAGTAAATTTTGCCTGTGAAGTTTTCATTTTCTTTTATCGCTTTCGCAATATTAAGGAATGTCCCTCCACCATCACAGATATCATCAACAATGAATAAATCTTTATCCAACACATCATCAGTTAATGGGACAAGTGTTTTAGATAGTTTACCATCAATGTCTCGGTATTTTGAACATACCAAAACATCCTGATTAGATTTGAATGAGTCGTTAACTGAATACACTTTCTTCAACGCTCCGGCATCAGGTGAAACATAAACAACCTTAGACATATCACTAATGATTTGACCTGTCATCATCCAATATTTTTGTAACGAACTCCTAACCAAGTCAATGTTACCTGATTTACTGAAGTTTTGAAGACAAGCCTCCAACACATCTGAATGGGGGTCAACAACAGTTACCTTGTCAAACCCTTGTAGGTTAATGATTGGGGCAATTACATCTTTAATATAATTCACACTACCAATCGAAAACTTACGGTCACTCCTTGCCCCTAAGAAATAGGGAACATAGAGTTCAATTTTTTTAACACCCAAGTTTTTCAATGCTTGATTAGCACAAACAATTAACTCAACATCTTTGAAGGAATTCATTCGACTTCTAATCTCAACCCCATCTTTGAAAAACTTCGACACATCATAAAAATCAGTTGGGTCCTGTACTATAATATCAATGGATTGTTGTCCGTCAGGGAACTGACTAACTTTATACCTTAATCTACCTGACAATTTGTCAGTGTCTTGTCTTAAATCTAATACTAGCATTTTTTACTTATTTTCAATTAAACTTTTATCATAACACCATATTGGTGTTTTTTCTCCAACATATGAACCACTAACATTGAAATAGAAATGTTCTAACGCATCTTCATATGACATATTGTCTTTCATTAGTATCTCAATTGATTTACTAACTGAGTATATTAACCTCATCGTACTTTCATCAACACCAATTATGGCATCATCAAACCCATCGGCCTTTAAAAAGGTTTCACCCTCAAATGTATCAATAATTTTTTCAATCATTACAATCTTTTTTTAAAATTTTATCAATGTATTTATATTCCGTAAATGATGGTTGTAAATCCCATTCAACTAACGATTTAATAATACCCATAGTTTCATTTGTGACATACTTCTTTATGTTAGTTTTAAATATACTTAATAAAACCTCATTAGTTTGTTCACTATCAAACCCATATAATTGTATTGATGGTCTAAAATACCAATAATTAAACCCAACATACAATCTATCCAACCCTAAACAAAACAACCAATTGTTATCTTTTTTTTTAATGATGTATAATATATTGTCCCCATCTTTAATGACTTCACAATTATTAAGTAGGATTTCACCTCGTTTGATAAAATCCTCACTTAACTTTTTATACAATTTATCATTCATTAAAACTTTGATTTCGTATGTTCAATACTTTGAATTAATTTATCATTCTCATTGTTTAATGTAACGGTTACTTGACCTTCACCATTATACTCCCACCTAACAATGTATTCCCCCAAATCAACACTACCTGATTTAGGTCCTTTGGATACAGGTATTCCGTTTTTTATCTCCCAAAAATTCATTACTTACCTTTGTTAAAATATTTATCCACTTGATATATAATAAACCCAAAGATTGTTGAGAATCCCAACGACCCAATTATCCATATCGGTGTGTTATTCATTGCTGATAATATACCCCCAATAACAATTGAACATAGGAATAATGATAAGATAATGACCGTAACCGTATTATCATTCACTTTGTCAACTCTTTCGGTCCAAACTAATCTTTCCAAAGCATCTTCCATATCTTTTCCGTAAGCCGGAACTTTATGTTCTGACCCATCTTTTTCACGAATAGTGAATAGGTATTTGTAATAACCTGGACTTGTTTTACTCGCATCCACTAAATCACAATGTACCGCTCTTCTTCTTTCTTTTGCCATATTTTATTTTTTTAACTCTTCTAAACAATTTCTTCTCCAATCTGAATGACCAACGTTCAACGGCATACAACCATCTTTTGATTCCATAATTGCCGTCAACTCATATAAGTCATCATCCAAATGGAATGTGAACCCCATACCTTTTAGGAACTCAATTTTATCAGCAAATTTAGTAAACTTTACTCTACTCTTTGGAATACCAATCCTTTCACAACTTTCCCATAAATCCTTATTCCAATCAGGTGATTTCCAAATTTGATGTGGGGGGTCATCATCATCCCCAACTCGTGATGTTACAACCCAAACTTCATATCCTTCGTCAACTAATTCTTTAGCGAATTCCTCAACTGAGGGTAACGCCAAAGTACCATCATAATCGAAACTAACTTTAGTTTTACTATTTTTAGTTAATTTATGGTGAGTATCGCATAATGTGAAATACCACCCAATATCTTTTCGCATCTCACCAGGTTCACCACATTTTTCACAAACGGTATAACTTTCAGTTTCCGCCTGTAATATTCGTTGATGAATTTCAGGACTACCGGCATTAATATAAAATCTTAACCCACCAAATTTCTCTTTAACTTGAGTGGTTTCTTTATTCCAACCTAATTCAACTAAATCAGTTATCAATGACTTAATCAAACCAAACCACCCATTACCAACACAGAAGAAACCTGGGTCAACTATAGGACCTTTATCGGTAAAATACCCATTATACAACCCACCAATTGAGTTTAAGTATTCCGACATTTGCTCATCCGATAAATAATAATTTTCCATAGAACAAATATAAAACATTTGAGATTATAAAACAATACGATATTTATATTTATATTTGATTTATGAGCACAACTTCCGAGACTAAAGCTGAAAGAGACCCATTAACACCAAACCAAGTTAAAGGGATTAATATGGTTATTAAAGGTATTGGTAAAAAATACCCTTACGTTGTTGGGTGGGAAAAAAGTGAGGTATTCGATAAATACCAATCTCAAATGTTTATTAACTTAATAGTTGATATGACTAAATTTGCAAAATATTATAATTCACCAATTAAATCTTATTGGGTTGATGACTTAATTGAAGGTAGATATGATAGTATTGGTGGGGCTTTTTATCTTGTAAATTACGATGAAATACGTGATGATGCTTATGAAACAAAAAGAAAACTAGAAAATCGTATTAAAGACATTTATGTATTACTACCTAAAGAATTTCAAGTTTTTGTTAAATGGTCAGGTGGTAGTTTTTTGTTACGTGACGATGAAGAATATTATAAATCCGTATCAAGTCTTGATATCCACAGTTGTTTTGTTAAAATATTTAACTAACTTATTGTTTTAATTAGTTGCGGGATAGGATTCGAACCTACATCATCGGATACTAACCTCCAATATGTTACCACTTACACTACTCCGCTATACTACTGAATCCAATTCAGGTGGACTGAGAAATTGTATCTAAATCGTTTTCTTTTCTCACCTTACCACAGACCTCATATTGTCGACCATATGATTAATCCTGACTTTAAATAACATAGATAATGGTTCGGCCTTTTATGTCAGTCGCTCGACGTGTTATTACCCCAATATCCCAATTCCGTTCCCCCTAACTATATTGGGTTCCTTGCACCATACCCTCTAATATTGGAGTATGAGGCTGAACCCTCAAGGATTGGTAGCATCTATTGTTATGTTACTGTCTGCATTCAGTTCAGTAGTTAATTGTGATGAATCATTTACTCGGTCGCAGCCATACCATTCTTTCAGGTAGGTCCCCCTCGCTCTTATCATCATTGAGCCACGTAGATAGGACAGGATTCGAACCTGTAACTCAACATCACCAGGACGGTTTCAGTTACCAATTACTATCACCTATCTATATGTTGAGTTTCTTCATAACGGTACTCAACAAACCCTGCTTGCCAGTATTACATTTACTAACTACTATTATTCACATTCAATGTAACCCAAAGGTGGTCCGCCGTCATTGGTAGTAATCAGGGTGGGACTTGAACCCACAAGGTAACATTCGGCTTCAAGGCTCTCCTATATACCGTTCATAGGATGCAGTTACCACTTTACTCGTCTTATGCGTCTACCAATTCCGCCACCTGACTATTTTTTATAATAACCCTTTATATAAAACGTAATATATAAAAAAACATACTCCAATTGTAATACATATAATAGTTGTTACTTGTGCTGCAGGATGTAAAGTTTCCATTTTATTTTATTTTAAAGTTAGTAGATAGGATTGGATTCGAACCAATGACGCATAATACAAATCAATGTACCCGCTCTGACCTCTGAGCTACCCATCTATATTTTTTTGTAGTCAAGACAGGAATCGAACCTGTGTATCATCAAAGTACTTTGATGGTATGTTTATACTTCATACCCTGCTTTTACCATAAAGGTGTGTGTCTACCATTCCACCACCTGACTATATTTTTTGTTACTCAACCCCTCACGTCCTTTTACTCTTGGGGTTAAAGGTCTTGCGGACCACCATTACGGATTTATCATACTAGGAAGACGCTCAGTATATAAATCTTGCACCTCTCTGAAGTAACTTGTGGCTCAAGTGGGAATCGAACCCACACCTTGATTTTTAGAGAATCCTATTCTAACCTTTTAACTATTGAACCAAATTGTGACTGATGGTCGTCTAACACCTCGACTTTCGACTGATACAATTTTACGTGTGCCCCACTCGGTCTATTTGTCACTGTCAGTTTTCAATCACAATTCAAATATAAGAAATTATTTCTTTTCAGTCCAAACAATTTTATATTTTTCCCAATTATTTTTTATTTCTTCTTGTAATGATTCGGTTAAACCTTTGTTTTCCAACACTTTACCATAGACAAAACTAATCACTCTATTAACACTCTTAAAGTGTTTAATACTTGTCCATTTCTTACCATAACCATCATAGAAGATACCTGTATAACTTTTAGTTATTAATTGAATGTAATTGTTATCAACTTCATACTTGAACAGTTCTTTTAATTTAACATCCAAATTATTTCCATCATCATCAATCTTAATGATTAAGATATATTCTTTATCTTCCAATGTTACAGGAATCGCATTCATTATTGTTTTATCCTTCTTAAATAAGTGTAATTTTGTTTTATGAAGGTAATTCAATGTGTCTTGTTTAATTTGTTCTATTGTTTTCATTTTAATTTATTTTAGCAATTATTTTATTATCCCCATCCGTTTCAATGGTTAACATACCCTTGAGTTTAATACTTCCCTTAGTATGGGGGTTATCGGGAGTTTCCTTAGTTGAAAATCCAACACCTGTACTTACATCTACGTGATGAACATAATAAGTGTCTCCTCTACATTTGATTACCCACATTGGAATTGTTGGGTCTTCAAGATGTTTCTTGTTAAAATGAAATACAATTTCACATTTTTTGTTAATCTACATCATAACTGTTTGTTTTTATTGTTTATTATAATTTTTTAATGCTAATGGTAACGACGCGGTTAATCGGTTTGTAATCTCATTGGATTCAAACGCAATTGATGTTAATTGATTATTTATGTCAGGTTCATAAAATGATGAAACACTAACATTCAAATCAGTTAATCGTTCTAATAAAATTTTAAGTTTGTTTTCGGTATCAATGGATAATGAAATAAGAAAATTGTTGTTCCATTGACGGGCTTTCTCAGGATGGTCTAACATATACTGAGCAATCGAGTGTCCCGATTGAGCCATTTGATAACCCGGAGTTAAATCTCCTCTTGTTACCACATAAAGTTTTTGTATCTAATTGTTTTTCATAATAATATAAATATAATCAATAATTTTTTGTTGTCAAGAGAGGACTCGAACCTCTATGAATTATAATTGATGTTAGTTGGCACTCTCAGAGAGGATATCGCTTATTATTTTCATCAACCTTATTGGAATGTATTACGTAACGGCTATTTACCCAACTTGTGTACCGTAATCTTCTGCCCATTCCATTCTAACCGCAGCCGTTTAGCGTCACCCTTTCCGCCACTTGACTAAAAATGACTTTACCTTACAAAGTCTAAGTAGGTTTAGTTGAGGACTTTCAAATCTTAATCGTCTATATGACTCCTTCCTCTCAGTGTATCGTTTATTTACTCGTCGGGCATAGTATCTGAGTTTTCTGTGTGCTGCCATCACACTTACAATCGTAGCCAGAACAAGATTCGAACTTGTAAGACACAGTAATACAGTACTGCGTCATCCCTGTATGGATATGTGCGTCTACCAACGAGCGAGGACACCCCACTCCATTCCGCCACCTGACTAAAAATGTGTGTTTTTAAATTATCCCTAGAACACACAAACTATGCCGACATACGATTCGGAGAGCGTCCACGCCAACATATGTGTAAACCCGAAGGTCTTTTTATTTCAACCCATATCTGTAATCTCTATCTTCGTTCCTTAGCGGTGCACCACTAGAGGGCTAATTCAGTAGTCAGGACAGGACTCGAACCTGTTCGATTTCACCGTAGGACGTAACGAGACTGCTACTTTCAGAGTGTTACTATATCCCCTCACCTCTGCGTCTACCCATCCGCCACCTGACTCGGACTCGAACCGTTGAAAACACACACCTTTCAGTGCCAACAAAACCCTGACCCCAAAGTTTTATTGTCAGTCGCCAGGGTAGGACTCGAACCTACACCCTATGACTTGTACCTCACCATAGGGACTTACGTTGTTTTTAAAAGAGTGGTATCACCCCACTGTAGCGTCTAACCAATTCCGCCACCTGACTTGTTACTTAGGCGAATATACTCAAATGCGGTACACTTAGATTTCCAATTCAATACGCCACTTGTATAAAGAGCCTTATAACCAAATTTGAGGTTGAGAACCTCTGTGTTGTAGTGCTTAAATCTGTCCACTCATATTCTTGTTTCCTTCTCAAGGGAACAACACAAATAATCAGTCGCTCGCTTTAGAGTCAGTCGCCCATTGTATAGCAACGCATATACAAAGGACAACACAGGAATCTTTGTACCTGTACTGATTATTGTTTGAGGTTGAGAACCTCTGTGTTGTAGGGTACTATTCTCCCTTAACCCTCTTTAGCATCATACATTCCTTTCTCAAGGGAACAACACAATAATAAATCCCTGTACTCTCAGTAAGTAATGTTATAGATAGGCCCAAACCCCTATCCTCCGTAGCTCAACTATTTATTTCAACCACTCAAATTACCTTATGAGATTTATGTCTATTTCAAGTATATTGTTATAACATCTAACCCCTAAACAACTACACTCTGAATGTGTATATCTCCCATACTTCGCTCCCATCCCTATTCTACGATAGGTGAGTCCCATAGCAAAATCTGTTTAGTCATTAGCAGGGGAATAATATTTAAAATGGTGACTACTCCCTCAGAGCTACCAACCCGCACCAATGAATTGATACGAGCTAGGGAGGACTCGAACCTCCAAGTCACCATTTTAATCGACATAGGACTTGAACCTATACGGGAGCACCTATAACCCTCCAATCGACTATTTAATATTTCAAAGAACTTTTAGAATCTGAGGTGGGAATCGAACCCACACTAAGTCAACCTTTACAGGATTTGGAACCACTCCTCATTACGCTCTCAGATTTCCTTTCAACAAATATAGTAATTTATTTTTGTTCTGACCTAATAATTTCAATTAATTTATCAATACATTCAGATTCAGCTTCAGGATATGTTCTATATAATAAAGAATATTGTCCAATCGTATTTTCCCACCCCCATTCTTCTGAAGCTAAATCATTTGGATTACCAAAAAAACGTGTGTAGGTATAACAGAATTTAGGTTCTGTCGTACAATCAGTTAATATCTCAGGGAATATCTTATGTGTATCTCTAAACCATTGGAAAACCTGTGATTTAAGTGGTGCGATTGTATATGTTTCATCACCAACACCATTCATATAAAATGTATGTTTACCGTCTTTTTTATATAATGAACATTCACTCCCAAACCAACTATACTTAATATACCCCAATTCTTTAAGTAATAAGGCTTGGTCATATGTGACAAATAAATCTACCATAGTTTTACTTTTTTAAAATATTTTTTATCTTAACTCAGATGGGTTATGTGTATTTAATTGTTGAGTGGGGTTCAACACCTGAGCGATACAAATTGGGTATCACAAAGAACGACCCTAAACTACGATTAAAAACCCATCAAACTTCAAACCCCCACGAACTAGTCTTAATACGGACATATAAGTCGGAACATTACCACAAGATTGAATCTTGGATGAAACGTGAATATTTCATATATGGTCAAGAGGGTGGAACCGAATGGTTTGAATTACCCTCTGAGATTGCATCTAATTTCACCCAAGAATGTAAACGTATTGAGGACGTGTTTAACGACCTAATAAAAAGTGGTAACCCTTTTATTTAGAAATACCATTTCACACAATCAATACCACTTAACTTAGAATTAACTTTAGTCATTCTAATGAATGGAATTTTCTTTACTAATGTTGCCGGCATCACCAAAGAAGTATATGACGTAAAATCTTTGTGTTTTAATACTCGACCATCACCAGCAATAAATTGATAACAAGACCCATTATCTAAAATGTAATCACCACTTTTAACCTCATAGGTTACTCTCCCTATCTTTATTGTTTCCATCGTTATTGCCGCCATCCTTCTCGTCTTTAATTGGTTGAAAAATAATTTGATATCCCTTGAATATTTCTTTGATACTCTTCAGGTCTTTAGTAAAACCCTCAATTATTATAATCTGTTTTTCCTTCGTGTTGACTATGTACTTCATATTTGAGTAACCGACATTAGAACCATTTCGATTAACAATATTGTAAATAAAGTATTAATCATTTTCTTTCTACCCTCAGTATTAGGTAACTTAACCACCGTATGGATAAACAAACAATAAGTAATTGCCAGTATTATTACCCCAAAGTTAAACATTAAATCCTTCATCTGTGTCTTCTATTATTAATTTTGTTAATTTTTCTGATATGTTTCTCATATCGGATAATAAATCATTATTATCAATACCATCCAATTGTTTGAATAAGTGAACGTAACCCATATTGATATGGTCCAACGCAGCCTCAAACCCTGATGTGTAATTTTTAGCGTCTTCAATAAGACGGTCCATTATTAATTCTTCTTCAGATTTCTCCTTTTCCATTTTCTAACCACTCATTAAATTTTTTAGTGAAGACTTTTGAAAATTCTTTCTTCATCTTCTTTTTTTTCTTACGAGGCATATTCCCCAAGTCATACATTTCAGGAAATATGGTTATCGCAGCCCCCAAAGGTATTTGTATCTTCCTCATTTTGATGGTATAATATAAATCTCATTAAAGTTATATTGGACCTCATCCTCACTAATAACCAACACAGACAATTTATACCCTGTATAATCATCTGACATTGGTAATTCGTGCATACCAACAAACTTATTTTTGTCGTCAACATATTTTTTACGTTCCTTATCTTGAGCAACATCACCATTAAAGTTAATGTCTTTAATTGTTTTAGTGACTAAGTTCTCACCTTCATAAACCATAAATTTAGAACCTACCAATGTTCTAAACAACTGACCAAACTTGTGGTAAAAATTATCATTTAAAAATTCTTCAAATGTTTTAAGTTTGGTGTCGGAGATAATATTAATTGGTTTATTATCCCAATTTTTCATCCAAGCTTCTTTATTTATCGAGGTCATCTTCTTCTTTAATTAATTCGTAATCACTATTCTTAGTCCTAAATTTAATATAATTTTCCGAACTTTCCAATAGTTCAGTAACCTCAGTTGTTTGCCAAGTGAAAAATACATTAAATGGGGACATTAATAACCCCCTACCAACTTCAGGAGTGTCAAACTTTTCTTTAAACGTCCCATCCTCATTAAACTCAATCCAAATGACATCACTTGAACGTTTTGTTAACCCATCACTTCTTTTTAACGTATACATAACTTATGATTTTTTTCTAAGTATTGAAACAATTCTTCATATGATTGACAAATTAATTCACCCTCTTCATCATTCGCGTCCATTTTATTATCACCATAACCATTTTCAAATATGAACCATTCCACCCAATCCAATCCTTCTTCACCATAAACAAAACGTATTGAGTTTTGTAATTGTTCAAATAATATATCAGATAATTGATATCTACCCTCCATCAAATCAAACCCTAAATCGTGAAGGTCTGATATCATTTCAGACCCTCTCTTGTAACAATCTAATATATTAAAAAAATTCTCAAATGTCATATCACTTTCTTTTTACTTGAATTGTTATTCTATAATAACCCATCCAATTGTTTCTATCAATAATTGTTCTAAACTCTAATTCTACCTTGGGAATGAACCCATCAACAACCCTAACCCCCTCACTTTTTTCATTCATCAATTTGATTACTCTATCGAATAAACCGGTGTTAAGATTATGATTATAAAACTTCTCGACAAAGTTATTATAATCTTCAACATTTATTTTATGTAAAAAATGTTTCGAGGCCATTTTAAAATATGGTTCAGAATATAATAACCAACCATTAAACGTGTCTTTATTATATTTCTTCACCTCACGGTATCTTTTTGTTTCGGGATGGTAGATATCATATTTATTAATATCTACCGTCTCGTCCAAGATAAAACGGGTTGGGTCGTAATCAACAGACTTAATCTTGTCGAACACAGAACTACCTTTACCACTCCACTTCATTCTTGGTGATTTGGTTTTTTTTACCCAACCATCAACTTGAACTGAGTTCTCAAATTCAACACCCGTTTTAGCCCTGTTTTGCATATCTTATTTTGTGTATAAAGATTGTAAATATTCGATATTTTCTTCAGTGAATATTTCTTCACATTTATTACCAACTAATGAATCTAAGTTGATATCAATATTTTTCAAGGTTTCTCTTAACTTAGAAACGTTAATTTCTTTACCTAAGAATAAAACATTAGAATAATCGGCCAACTCAATATCAACGTGACTTTGACCAATGTATGCTTGATGTATTACTGTCATAGAAATTGACCCGTTCTCCAATGTGATATCGTTCTCAATATCAACCATTACTGTTTTACCAACTATATTCATATCTCTTATTTTAAAACCATATATTTAACACCATCAACAATCTTAGTCACGTACTTACCACCTTTCTTTTCCGCAGTCTTTGTAGTCTTCGCAGTTTTAACGTTTTTTTCAGGTTCTCCGAATTTCTCTTTTAACACTTCTCTCATTGAAAATCTTTCCATAACTCTTATCGTTTTTACAAATATAATAAAACTATTTTAATTTATTGAATAAAATTTTGGTAACATCTGAATTAACATCAACCAAGGTGTCAGCCAATACTTCTTTACCTTTAGATTCTGTTAAGAATTTTTGGTTGTTTCTCTCGTTCTCAATATCAACAGAAGATACTGACTTGTCTACCGGACATAAGTGTGTTGTTATAACTCCGTAACCATTCTCATTTTTGTAGTCTACGTTGTCCTGAGTGATGTACGCATACTTCATTAATACTTTATCTTCTTTTTTACAAGATACCATCCCCAAAACTAACAACCCTAATAAAACTACTTTTCTCATATCCGTTACATTTTTAACGAATATACTACAAATTCAAACAACCACCAAATAAAAAACCCCCAATTTTACCTGGGGGTTTAAATTATTTAATTCCGTAACTACGTCGAGCGTCATATAGATAGTCGGATAAGATTTCATTAAAGTACCCTTCATTAACATCAGGATACCATCTATCGTCAGGGTTCCATTTAGGTTTTTCAATATAATCCTCTAACACCATTTCATTAAATGCACATCGAATGTCATCATCACATTTTTCTAAAAATTCGTCAAATTCCACTTCACCAACTTCACTAATATATTTTGAAACATCAACTTTCAAGATAACCCCTTCATCGTTCATCTGTTCAACAGTTCCGTATTCTTCTAAACCATCTTTTAATAATCTATATAAATAATTACCATACTCATCGGCTTCAGCATTACTTTGAGCATTACCAATAGCGTGTCTGATGTCATAATTATCATCATATTCTTCAATTAATTCTTCAAGATTTTTTTCGTTAAAGTCTTCTTCAATGAATTCCTCTTCACGTTCAGCGAGAGCCCTTAACATAGTACGTATCTCAGTTTGATTCTTATCGTCAACATAATAATTTAAAGCCGAAGACCAATCAGAACCATCTTGGTCCCAAAATTCATAAGTTTCACCAGCCAATATTAATTCAAACATTGTTACCTCAATCGTCTTATCATATTCATTACCCGCAGGTGTTGTTACTTTTTTCTTATATCTTCTATAGACATAATCGCCATCAACATATGTTCCAACATCATCAGGGTCTAATTTAAGTGTTATGTTATAATCATAATTAGGTGCATCAATAATACCCATATCGGCTAATTTTCTCATCATTGCCCGACCTTCAAACAATTCAGGCCTATTTTCATATAAATCTCTAATAACATCTTCAGGTAAATCACTTAACTTGAAATCTTGTTGTGAAGCATATTCGGTTCCGAATCCTTGAACTAAGTAATCATCTTCTTCACCTTCACCACCTAACACATAGAATAACGGTAAAATATATTGGTGATATTCTTCTTTTGGTTTTGAGTTCTTAGGACCTTTTAACTGATACATAATACCGTCAGTACCAATTGCCGTAGTTAAATGACTTCTATTAATTGTGTATTTATTATTAATTGGTTTTGTCTCACGTAATGAATATATATATCCATAACTTGAACGTCCACAGTGCCCCATTCTTTCCGACTCTTCTTTTGAATCCTTAGTATTTAAATCAGCCCAATAGAACCCATTACCATTTTCATCACGGAAATCTTTTATAATTTCATTTTTCTCAACGTAATTGATATCACCCTCACCCAATCCTAATGAGTCGTGCCATTCCTTAGACTTTTTAGCTAATTCGTCTAACTGTAAGTTTTTAAATGGTTTTACATTACCATCCAAACCAACACGAATCCAATCCATAATTCCAATAATTGTCTGACGATATCTACTAATTACACTACTATTATTAATTTCTTTAATTGTAATTGCATTAATATCAACACCTTCTTCCCAAGATTTAAAATGAGTGTCCTGTAAATATTTCTTAACACGACCTAACATCCACACTGATAATGAACCACACAATTCATCTAATAATTCAGCCTGGTCTTTGTCTAACCCTTCTTTATCGGTTAATATTTTTAACTTTGACGCTTCAACTAATAATTCATCCTGAATACCCATCATAGATTGAATCTTACTAATATGTTCGGCTAATAAATTTCTCATTCTAAAAGTTTATTTATAAATATCAAGTAAATCAATTGGTGAATTCAAATAATTTCATATCTTTGATAATATACAACAACCCATTAAAATAACAGATATGAAAACTTTAGCGACAATATTAGTAATCTTAATGACATTCAACGTTAACTCTCAAAGTGGTTACAAACTATACTCTAAAGTATGGTTATTTGATTACAACAATAAAACTGCGGTAGTTCAACCAATTAACGGTTCAGTTAGTTTTAGATATGACTACTTAGACTCAGTTAATACCAAAATAGACACTAACAAAATAAAATCATATTTGTTAAAATCATTTAATGAATTCAGAAATGATTATGGAAAATGTTCTGTCGTTGAGAACCATCAATTAACTATAGAGTCTAAGAATTACTCTAAAAAATTGGTAAAAAAATACTGTCACGATAAAATAACTAAAGGTTCGGAATGTATTTCTATGTTACCACTTATTACTTTCACATTAATCAAAAAAACTGATGGTGATTTTAATAAATTAGTTGCGGAATCTATCTTCGACGTATTTGTTACCTCTAAGAACCATATGGATGTTTTACTTGACAACGAATACAAAGAATTTGGGTTTGGGTTTACCATTGAAAACTCAAACATTTACATTGTTGTTCGTGGGATATAAAAAAAGGGAGTGTTAAACTCCCTTTTTAATTAATCTTCGGTTCCCCAATGAATAGTGCCTTTCATATTGGTTGACCAATCTTTAGGCCCTTCACCCCAAGTTTCACATTGCATTTGAGAATTAGGTTCACCAACTTTACATTTAGATTGAGTTTTTGGATTCCAAATATATGCTAATTTAATACCCGGAATTCTATATGGAATCTTAGGAACTTTAAACGCTACACCGTAATCATAATCAAAATCATAAGTAGGATATGTTTTTGATGGGTCTGTCTTTAACTTAGAATTACCCGAAATATTTAAATCTAAAGCAATTTTTAAATATTTATCGGATTCATAATCCGACTTATCTTTTGATGCTCCAGGTTGACCATAAATATCACCACTGTTACTTGACGCTCCCAAATATTTACCCGTAAGATTACCTTCCCAATTAGGTGTATAAATTAATTTTGGTGATATTGTAACACCAATTGATTTTAATTCAGCAATAACAAATTCTTTAGCCGACTCGTTTCTTAATTTTGATAATTCGGCAAAAGTATGAACTTTACCATCAGGTGATGTACCATTAGGTAATGTTGAACAAGATGTTTTGATTGTTAATCCATTTAATAATCCCTTACTATTAGGCGTATTAATTAAAGCGTCTTTAACCTTTTTTAGGGTTGTTTCTCTAAATTGAGCAACAAACTCAGGGTCCAATTTCCAACTATTATCAATAAAGTATTTTTTACTTACTAAATCATCGTCAACAGGAAATTCAAAATTAATTGGTTGAGTTGTCCCTGGCGTTTCAATTGGTTTTGTGTTTGAAGCCTTTTTAGTTCTCGCATACATAATAGTAATATTACCTTCAGTACTTGCCTTTAATTCTGAATACACTTTCAATATCATTGCTCGATATTTTGGGTTCTTTTTTAACATTGTAACTCTAAAGTGAGTATCATTTCGTTCACCCAATTTTTTTGACACTTCAGCAACAAGTTGTTTGTTTTCATTATATTTTTCAACTTCTTCATCACTAATAATTTTATTAACTTCTTCAGTGTTTGTTGATGGCGGTAAATCAAATGTGTAACCATCTTGTTTATCCCCAATAATAGCACTCAACCACGCAGGTGCGACGTTTGATGTTTTCTGTAACGTAGGTGTCCATTGTTCATTAATATTTCTCATCAACACCCTATACTGAGATTCTGTAATTATTATTTTGTGTTTCATATCAAGTTTTTATAAATAAATATATAATCCTTTCCTTTTGTCAATAATTCTTATATATTTATTAACTATGAAGACAATTTTAGTTTTATTATTAGGTCTTACATTTAGTTCATTTACATTTACTACAAGAAATGTAATTCCGAGTGTTCATACCGCTACTTGGTATGACACATCAGGTCACCCTAGAGTCCATAGGGAACACTCGACCGCAGCGTACAACAACTTACCTTTACACACTAAATTAGTTGTTACCAATTTATCAAATAACAAGACAGATACTGTTGAAGTTACTGATAGAATGGGAAACAAATCTTCAAACCGAATTGATTTAAGTAAAAAATCATTTGGGAAGTTGGCTAATCACAAAGTGGGTAAAATTCAAGTTGTAGTTGTACCATTGAAATAAACAAAAGGGGTCGATTTAGACCCCTTTTCTTATTACCCCCATATTTTCAATTAGATGTGGTATTCTGAAACCACAGTAATCACCTTCAAATGTGTTCATTTCAAGATAACAATCACCATCGTCACCTAATATTTCCACAATATCATTTTGACTAATCTTTCTATAATGTACTGATGAGAATTCGTGGTCATCATAAATATAACCAACCTCATCACCACGCATTACTATTTTCATTTGACGTTCAACATCAATATCATTGGGTGTATGAACCGTCATCGGTAACCAATCACCTGTCGTTAATAATTCACAGACCTCATCACCTAAAACTATTTCATCGTCAGATATGATAAACAATCTATTGTCTTCACTTTGAACTAATTTTACTTTTTTCATTTCTTAAACATCAACATTGATTTCACCTCATCACAGAATAATTGTTTCTCAATGATAGGTGACCATTTCCCTTTGTAAGTTATTCCCCTAATTGGAATGTTATCAATCCAAACATATTCTGACTTACCTTGAATTCTTGGTTTGTCTGTTATTAACCCGTGGTATTTAAAACCATTATCGTTCAACCATTTTTCAGTTACCTCACGGTCTTTACTTTCTCTAGCAGTAAAGAATGTAATGATATTACCTTCATCGTATAACTTATTCAATTCTTCTAAAGCCCCATCGTAGACTTTAGCGTCGGAATATAAATGACTTTCCTCATTTTTTATATCATCACAAATGGTCCCATCTATGTCGACCAAATAAACTCGTTTCTTCATAAATTAATTCTATTTTCTCTACACATATCAGAGATAAACCTTTTTAAGTTAATTAGACTTTCTTTATAATCACCGATAGGGTCAACAACACTTGGGAATCTTTCGTGTAACTCATCTTGTTCCAATGTGTCTTTACAACTTGAGTAGATGTCTCTAATGATTCCTAATAAGATGTCTTCTTTATCGTAATTATCTTCAATCTTTTTATCCATAACCAAACCTTCCAATTCTTGAGCATATTCAACAAGTTCCTGAACTTCAGGTTCATCAAGTAAGTCCCTGTTATTTCGGAAAATTTGGCTAATAGATTTCATTACTCTTTAATAAACATATTGGTGTTAGCGATTGGTAATCTTAATACCGGTAGTTGTTTTTCCATTGCGTCTCTTTGCATCACTTGGTAAAACCCGTCATCCATAACTTTCACAGTTGGAACGTCAGTGTAATGAACGATTAAATCGGATTTTTCCGCAATACCTTCATAAAGTTTCGCAGTCTTTGTTGTTGTGTTAAATACTAATGTTTGCATAATAATTTTTTTATTAAAGGTAGTTATTTATTTTTTCTTAATCAACACTATTTATTATTTAAGAATTAAAACATTATGGCTTCAGCATTTGAATCTCTACCGGATAAAGCGGTATTTAAAATATGTCAAAAACTAATCGGACAAGAAATTGATATTGATGACTATGAAGAGTTATTTGATGCGGTGTCCGAAGTCGCTTCTTTATTTAAAATACAAGCCGGATATGTAGATTATAGTTACATCAAAACTTATTTAAAACTGAATTTTGAAAGTATTATTAATAATGACCAATCAAGTATTGAAAAACCATCTTTAAAAGTTTACAATGTTCCTTATTATATTATTGAGACACTTGTTGAGAGACAGGAGTTAGTTCAAAATTTCTCAACATATGAAGATGATTCATCAAACATTTCAGATATCATCATTGAATTAGAATCTGATGATAGATTTGATATTTGGAGTGGTAATGAAAATCCTTACCGTAGTAGAGATTACATTGATAGTGAGTTAAATAGTTGGGGTGTAAGAGCCGATGAGATTAGACAAGTCAAATAATTACCCTTTAATTTTACTAATCACTAAGTGAGTGATAACTAATAATACTAATACTGATGATAGTGTTACTTGAACGATGGCTTCGATGTTATGAATCATAATGTTTTTTCCAAAACACTATCAATAACCATACCACTATTTAATTGTTTCTTTAATTTTTTTAAATCTTTGATGATTTTATCGTAATCAATCGGGTCCGAGTCCAATTGTTTGTCAACAATCTTTTTTACCATCTTACCGATTACCTCATTCATATATAATCACCAAATAACTCATTAATATGTTCTTTAACATTGTAAGGGTATTCAACAATATGAAATGACAAATACTTATACTCATCACTATTCCCCATTAATACCGTTAAAATTGAAAGGAAACTACCATAATAATCAATTGGGTTAAATGGATACCCATCAATTGTTTCATTTAAATAATCTCTAATAATCTGTTCAAATTTAGGGATTCGAATTTTTAAATTCCAACCACCTTTACCGTCTTCAGTCCAAAGGTTATCCATATCAAAATATTCGGTTAAAGCATCAAAGACATATTTTTGTTGTTCACTTTCCCAAGCGTTGTTATAGGATTGACTATAAATATTATAAAGTTCTTGTTCCAAGTTATCGTCCATTGAATATATCTCATCAAAATAACTTTGGTCATTAATTGCATCAATCACATTATCGTCACCTAATATAGTCCCGTCATCGAATTCAAATCCACGATGATTTTCCAAAAGATATTGTTTTAATCGTTCTTGGTTTGCAATATTTAAGTTATCTACAACATCAACAAAAGCATCAAAACTATCTATGGTAAACATTTCAAAATATTCATTAGATAAGATAGTGTCAGCAATCCTCTCACAGGAATAATCAGCAGTAAATAATTCTTTTAAATCAGATAATTCACCTTTATAATAATAGTTACCATTTTCCACAAGAATGTCATTGAAACTCTCATTAACAATATGTTTGATAACATCACCTGTGGTATCATTATCCAACATTGCTAATAACACCTGACCTTGATAATCTTCGTTAAAATTTGAACTATGAGGATTTAACGTCATTAAAAGACCTTCTTTATTAATAACCTTAATTAAATTATCGAAGTTATGAAATAACTTAATTTCATCAGTCATATCATCACCATCATTTAATCTTTCAATGTAATCTATTAAACGTTCTCTTTTTGTCATACTAATAAATATTCACAACTAACTAAAAACTAGTAGTACTGTGGTCACCGAAATCGTTGTCGTAATCTTCTATAATATCTTCCATTTGTTTGGGGGGTTAAAAACATAAATATCATACCTCACTATTTATATTAAAATAAACAATAAAAAATTTTAATTATGTCTTACACAAGAGAACAGATTGAGTCAGCACTTAAATCAAAAGGGTATAAATGGTTTAATGATGACGCAAATAAATCTTACGATGTCAACATCGTTGGTGTTAGAAACAATTCACCATCAGTTGCTAAAAAGGTGACTAATGTATTTGATGACCATATCACAATTTCATTTAAAGATGAGAAAGGTGTTTGGCAATTCTATTGTTGGAACGCAACAACAGACCCAGGTAAAAAAGGTGTTATGGAATTTCATAACAACAAAGGAGTTGCTAGATTAGTTCCTAATCAATATCGTACAACTTGGGCGGTTGATAAACATCAGGGAAAATATGACGCTCTTTGTCAAAGATTGGCAAAAGTTAAAGTTTATCGTGATGCAAATAAAAACTTACTTTTTGAAGAAACTGTTACTGATGAAGGTATGTTTGGTATTAACATTCACAAAGCAGGAACTGATTCTACTTGGGTTGAAAATTGGTCTGAGGGATGTCAAGTATTTAAAAGAGTTAAAGACTTTGATGTCTTTATGTCTATCTGTAAAAAAGCTTCTAAAATTCACGGTAACAAATTCAGTTACACATTATTAGAATCAACAGATATTAAATAACTAAAAACCCCCAATATTAAGGGGGTTTTTTTAATTCACAATATTCACTTCAATACTACCAATACCGGTAGTCTTCAGTAAATTAAATTCCGTATATAGATAATTAGAAATACATTCAATCACTTCACCACTCACTTCCCATCCAATTTCATCATTATTTAACGCGTCTTCTAATGACATTTCTTCACCATCAATTTCAACTCTACCTCGTGTTTTATCAACTTTACAATCAACTTCAATAACTAAATGAATGAATGTGTCATCCCCACCACGTCTACGGTTAGCTTCATTTTCATCATACAAGGTATAATCAATAATATCAAATTCAAAGTCATAAGACCCACAATTATTAACACGTAAATTGTAACCACCAAAATTATCCTCTAATATTTTTTCAATTTTCTCATCACCAATAAATTCCGCGAACCATCCGATGGCTTTATCACGAGCTTGCCAATCATTCTTAATCCCAATACTTATTAAATAAGCATCATCCCAATACGGTCTTTTACTCCATATCTTACGTAATAGTTTTTTTCTTACGTCATCTAATTGTTCTTCTTTAATTAATATCTTCATACCTATTTTTTTATTGGAATATTGTTATGACGTATGGTGCTTGGAAGTCGGTGTCTATATAATTAGGAACATTACCTTCACTAAAAAAAGAGTCAAACTGAGGGTAATTAATTTCAGTTTCATCATAAATATGATGATTTTGCCACCACTCATAACCACTAAGAGCATCTTCCAAAGGCATTTCACCAACTAATGAACCATCTTCAGCTCGATATTGATATGCCTTAATTGGGTCAACTTTATTATATATAGCAACAAAGTCTTCGTCCAAATGATATTCAACATCTTTATGGTTAACCAATATTATATCATACATTTTCTCATTAGTTTCCTCGTCCTCGTAAATATTGGTTTTTAATTTCTTAACATTCGAAAGTACCGATTTAACATAATCATTAACATCATTACTCGTATAAATGTCTTTAGCACCCTCAATTTTCACATTAAATCTTGAGTGTTGACCCATACCCGCAAGTCGATTGAAGAAATCAACTTGTTCACCTAATTGTGATTCAAGTCCAGGGTTAGTATATGACAAATCATCAGGATTCTTCATTCTAAATTTTAGAATATCAGGGCCCATACTAGCCTCAAAAACCCCTAAAGGATAACATAAAATCCCATTAATGTTTGCAACACCTTTAAAGTATTTAGTCAACATCTTTACATAAATCTCGTCATTCATAGTATTTATAAATATACTACTTAATTAAAAATTATGGACAAAGAAATATTAAAAAAAGGTTTAGAGAAATATACCAAACACATATTAAAAATTATGGTTGATTACGATATCCGTATAGCAATCAGAAATGGTATGATAAAAAAACGAGAGTTTCTTATCACCTACATCTTTACGATTGACCATTCAAAATTTTGGAGAGGTAATAGAAACAACCCCAACCCTAACTTCAGTCAAGAATATAACGATGAAGTTAACAAAATATATATGGATGAATATACTGAAGAACTTGAGACCGCAGTTAAACTTTTTGGTGTTTCAGAACCTGATGTTAGAATAGAATATAAAAGTATTAACAAAGAAATCTACGACCCACTTATTAAAAGTTTAAACAACGATTATAATGGTGAATTTAGACCGGAATTTTTATATGCAAGCCCCGCATTAGGTTTAGAGTTTACCGAACACACAGACACAAGAGTTGTTCAAGAACAATTAGAAGATGAGGGGTTTGATATTGATGACATCGCCTTTTATTAAAAAACCCCCCACCTTTTCAGATGAGGGGTGAGATATAATCTTATTGTGTCGAAAAACAAATACCAGGGTAGACGAGTTTTAATGTTTAAATGTTGAACCTTGAATATTTTTGATAGTTGAACTTTGAGTCGGCATCACATTCATAAACATCGAACATCACTGAATAAGTTCTAGTATATATTTGTTAGTCAACAACAAGTCCGATTATATTGATGTCGTTGCGTTGTGGTTATCCAACTCTTCTTGTAATCTCTCGATTTCTTCTTCGATTGATTTAACTCTCACGTCTCTCTCAACAATTGAGATTTCCGCAGTTTTAAGTGTAGGTTCCTGTCTTGAGTATCTATCAGATACTTTACCTTCACTACAATCAATTTGGTTAAGTTTCTTAGCCAAAGATTTCAATTCAGACAATCTAAAGATTTTGTCGTAAACCCCAATGTTCGCTCTATGGATTTTTGTTTTAAGGTCGATTAAACCTTCTTCCAATGTCATTATGTTAGACAAAGAATTTACCGTTGAGTAAGGTCTAACATTACCTTCATCAATTGAGTTGTACGAGTACACTTTTTTAAACTCATCGTCGATTGCTTTAATCAATCGGTTCTTTTCTTTTAACGCTTGTTTAATTGTCATATGTCTTTTTGTTTTTGTTATAGTTAAAGTATATAAGTTTTTTTTTAAGGTGTCAATAGAGTTTCTCTAAAATTTCTGATTCTTATTTCTAATTCATCAATAATTAGTTCACGAATCTCTTCTTTGGTCTTCTCATCTTTGATTTTGAATAGGGATTCTAAGTATACAAATAAGTTAAAACTCGCAGGAAAATCAATAGTCCAAGATTCTTTATCACTCAAGTTAAGTTTTAATTTATAATCTCCAAAACCATCACATTTAAATGGGTATTCAATTTTGAACATAAGAAACCCAACACCTTCGTAATACAAATCCAACTTAGTTAGATTAACAATTGATTCCGCTAACTTATGTTTAACTTTCTCGTTCATAAAACAAATATAAACAAAAAACCCCCACTTTTCAGTGAGGGTTCAGATTTTATTTTAAAAATCTTAGTTTATATAATGTGGAATTAATTAATTCCTGAATTGTGTCTATCTGATTTTGTAGGTAACTTTCTTTAACCGACTTTCTTAGTGTGTCGATATCACCATCCAATTTTTTCAAATAGTTAATTACTTGTTCACCACTTTTATAGTTCTCAAATCCATCACATTTATAATTTGATATGATTCCGTGTTTACCTTGGTAAGATTCAATTAACCCGTCAAATAAACCCAAAACACCATCATAATAATCATTTAACGCAATATGTTCTGCGTATGATTTAGTTTGTAAATGAAAGATGTGAGTCTGATTTCTTGAGTGTAATAATTTTGAAACTAATTGTGAGAAATTACCATTCTCACCACTTTCAGTTTTTTCTTCACTTTTTTCATCAGTCTTATCCTCTTCTTGTTCCATTAACTTACGAGTTAACATATCTTTTTTACTAAAACTTTTTTCCATATTTATACGTTTTTACTATAAATACCTTCATTTATAAAATAAGACCTAACTAATTTACCCAACTCCATATCGTTTTGGGTTTCTTTAATCATTCCCTTGAGCTTCTTACGCTCCCCAATTAATTCCGATAAGATATTTTTAAACTCATCATTCTTAATTGTTCCGAATACGTTATTCTCAAATAACTCTTCTAATTGAATCTTTAATTTAGTTTCACTTATCATTTCTAACAAAATTTTTAGTTAAATAATCTTTATCTGACATTATGATAATGTCATCTGTTAATTCCTCAAATAGAACATATGAATTTAAAACATCATATAACCCATCAACCTCTTTCCAATAAATCGAACCCTCCGACTCAGGTGAATAATCATTGTCCACCAAATACTGAACTATAGTGTTAAATGATGTTGTCATAAACCCGTGAGCAAAACCCCTCGGAACTAACAACTCATCGCCAGGTTTCATATCATAAGAATATATTTTCATATACTCAGGAGAGTCCTCACGGATATCTACTATAAAATCAACTATAGACCCCGTAATTACCTTAATTACCTTAGCCTGAGATTTCTCCCCAACTTGGAAGTGCAAACCTCTTAGAGTGTAAATTTGGGGGTTAAAACTGATATTACTCTGTAACCAATTCTTATCAAAAGAATTTAGAGATAGTGGAGCAAATGTTCCTCGGTGGTCCACAAACACCGGATTACTTTTAAATTGAGGATATTCCATAAAAAAAACCTTTATCTAATTATAAGATAAAGGTTTCATAGTATCAATCATTGTCCCCGTACAAATCTAAAATTTCATACCCTTCCCTATCATCAACCACTTTATTAACCGGTAATCCGTAGGTTTCTTCAAACCACCGTTTTAATAACGTTTCAAACCAAGTACCAAATATTTTTTTTAATGACTTTAGTTTATAACTAGAGTACAATAACATAGGATAAATACCTATTTTATTTCCCGTGTAAGGTTCAACTTCGGCGTATTGAAATATCCAATCATCATCTTCCCACTCATCATCATTAATTTCTTTATAAAAATTAAATGGAGTGTAATCAACATAAGTGTTTCTAGTGTGAACCCAAAAATCATATGGTCGTTCAATCTTATGTAAATCAGAATTCACCTCCATTAATTTTTTAAACCCTTCGTAGATTTTATCTAACTTATCTTCTGTAATTATAATTTTCATAAAAATTCAGATTTTTATTATTGACCAATTACAATTTCATTAAAATCAATACTCTTTGTTCCGTCAAGACCACCATCAACTTCTTTGTACATAAAATTGTTAACCACAGAAGTTATACTTTGTTCAGCCTGAGCAATTTTAGTTTCCATCCAATCTTCAAGTTGTTCACCTTCCTCCATTTTCTCCCACATTGTTTTAGCCAATGTAGCAATAGTATAAAGTTGTTGCTTAGCCATATAAGAACCTTCCTCCTGATTCTCATTAATTGACTTTTTGATTTTCTTAGTAAGTCTTTCTAATTGTTTTTCAGTTATAATGATATTACCCATAATCGTTTTTATTTATAAATATCCGAGAATAAAAAAAGGGAGACCGAAATCTCCCTTTGGGGCCATAAAGGCACATCCACCACCTTGTTATACGATACAAGGAAACGACATATTTTAAAAGTTCGGTGTCGATTTCACAACCGTCTCCTGAACCACTTGTTCTATTTTTTGTTTACCCTCGTTAGAACCATCGAAATATTTTTTCAATGATAAGTATGTATACACCACACAAAAACATAGTAAACCTATTAACATTTTTAATATAGTTTTCCAAAATTTGAAAATCATATACCCACCAAATCCTATGATTGCTAATGTTGCTAATGTCTGTGAATCCATATCCGTTTGTTTTATATATACAAATATAAACAAATTTTCAATTACTCAGCATCTTCATACTGAAAATAATTTCTTGGAGGTTCAAAATCCATCGGAAGGTTTTTAATATCTTCCTTCAGTTCATCAACCATTTCCTGAGTGTAGGGTGTTCTAAAATGTGAACGTCGTTGATTAAACGGTCTCTCTTGGTCCTCCGCATCCTCACGTAAATCTTGTTCTATCCTTTGGAGGTGATTAGTTAATACCTCGTGTTTATTCCACTTCTCATAATCCTCAAGTGATTTTATAACTTTAGTATCACCATAGTTATAAAAACCTTCACCTAAGTCAGTATTTGTCGTGTAAATGTCAACAATACCATTATCACCATCATAGTCATAACATAAGTCTCTTAATCTACTTATATTAGTAATACCCTTTTCTTCCCAATTACGACCATAAGACCTAACCTTACAGATGTAGATGTGTCCATCATTATATTCCCAAATCATTCCGTTGATTTTATCTCTAAGTTCAACTAATTCGTTTAATAATAAGTTTGACACATCTAATTTCATATCTATAAGTTTTTATTGTTAGTTACTTTTTTGTTTTATGGTAACGACATTGTTGTCGTTACCATAGTGTTGTGAGATTTCTATTACTTAATGTTCAAGAAAGTTCCTTGTCCACCCGCCATAGTTGTCGGTAATTGTCCATCCCATTTCTCAATTTTCTTGTATTCAACATACAAAGGTGTTAACTTTTGTTGTGTTAAATCCATCGCTCTTGCCTTAGCGGATGCGTTGATGACAGTCTCAGCGGAGTCAGCTTTTGCGACCGCAACTTTACGTTGACCATCAGCCTGTGCAGCAATTGCCTGTTGTTTAGACGCTTCAGCTTGTTGGATAGCTCTTGTTTTTGCGATAATAGATTCTTGTAATGCCTCAGGAGGTGTAATGTTAGTTCTCAACTGAGATACGTCAAACCATTTAATCAATCGTTTATTACATTCGACAACGATGTTAGACTCAAAGTTTTCACGGTGGTTAAAGATACTATCGACAGACCAAGTATTCGCCACGTCATTCACCGCTCCAACGATTGCGTTTTTCAACCATCCTTGTTCCACCTCTTTAATTGGTAATCTCAAGTTTTGGAACATATCCCCAACTGTACTAGATTTCAGTTTGTAGTTAAATGTAGGGTTAATAGTTGTGGTAAATCCACCTTTAGTAATAACCATTTGGTCACCATACTCAATGTGTTGTTGGAACACAGGAAACTCATACATTGTTTCAGTCCAAGAGTTATAAACCACCCAACCTGTTTTGTATTCATACTTCGATACACCACGAGCATCACCTGTTAAATTAACTTTGATACCTACGTTACCTGTATCAACTCTTTCTGTTGAGAATGGTTGGATTAATGAGATAACAATCCCCAAGACACCAACGACAATCCCGTTTCTTAAACTTACAGTATCATCATTTGAGATACCTTTAAAAATCATTACACCTGCAATAATCAATGACAATACTAATAAAATAATTGTAATCATAATTTTTCTTCTTCTTTTTTTGTTAATAAATTAATAAAATAATGTGCTATTGTTTTCAATTGGAACACGGTGTAGAATAACACAAAAAACACCGTAATCATTTGTAAGAACACCGGACACTCTCGACTGATAACATATTCAAATACCATTGTGAGGACACTGATGTAGATAATTGTAGAAGCCAGAACCAACCAACCATTACTACTTAAATTTAACCACCCTTTCATTTCATAATTTAATAAATTTTAATTGTTAATAATAGTACTCTTTATAATTCATAAAGTCAATTAGACTTTGGTCATCCAAATATAGTAATTTGTTTTGTTACTTGTACCAGGTGTGATGTCAATAAATTTCAATCCCTGAATATTTCCACTAACCAAATTGTATTGATATATCGTCCCACTCAAATATCCCCAAGGTGTACCGTTCATTGATAGGTTAAACCCACCTCCCGTGTAGTATAAAGAATAGTTAGATGTGTAACCATTAAATTTATACACGGTATTGGTGACGAATTTTAACGTATCATAGGTTGTAGTAGGATTTCCTATCCCCCCAATCCTTATCCCCGTTATAACCCAGGTTTGACCTACCAAAGTCGGTATTGAGTCTTGTATGGTATCATTGTTATGTGGATACGTAATCACCGGTGGCGGTCCTGACGGTTGGGGGTTCTCTTTGATACAAGATGTTACCCCCAAGATTAATAATAAACCGATTAATATCCTCATCTTACTTAGTGACTAATGCTTCGATTTTACTTTTCATATGGTCCGCCAAATCATATTCATTTGTTTTAGTGATGACGATTGACTCACACAAATATTTGTATGGAACGTGGATTAAGAAGTCAGTCCCGTTGAAGAATAACAAATCGTTCTTCAATTCCAAACACCCTTGAACCATTTTAAGAAATAATTTGTATTGTACTCCGTCAACAAATGACTCATTCAATAATGACCCGAACTTCTCGTTCTCAATTCTAATGTTATATGTTACTGTCGTCATAATTTTTTCGTTTCAACAAATATAGTAATAATTTTGATTAACATTCAACTATTTCCGCAAAATAAAATGAACCCCCGTTATCAATGTACAATTCTTTCCTGAATGTCACCTCATCCCCATCTTTATATTTGGAGTTATCGGTGAATGGGTCCAATATTAATTCTTGGTAAAAAGTTCTTACAACTTTTTCACCACCACAATTTGCGTGTATGTTTTTTGGGGTATGTTCAACATAGAACCCCTTCTCGTCATTAAATCTAATAGTTCCTTTTAACATATCAGTAATTTGTTTTATGTTTATCCTTACGTGTGTATTTTTTTCTATTGCGATAAACATTAGGTCTTGTCGCCATCAAAATCTCCGTTTGCGTAATCTCAATTGTTTTCATAATTCTTATTTTTATCAAAGTTATTAATTAAATTCAAATACCACGCATCATTTCACGATTAATATCTCTCTCTTTGATTGAATTTCGTTTATCGTATAAGTTTTTACCTTTAGCCAAAACAATTTCCATTTTGATTAACCCACGTTCATTTCGAAAAAGACGATATGGGACAATCGTTAAACCATTAATTAATTCTTTTTCTAATTTCCTTAACTCCTTTTTCTTCATTAAGAGTTTACGTTCCCGGTTAGACTCGTGACTATATGCAACATTATTACTCGTAACATTCATTCCTTTAACAAATAACTCACCTTTATTAAAATAACAATAGGTATCCACCATTGAAACTAAGTTGTTGGTAATTGCTTTAACTTCAGACCCTTGGAGTTTTAACCCAACGATAAATGTCTCAACAAAGTGATATTCAAACTTAACCTTTCGGTTTACTATGTTAACGGAATTTTTCATATGAACAAATATAATAAAAAAACCCCAATAAAGATTTACTCTATTGGGATTTTTTTCAACCATAGTAAGAAAGGGGTTAATGGTATTTTGTGTAAAATATAAATATTACTAAATTTTAAAAAGTTTTAGATATTTATCATTATGGTAATTAAAATCAACGATAATAAGTTTAAAGTCAAAGTAATGATGACACCAGGTCAGACTCAAAAAGGTATGATGGGTAAAAAATTTGACAAAACTTTCAATGGAATGTTATTCTTAATGAATGAAGGTATTCATTGTTTTTGGATGAAGGATTGTATTATCCCATTGGATATTATCTTCATCAAAGATGGTAAGATTTTCAACATCCACCACAATTGTAACCCTTGTAAATCAGATGATTGTGGAAACTATTGTGGTGAAGGTGATATGATATTAGAGGTTAAAGGTGGAACGTGCAAACGTTTAGATATTAAACTTGACGATACCATTATATTTTAACCTTCGTTTATTTTACTTTGTAGAACTCTTACGAATTCATTTTGAATCATTTTAGTGAACTTAACTGCCGGTGAATCTTCTTCACTTCGTTGGTAACCTCCACCACCTCCCGATGATTTTTGACTAGGTTTTCCTAAATAATTAAGTCCTGATATATTAGTGATACATTTATGTCCCCCACTATTCGCCTGAATCAAATCCCAAGCAGTGATAGATATCTTTTCCATAATCGCCTTTTGTTTTTCACTCAACGATTTATATGGTTTTGACATTATGTCCCCAACGATAGTCAATAGTTCTTTACCATTACCCATTGACTTAAATTTATCACCATATAGTGCAACAAAGTCTTTGAATGTAAACCCAACTGACTCCTCACCAACTGATGATTCTGAAACCCATTTAATTGTTGATAAAGGTATTTGTCTATCTTTTAATTGCGATTCCCATTTAGCTAAAACCTCATCTTTAATCTCCCCTAAGTTCACACCTTTCAATGCTCTATCTTTTTTGTATGGATTACAAGACGCTTGTACCAATCCTAATGGCCAAGCAATAACTATGAAGTCAGCTTCAGGATTATTTTTGAATGGGGTATATCTATCGTAAGACCCCGGTTTCATCATATTACCACCACCATATTGAACAATAACATTATCCAATACTTTTACGTTTGGATGATTTTTCATCGACTCAATATAGTTCTCTTGGTTTTTCTTTAATTGTTCAACAGGAGCAAAACCTTTTTCAACCATAATACGTTTGATATTATGTAAGATATTCAATAATGAAGGTGTTGATTTCATAACCAACTCTTCTAAGAAACCTGGTTTGTTTTTGAACGCCAATAGTAATTTGTTACACACAAATCCCATCGCCATTTTATTTTTTTGTAATGACTTATCTTTATCTATTTTAAATAAATAATTGATAACCTCATCAACACTAATATCTTGTGGTGCAAAGTTTGCTGAGTCAACTGTTGAAATCAATAAAAGGTCATCACTTGGGAATAACTCTTTAGTTGATATTGTTTGTGATACAGTTTCCACATTTGAACGTGACGCTTTAAAGTTAGTCGATGTTTTATCATCAACACCCGCTTGAGTATCGTGGTGGTCAGTATGTATAACAAACATTGGTTTTCCGTGAGCAAAATCCACTAACACCGGCATAACGTCACCACTACCTTCAGGTTTCTTTATAGACCATTCTTTATCACCATATTGGATTACTTCACAATCAACAGTTTTGATTCCGTATTGTGCCAAGTATTCTTTCATAGCAATTGCGGTTGTAACACCATCTAAATCTTGGTGAAAATATATTTTAGCCTTTTGATATCTATCCGCAATCGCGTTAATATCTCTAAGACCTGATTCTAATATTACTCTTTTTTTCATAGATTATTTAAATAAAGACCCTAATAATGAACTAAATGGGTCCACTTTATTTGTATTTGATGGTGATTTAGGTGCTTCAATATTTGGTGTTTCACCAACATTCCCATCACCAAAATCTTCTTCCCAATTTTTTTGACCCTCTTCACTTTGATTATATTTCTCAATTTCTTCAGGATATTGTTTTAAAACTTCATCAGGTGTTGTTTTTGAATCAACAATTCCTAAAGTATCTAATAAACCAAGATACCATTTAGTTCTCCTCATTAAAGCTCTTGTTGCCGGATTACCACCTAATAAACGAGGAACTCCTGCGGCAAATTTATTCCATAAAGAAACATTTTTAGATGTGATAAATTTAGTATAATTATAATTAACGTTACCAAATTCTCTAAACCCTTTAAATGTCGTTTTAAGAGTTTCTTTTTCAGCCGCACCAAGACCTTTAGCCAATTTAGAACCAACCTTCATTTCTTTACTAGCGGTAGTGAATAACTTAATATAGTCCTCAACCAAACTAACAATATTTTTAAGAAATGGTATTTTACCAACTGATGAACGTAAAAGTGCAACTAATTTAGTTCCCCAACTTGGTGATTTCTCAACAAATTTAGCAACAGGACCACCAGCCGCTTTAGCCGCCTCAGCCAATTTAAATGCGTCTTTACCCGCAGCGGCATATCTAAAACCTTTAACGGCATCACCACCTAATTTTAAAAGACCAACAACAGGTTTTGCAATAACATCACCCAATAATGGGATTACCGATACCCAAGATAAAATTGCAAATAATTTATCATCTTGTTTCCAATAACTAATACCATTTGCTAAATCAATAACACCCGTTGGGTCAAAAATACCGGCAATATCACCAACGGTGTTATACCATTTAGATTCGTTAATCAATTTTGAGTTCTCAGGGTGGATGGCTTTATAAAATTCAACAACAAATTTTCTCTCGTTTTTACTTAAAGTTTTCCATTTTTCTGATAAAACTTTATATTGTTCTTCACGATATATTTCTTTGACTCTGTTGTTAAATTCAGATTCTTGTAGTACAATACCTTTCATATTATTTTTTATTAATAAATATTATGAAAAACAAAAAAAAGGGACTTATTTAGTCCCTTCTTCAAATTCCATTACAGATTGTTTCTTTTGGTCAACAAACCCTTGAACTCGATTTCTTGCTATCTCAGCATAATTTGGGGATAATTCTATCCCTACCCATCTTCTATCCAAGGTTTCTGCGGCAACTAAACTTGTTCCTGAACCTGCGAAGGGGTCTAATATAACATCGTTTTTATATGATAATATTTTAATGGCTTTCGTTGGGATGTCCATTGAGAATGTCGCTTTAGTTAATGACCTTGTGTCCGCAAAATATTTCCACTGACCAAAAACCAATTCCATAAATTCTTTCTTATCCGTCTCTTCATAGACAACTTTTTTCTTAACGGAACCATCTTCTTGTTCTATCTCAGTTGGAACACCTTTCCATTGTGGTTCACCTTTAACTATTTTAATATGTTTGTGTTTGTAAGCTAATATTACACATTCCTTTGGATTGTAAATATAAGGACTTGAAGGAGACATCCAACTACCCCAAGCAGTCGTTTTACTTCGATGAGGTGAATCTTCTTCCAAGTCAACAATACCAAAGAACTTATATCCAATTCTTTTCATAACCTGATAAATCTCAGAACAAAAGAAAATTCTACCCCCTTTATCTTGTCTATTTATTTCGTATGGTATGTTGATGGCGATTCTACCATCATCCTTTAATATTTGATAGGCTTGTGTTAACCATTCAGTTGTAAACTTTAAGTATTCTTCAATGTACATATCATCATCGTGTACGTCATAAGCAATTCCAACTCCATATGGGGGTGATGTAACAATTAGGTCAATTGAATTGATTGGCATATCCGCCATTACATCAATACAACTACCATTTATAATTTTTCCAATATAATTTTCCATACTTAATAATAGATTTTTTGAGTTGAAATGTCAACTACCAACAAGTAATAATGACTAATCCGTGACCACCGTCACCACCCGCACCACCGGCTGCGTTTTGTGCGGAACCACCTCCACCACCACCACAACCGTGACCACCATCACCTCCAAATCCACCAACTCTACCCGCAGTACTTGATGACCCACCACCAGCACCACCTGTGTAAAATAATGGCGTATCAGTATTACCACCTGAACCATCAACTTGGTCTCCCATTCCGTGACCACCATCAATAACAGTTGCTGAATTTGCGGTTCCACCACTAAGTGTTGGTATAATACCTGTACCTGTAATGTTACCACCATTCGCAGTTGCACCACCCGCAGAGTTCCCACCACCACTAGCACCCGCAGAAACAGGTGATATTAATGTAATTGAGTTACCCGTACCACCACCACTTGAACCACCAACAACTCCGATTTGGCCAGCAACAGGATTTATTTGACCTAACTGAGGAAATATAAATGAAGTTGAGTAAGTCCATATTGTTCCCGCAGCCCCTGCAGTACCATTAACTGATGTTGTTCCACCACCACCACCTGTTGGGGCGACATTACCATTTTTCATTAATACCGCAGTAGTTCCCGTTGAGGGGATTACAGAAACATAAGAATGTTCTCCACTACCACCTATTCCACCATTACCATTAACGATACCACCTGTTCCACCGACACCACCTCTACCTACTTGAACGAACAATGTGTCAGGTAATAATGACGCAGGAAAAAGTCCTGCCGCGAATGCTGAAGAACCACCTCCACCACCTCCTGTTCCTGAGTTGTTAGTATTTCCACGACCTCCACCACCGCCAGCACCACCACCTATACATAAAATATAAACGAAAGATGCGTTATTTGGTTTTGACCAAGTTTGCCAAGCAGTTGCTCCTGATGAATTAACCCTAAAAACTTGATTACTATTTTCTTTACCGGGTAAGTTAAATATATCTATCATTATTATTTACCAATATGTTATTATGACTAATCCGTCACCACCTCTACCACCATTACCACCTTGGTTAGTTATTCCGGCTCCACCGCCACCTCCACCACTACCATAGGCTCCGTGACCTCCTTGTCCACCAGGTCCACCATCTGATGAACCACCACCCGCACCTCCTAAGAAAACTAAAGGTTCTGTGGAGTATCCATTAGTGTTCGGGTTAAATGACATATAACCACCACTACCACTACCACCCGGTGTTGTGTTAGTAGCTGAACCACCCGCAGGTCCACCTGTCATTGTGGGGATATTACCACCCGCATTTACATTACCTCCCGCTTGAGCAGTCCCACCATTCATTCCCGCACCCGCAGCACCCGGTGTTGTTATACCACTAATAGTGATTGAATTTGGTATTGGGGTTGTTTGACCTAAAACACCTGGCAAACCATCAAATGCGGGTACTAAACTAAATTCTGAGAATATACCTGTAGTTTCACTCCAAAGAGTTCCCGCAGTTCCCGCAGTTCCACCATTTAATCCTGAAGCACCACCACCCGCAGCCGCAGTTCCACTTTGATATAAAACATTTGATGCGGTTTTTCCTGTATCAGAAGCTACCAAAACATATGATAATGTTCCTGCCCCACCGTTACTGTTAGTTGTCCCACCAATTCCCGCAGAACCACCACCACCAACTTGGATGTGTAGGATTTCAGGTAAGTAACTAGCGGGTACTAAGGCGTTCATTCCTGCGGATGAACCACCACTACCACCACCACGTCTAGCGGTCGCAGTTCCAGCACCTTGACCACCACCACCTCCACCTCCACCACCAATTAAGAAGAAATGAACGAATTGACAATTTTGAGGTTTAATCCAACTATAGAATGAATTTATTCCATTGGCATAAAAAACTTGTCTGTTTTGACTACCGTCAACTATATTAAAAATATCTATCATAATTTAAGTAACTGTTACAATAACGAATCCGTCACCACCACGACCACCGATTCCTGCGGTTGAGTTACCTCCGGCTCCTCCACCACCTCCACCACAACCGAATGAACCATCACCACCTTTACCTCCAACACCTAATGTTTGTGAAGCCGCACCACCACCAGCACCACCACTAAAGAACATTGGTGTTTTAAAGTTTGGTCCGATGAAGTTTTCTCTTGTCGCATAACCATTATTACCCGGATTGGCGGTTGCACTCTGAACTGCGGTGTTAGTACCACCTGAAATCGTTGGGAAATCTAAAATACCCACAATACTTGCAGATGCCCCTAAAGTTCCAACCGAACTACAACCCGCACCACCCGCACCACCTGTGAACGGAATACCTGATGGTGTTACGTTAGTTGCGGGAGTACTTGATGACCCACCTATACCACCGGCTTGACCTGCATACGCCGAAACCAAACCAACTTGACCTAATATGATATCCGCTTGGACAATTATTGTTCCAGCATTTTGAGTTAATGTTGTTCCCGCACCCAATGTTCCACTTTTCATTAATATATTATAACGTGTTGAAATATCAGGAATTGAACAAACATAACTTAAACCTCCAACACCACCAGCACCATTACCTGACGCTCCACCAATACCACCACCACCAACTTGAATATATAACATATCGGGTAAAGTAAAAGCGGGAACGGTTATGTAAGCATACGCGGCAGAACCACCTCCGTTACCGCCACTTCGTGTTGATGCCGCACCTGTCGCCCCACCACGTCCACCCGCACCACCTCCTACTAAGAAGAAGTTAACGAATTTACAATTAGGTGGTTTAATCCAAGTTTGCCAAGCATCAGTTCCTGCAAAATAAAAAACTTGGTTTTTTAAACTATTATCATTTATATGATTATAATCTATACCCATAATTAATTAGCCCAAACGGGTCTTTCAGGTGTGGAGTTTATTACTCTATAACCATAACTCCCTTCAAGAGTTAAAGTATTACCGTCTAAGTCAGTAAATCTAATAACTGAACCATTACTAATTTCTTGGTACAATTGACCTTCATACCCATATTCAAATTCACATAAAATATATTCCATAACCTTAATATTTACCACCAATTACTGTCACATCATATCCCGCAGCAACCGCAGTTCCTACTGTAACAAAAAGTTTATAACCCGGAGGTAATGCAAAATTTAATGGTAATTCATATGTAGGTAAAGCCGCAGTTTCTGAAAGTGTTACTGCAGGTAATGATATTTCATCCCACAATGTATTATTTTCTGTTGTTCCTGTAACATCCCCATTATTAATGAATACTCTTGCAACTGTCGCCACATTAGTCCCTAACGCTCTGAACCTCATCCTTTGAACATAACCACCATTTGTCGTTGATGCGTGAAATGCCATATAAGCGGTTCCTGATGTTAAATCTTTAGTTGTGTTAGCCGTCAATACAGAACCTACCCATTGTGTGTCAGCGGATGCCGTATAAATTGGTTGTGTATTTAATGATGTATTTGCCATTTTATATTATTTTTTTATTTATTTTTATGTTAAAAAGTTTCCTGTCATAATTGCATTAGCCAATCCGTAATTAAATAAACTTGGTGATTGTGACGGTGTGTTAACCCATACGGGTGACCCATTATATGTTGAACGGACTAAAACATCCCCCTCCGTAGGATTAGTAATTCTAACGTCGTGTAGTTCGTCTAATTCCCAACCATTTGAAATATTAATAAATATGGAACCCACTGTTGCAGATTGTCTAATAACATAACCAATTAATACTGTGTGATAGGGTGCTTGTGGTTTTGTTGATGTATAACCACCAGCAACTGTTGGTGATAACCATAATGCAGTTCCACCACTAAAACCATTAGTATTTAAATTACTTATAATACCAAATGTTGTTACATAACCTTCCCCGGCTGATGTAATGTCTGAGGTAACCATACCTAATGTAGTTACTGAATAACCATCACCTGTCGCTATCGCTCTTTTAACTGAGGGTCTATTACCTTGAGAACCAAAAACATAAACTATTTCACCCTTAACTAAAGTAGTAGCCTCCTCATTATAAACTCTAACAAGTTCTTCTTGACCTACTTGTAAGTCAATTAATGTCCCACCTGGAACACCAACACCAACATTCAATGTACCTGTGCCAGCATCCCAAGTTAAACTACCTATTTGGGATGTTGTAGTTGCGGTAACATCAAACTCAATCTGATTGACATTCGTTAATATATCGTCTCGTGTAATTTGTTTCGAACTACCGGTGGGGTCATCCGTTGTATCACTAACGTCAACAACATAGAATAAATCTTCACCCGTCACTGCGGATAATACCGGTAATTGAGGTACTTTTTGATTAGCCATTTAAAAATAGTCTATAAACTTTTATTTAAATATAAATATAGGTTCAGACTATTTTATTTTGTAGACTATGTAGTTTGTTTTTTTTCTAAATTGTCGATATGATGTTGAAGATACCATAACGCTTTCTTCAAATCTTGTAACTCAGCGTCACTATCTTTTTTTCCCGCTCTTGAGATATACTTAACCGTATTACCCAATGAAAATCCTAATTCCCAAGCATCAATAACTTTGATTGCTTCATACGGGTTACTTTTTCCCCCATAATGAACGGGATTATTAACCATTTCTTTTTCCATAAATTATCACTTTACCCTATAATAATCTTTTGAAGTTTCACTTTCAACTATAAACCCGTCAGAAATCAAATTATTTATGATTATTCGAGTTTCTTCCAAATCTTTTTTCAGGATATGTTCTGAAATATAATTAATATGGATTGGTAATCTTAATTTTGCTTCAAGTAGTTTTAAAGTTTTTTCCATAATATTAGGTTTAGTTAACAAATTCGGTTTTGGTGTCAATTATATCTTTTTGATTAATATACGACAAAATCTTTCTTTTAAAGATAGGTAACAATGTTTCTTCCAATGGGAATTCATTACTACAGGTTACTTCAAAGATAGGCGATTCTGACTCATTATTCTTTTCATATGTTTTAGAAAATTTAGGGATAACGTCGTAGATGGTCAAATCTTTTAAGTCATTTTTAAAAATTAATGTTAGTTCGGTTCTTTCTTGATTTTTTACCTTATAAACCTTTTTGGTAACATATCTCCATACATAAGTAATACTCCCATCATTATAATAAAAGAACCCAATTTTGTTATGTAAGTTGGATTTATTCAATTTTGGTTTAACTTTAATTGAATCAAATACTACAGACCATAATGATTTCGCAAAATTAAAATAGTCGTGGATTTGTGGTTGACAATATTCAACAATTTTTTTGTATTCAGTCAATTCTTCATCAGTCAATACCGGTATGTCTTTGAGTTTTAAATCCGATAACAATAATTCATCATCAGGTGTTTTAAAAGTCTTCTCGGTATATAATATCTTATTCTGTGTCGATAATGTTTGCATATTACCCAAATGTAATGACAATTCAATAAACATTGGGTAAACTTTTAGTTCCTCAAAATATTTGTTTAATTTTTGAAAGTAGTCTAGTAATACGTATTGTTTTTGTTCAGCATCTATGATTCCTTGGAATAACCAATCGGTTTCCATTATAAAGTTGTATTTTTTGCTTTTAGCCATTTGTTAATCTTTTAACTGAAATATAATTGAAAACTATTAAACATCAATTAGTTCTCATAACAACATAGTAAGTACCGTCGACATTAATCTCATCATAACTACCATCATAACTATTCAAATCACCATAATCACCATTACTTATTAATTCTTCTTTAAGTGATTTTTCATCAACATATCTAAATATGGTTTTACTATCATAACCCATATCTTGCAAAAACCCTAAAGGGTCTCGTCTAATTTCAGCTAATTTATCTTCAACCTCAGACTCAATCATATCTTCACTAACTTCAGGTTCAATCTCATCAATTTTTTCTTGAGTTTCGTCTTTCTTTTCTTCAGCTCTTTCAATTAAATTTTGAATCTCATCATAAGCCGGTGAATACTCGTCACTATCAATAGGAATCTCATCCTCTAATGATGATTGTTTTTCTTCCAACTCAGATATGTACACATCTAACTCATCAATATACGCTTGTAAAGTCGCGATTTCACGTTCTTGGTCATCGGTATAATCTAAGTTATTTAAATCAAAATATGCTTGAGGTTCACTACTAATATCATCATAATAATAATCTTTAAAATCATCAGCAACATCATCACCATCAATATGACGTTCAAGTGTGTCCTTACTAAAATTTTCATACCCTACATCATCAATGTAATTATCCCAATAATCATCTAACGCTTTATCAGCTTCATCAGTTGTCATAACAGAATATTCGTTAGGATTACGGAAACCACCTAAATCACGAACAATAAATGAGTTATATCCATAATCAACAATATCATAAACGTCATAATATTCGGATTCAATTTCTTCAATTCTAGATTCTACCTCATCAATTTCATCTTGTAATGAATCAACAGTTTCGTCATCATCAGTTTCATTGTATCGGTCTTGTAATAGTTCTAATCGTCGTTTTAACTCATCGTATTCTTCTTTGACCTCATCGGTCTTAATCATTACAGAACTATCGTTATTTGAAAGATATTCTAATAATGCCCATCGTTTTGCCGCCTCTTCACTACTATTAAGGTCATCAAATGTCCCTTCTTCTCTATCGGCTTGCATTTCGGCAAATTTTGCGTTATATTCCTGACGTATTTTTTTATTTTCTAACTCAGAATCGTATGCTGATATTGACCCAAATTCAACACCATCTACTGATGATACCCTTGAATATGATATGTCCAACTTACCCTCAACATATTTTAATTTACCCAAATCTTTAAGATTTTTACAACTCGCCAATTTTAAATCACCCGAAACACCGGCAAGATTACCTAAAGTTGTGATAGGTTTTGATGACAAATCCAAATCACCATCAATCCACACAAGTTTCCCTTGGAATCGTTTTAATTTAGTTACTATATCCATTCGGTTAACACCGGCAGTTAACATCGTTAAAAATTGGCCAGGTTCCATATGGTAATATTCACCTTCAACTTGTTCAACAATCGCACGAACAAACCCTTTCAAACCACTTTCAGTTAATCTAATTTTTTTCATATCAATAAATATCAATTATTACAATAAATAGTCCATTAAACTTTACAATTAAACCTTTTCGTTGATATTTATCTATGTATAAACTTTAATAAAAAACATTAATATGGGATGTGGATGTAAAAACAAAGGAAACCAAGCACAACAACCTACAACTCAACAAGGTCAACAACCTTCACAACCTGAAGGTCAAAAAACCAATAATCAATCTATTCAAGAGTCGATTAAAAAAGTAGTTGAGAAGTATTACACAAAAAGGTAATGGGCTAAAACTTATTGTATAAAGGGGGTTGTTAACTCCCTTTTTTTGTTTAAACTATTTAAAGTGTTACTAAATTTCGATATTAATTATAAAAACAATTAATATGAAATACATAAATCCAAATTTAAATCGAGGTGTTGTCAACCTATTAGCCGACTATATTTTAAAAGAGATTAACAAAAAAGGTGATTACGATTCTGTCATTGAAGTTACCGATTGTGGTAAATTTGTTTTAGTTAATGGGATGACATCATTAGAAACCTTATTAGAACTAAACACCATTAAAACATCATTCATCAGTGAATACAAAGAAACCCTTGAAGACTTAGGGTATGGGGAATTTAACCTTATTGATTTACTTGTCTACGATGTTGACCTAAATAAGAAAGACACATTTTGGTTTGACTTCTATAACACATCAAGACCAACCTACACTAACTTTATTATTCAACACGCAGGTTTAGATAATTCTCTTTCAATCACAAATGATTTACTATATGAGGTAAATTTCTCCAATGACGATATTGACGAATTAACCAATTTCGTTTACCCCCCATTAAGTATTAGTTCAGAATTTCCACACGGTTATAGTTTGAATATGGGTCGTTCACATTATTACTATTCCGAGTATATCGCTCACAACATAATGAACCCAATTGTATCACAAAAACTTTCTTTTAAAATTTCCACGAGACTTGACGAGGATGAAGATTTTATGATAGACATTAAATCCAATTCAATGTATAACGACGGTTTCGTTAAATCAATGGTTTTAGACGTATTTGACTTCGATTTAACGACTTTTAATGAGAGGTTGGAGGGTTATGACTTTTTAGATGATATTCTTCTCCCATTCGATAATAAACCTTGGTTAGTTAAAGACCGAACCAATGATTGTGTTATATTTTAACCAAAAAACCCCATTCGTTAAAAATGGGGTTTTTTTTATACCAATAAATGTTTTTTAATTATATCAATACCTTCCGATATCTCATTGAAATCTCTTTCAGGTGCGAAGAGTAATGATTTGGGTTCTTCACCAGGTGATTCGACAATCATAAATGCCGGAACATAATCATTTTCAGTAATCTCAACAAACATATCATATTCATCTTTATGTTCGTCAATATCTCTTTCATAGAATTCGATATTTGATTCTTTAAGTTGTTCTTTCATCATTTCACAGAATGGACAACCGTTCATCGTATAAACAATCACTAATTTATCCATTGATTAATATATTTTCTAAGTTTCTCAATTGAGTTTCTTGTAACAACCCTGTTTGTGTTGTGATTTCACGACCTTCTGAGAATGATTTAACAGTTGGAATACTTCTAATTCCTAATGATGCTGCAAATTCCTTATCAGATTCAACATTAAATGTGTAATAAGAAACTAACGAGTTATTACTAATCGCATCCGCTCCAACTCTTTCAAAGATAGGTTTCATCATCTTACACGGACCACACCATTCTGCAAAGAAATCAACAACAAGTTTATCACCTTTTTTAATCTTCTCTTGTAATTCAATACTATTTATTTCCATTTTTCTTTTGTTTTATTATTTGGTTTATTGTAAAATCTGCAATATGTTTTTTATCTGCCTGATACATAAAGTACACAACATTCTCATAAATCGAACCCTGAAGTTCAGTGTCCAAGTAAATATAAATACCTGACTCGTGAAAAGAATGTAATGACGCTAACACATTATCCTCATTATCTCTAATCGAATGACTACACCAAAGTAATTCACTTCGGTTTACTAATTTTTTAAACATATTAGAATCCATTAATACTTTGGTATATGATGGATATGATTCATATTTAGCTTTAAATAATTCTATACAATGTTTTGGTATCATAGTTTAATCTTTATAGTGGTAAATCATCAAAATCGTGTTCGGGAAAAAATGTAAATTTATTTAATTCCATTTCTTCTAATTTTTCATCCCATATAATGGTAGAATAATCCCCATTATTGTAAACAATAGCTTCAGAGTGAGTTCCCATACCCAACTTAAATTCCACGTCTTTTTGAGGTAATGTGAATAGTTTTTGTGTGTGTAAATAAGCAACTCGCTCATCTAACACCTCTAAAACCCCTGACCAACTAATATCAGGTTGACTATTTCTTTTCGCTTTAGTCTGAACTCTTTTAATTTTTAATTCATCTTTAACAACCGTTAATGCGAATTCATTTGTTAATCGTTCATCACTATCAAACCCACCCTTTCTAAGAGATATGATGAAACAATCAGGTCGATTAATATAAGTTCTAACACAGTTGGTTTGAACTGACGACTCATTGTTATAATCATCTGTTGTTGACAATAACACAGGGTAATAAACATCACCATTAAATGATATTGGTCTTTCCACTGAACCTTGGAATTCTCGACTATATCGTCTTGTTGTTACCCCATTAGTATAACTTGAAATAAGTTTGGACCACTCATCGTGTTCATCAATAAACCCATTTAGTGTTTTTGATTTCCATTTAACCGGTTGTAATTTTTCCAATCTCGCTCTGAAATTAATGTGGTCAACGATTGTACTATAATCAAGAACTCCCGAACACACCAAAAGAAATATTTGATATATGTTATTCAGTTCACTTTTTGTGAACGGGACATTCATACTATCATCAGCAAAATACGCACCACTTTCAATTATCATCTTCAACTCACTATCAGGTTTTGACACAAGAAAATCAGTACCGAAGAACTTTGCACCCCATCTATATGCCGTCACATTAAATCTTTCAATTGTATGTAATACACGTTTTAGTTTATCACCTTTCATATCTTGAAGGTTCATAAACGCATCGACATACTTGTACCCCACCTTTTTATAATCAGGTTTTTTTGGTTGTGGGTAGACCTCAATGAGTGGTTTCCAATTGTTAGGTAGTTTGACCCCACTCGTAATTAAAAAGTGTTTATACAACGAGTATTTAGGTTCCTCGTCATACTCTTTAATACCAGGTATCGAATTAATAAATTCAATAATCGGCTTGTCAATATCAAAATTAGGTACTTCAGTCATTGTATCCCAAAAAGACAGGTTAGTGAAAAAATTCTTAATCTTTTCCGTAATTGTCTCAATAGGGTCTTCCCACAATCCTGACCTTCTGAGTGTCTTTTTACACTTTCGTTTTAAATGGTAATTAATTAACGACCCATTATATAATGAATTTGTTTTATAATTGTAGGTTACGAAATATAACCCCGTTGATTTAATAAAATATGGTTTACCAGGTTTTCTTATCCTTTCATATAGAAACAACTTAATGGAAACTTTAGTATCAGTCCTTTCCACGGATATAATTCGTCTTGCGTGTCGGACCCCACATAATGGGTTGGCATAATTCTCTTCAAACGTTTTTTCATCCTTAGATGATTTTTTAGTTTCATCATATTCAAAATGGGGATGTTTCGCAGTACCAATACTCTTAGCCGTATACTCCCAATCCTCACCAAAAAGACTTTCGTTTTTTACTTTTTTTGGTTCCAATGAGTTGAAGTTACAATAGAAATCCGTATTGTAGTTACCAACAATATATTCATATATTTTTTCCATAGTGTAAAGATATAAAAAAAAGGGGGATTTTCACCCCCGTCGTATTAAAACATTTCCTCAGCCAAGTCCCAAAGTTTGGTGTTGATTCGGTTAGTATTTAAGATGTCGTTCAACGTTCTAAGTTTAGTTTTACGACCACTGTTAGATTTGTATTGAATACCACCTCTAACCCACTTCTCCTGAACCACGTTGAATACTTGCCAAAGTGAGTCTCCTTTATCCTCGTCCCTCAATGGATTCAAGATTTCTTCGTAGTCTAAAGTTGCCGGTACTGAACCTGTTTTCCAACGAACCTCCGCAGATTTTCTAACGAAGTCAATCTTCTCGTCAGTCGTCAACTCTCTCCCCATCATTCGGTTAACTGAACCTTCGATGATTGGTAGTCTTTTTGAGAAGTCCTCAGTCAATCGTTTAACATCTTCTAACTCGAAACCTGTATGTCTTACTCTGAAAGCCTCAGATAACGCCGTAGGTACTGTTAATCCGTTAGCACATACTAATCGGTGTAAACCCGCCTTAATGTTTAACGTCGCCATACCATTGTGTGAGTTAGACACTATCGCTTCAATCAATGTGTCACCAACGTTTGGTAATTCACCATTACGGAACTTGATTTCGTGTAATCCGTGGACACCTTTCCCTGTTTGTTTTACACTCGCAATCTCCCACCCCTCTCTTTGGAAGTTCTCTACGATATCCACTGTTGGAACGAATGTGTATCTGTTAGATACTTTTGGTGATGGACTTGTAGCGAATACAGATGGTGCTACTTCTTTAACTTGGTCTAAGGTCATAATCGCGTTTCTCATATCTTTATCGTTTTGGTTTAACAAAGATACACACTTTTTTGAATTGGCACCATAACTTCAAAAAAAAAATCCCCCAATTTTTTTGGGGGATTATTTTAGTTCAAACAAAATGAACCGTATTTTGTTTTTTGGAATAGTTTGTTGATTCGTTTAACTTCTTCAGGTGGTATTTCCCCACTTTTAAGTTCAACTACGATTTCAATCAATTGTTGTCGTGTCACTGAAATATCTTCACCTTTCTCAAGATTCTTATAACATTGCTCTTCAACTTTGTTATAGAAATCGTTTACCAACACATCACCAAGTAACTCGGTTAAATCATTAGGGTTTTTATCAAAAAACGTTTTAAAATGATTTAAATAAATATCAACATCAACATTCTTCATCATATATTTTGTTTTAATTATAATTACATTACAGTGAAGAACATAGGAGCATCTTCTTCAAGTTTCTCTCTAAGTCTTTCAGGTATCTTAACACTTGGATTTGAATCTACCAATACTAAGAAATTCAACATATCAGCATCTGCAACACTTTCAGGAATTGCTTCCAATTGTTTGTTTTCAGTTAATGATAAGAAATACAAGTTTGGCATTCTATCGAATACATCAGGTAATGTTTTCACTAAGTTAGTGAACATTATTGATTGTAAATCGGTAAACTTACCTAAACTTTCAGGAACATCAAGTGCGATGTTTTCTTTTGAAGTATTGTTTATATGTAATTTATCAATATCAGATGGTAAACTTTCGAATAACTCATTAAACCCGTATAACGCTACGAATTTACCCGCTGAACTGTTAGGGTAATTAATATCAACTGTTTTTGAGTTATTTGACACTAAACCTTTTGCGAATTCTTGTTTAAACTCATCTTTAAATTCAGACAATGGTCCATTTAACAATTCAACCAAATTTACTCTATGGTCCATTCTGTCCATAAATTGGTCAGATGGAAAGTGGAATTGGAACCTTTCTTGAGGTAATCCTGTTCTTTTACCAACCAAACCTTTATCATCATTTGCCAAGATAACATATAATGGACCTTGTTTAGCGTAAGTCATAAAGTAGTTTGAACCCGGAGGTGAAGTACACCAATGTGACTCACCATTTTGGTAATCATAATAACCACCATACCAAGATGCCGCCTCACGTTGTAAGTCACCTGTTCCTTCAATTTTAATTAAAGTATAGTCACTACCAACTTTCATAACCTCAGCACCTGGATGTGAATAACCTTCACGTTCTTTTCGAATGTCTTTCTTTAAACTTTCTTTATTTTTCTTAGCAACAACATCTTCAGGAATTGATGTGATAACTCTAGTTAACGACATTGGTGTTAACTTATTAATGTCACGACTTTCCTGTGGGATATGTGCTTTATATGATTCAAACTTTTTAAGTAAGTCATTTAGTTTAAATAAATCCTCAAGGTATCGTCTACGGAATTCTTTAACAATCGCCTTATATTCAGGTGATTTTGGGTCAAGACCTTCAATATCACCAATTTCCGCTAGTTCTTCGTTGGAAGGTTTAACCAAACTTTTAAGTAACCATTGAGTAAATTTACCAACCTTTACTTTCTCCATATCCTCAACAGACGCACCTTCAACATCAAAGTTCTCAGGCATTTGGACTGTAGGGTCAGCAAAAATCACTTGTTTTAATATCTCGAAAGGTAGGGCTCCTTTGGCTTTTTTAGTAGGGTCGTTACTTGGTACTGGTTTTACCAATTTATCGTATAATACTTGAAATCTTGATTGTTCAACAATTAAGTTTGAAAGTAATGAAGTTATTCTCATAATTTTATTTTTATTAATAAATATTTCAGTTTTCAAAAATAGTCATAATTTTTAAAATAACTATTAAATACTATAATTCATCACTAACAATTCTTCCCCCATACTTTGAGTTTTACCTTTCTTAGCCGCGGCTGCTTTAGCGAATAACTTACTTTCCCAAACGTATTCATCCTTTGGGAACCACTCAGATAATAATGGGAAATCATAATAAGATAATGAAAATTTACCCTTCATATCTTTTAAAACATTCGCTAACCTTTCGTGGTCTTCTCTATCAAAATCGTGATTAGAGTAATAGTTCTCAGTCTTCCAATATGGTGGGTCAGTATAGAAGTACGTTTTAGGTCCATCATATTTAGTAATAACATCAGCAAAATCCATATTCTCAACCTCAGTAATTTTTAAGAAGTGCTCCAACCAATCAGGTTTAGATAACTTATCACGGAATGTTAAGTATTTTGATTTGTACTTACCTTTAAGGTCGATATACGAACTCTTTTCAGGTTTTGACCCTGAAAATACTTGAGTTATAACATATACATATTTTGCCGCAGTCTGATAATCACCAGGGGTTACGCTGAAATTCTCCGCAAATATTTCAGCCTGAAACCTGTTAAATAATTCTTTTAGATGAGGTGGAGTAACTTCAACCCCCACTTGCTGGCATTCAAATGAATTAATCGCATTCAACAATTCTGTTGGGTTCTGTAAACATTTAAACAGATTATAATTCAATGGATTAAAATCATTGTAAACAACCTTGGTTAAGTTGGGGTATTTTTTTAGGTCCATATTGTAGAATACCCAAAACATACCACTAAATGGTTCGACATATGTTTCAATGTCATTTGGGATAAATGGAACAATCCATTTCCCTATCTTACTTTTCCCTCCGATGTAACTTAGCATACTTTTTTTATGTAAGAATAGTTATTATAATTCCCCAAATCAACCTTGAAATTAGTTTATTTGTATTTATATTTATAAAAAAAAATTAATAATTATGGAAGAATTTGAAGGTAATGTTGTTGAGGCGGATGTGTTAAACAGAATCACTGAAGTTGGTGATAAAGATGGGAAGTCTTGTAAATCTTGTGGTAATAAAGGTATCGGTAAAAATAACGTATCAATTTTAGTTGTTGGGTTTTCGGTAGTATTTACGTCTTGTTATGGTATTGTTAAAATAGTTCAAGACATTTATCATTTGTTTGCTCGTTAATTAACGAGCAAACTTTACAAATAACTTAACAAATAAATCACCCCCATTGAACCCCTTGGATTTAACTCTTAGGGGTTTTGACGTATCAAACGTTGGTGGCATTTTTATTGACAATGCACCTTGTGGGTGTGGAACCTCAAATGATTCACTTTTTAACCCATTCAAATCAAAATATTTATTGTAAATTAAATCATTATTAAACTTCTCAAAATCGTTTTCAGGATTTAATCTAACTCGAACAACTAAATTACCATAAATACCTTTATAGTAATCACCCTTACCTTGTAATTTCAAAAACTGACCATCATCAATTCCGTGGGGTAATTTAATACTAACTGTTTCGATTTTCTCCTGAGTTGTCGAACCTTGACAAGTATGACAGACTCTAGTGTAGGAAAATCCTTGACCATTACAGGCATTACAATGTGATTGTACCATTTGTACAAACATCCCCGTTCCTATTCTTTGAGTTACAAATCCATTACCGTGACAATGTTGACAAGTGTGTCTATCACCACCTTGCCCACCACAATCATTACACATATGTTTCCTTTGGAATGTTATGTGTTTATCAGAACCATTAAACGACTCTAACGCACCTACTAAAATATCAATTACTTTATCAGGAGCTCCTTGTCGTTGTTGTCTTTGCTGATTGAACATTTGTTCAAATGGATTGAATCCACCACCACCCATACCACTGAATGGGTTATTTCGTTGACTATCATATTGAGCTCGTTTATTGTCGTCCCCCAATACGTCATACGCTTCAGATATTCTTTTAAATAAGTTTTCATCCCCACCTTTATCAGGGTGATGTTCTTTGGCTAATTTTCTATATTTTTTTTTAATCGTGTCTTGATTGTCCTTTTCATCAACACCTAGTATTTCGTAATAATTCTCACGACTCATTTACTTATCCGTATTTAATTTTACTTATTATTTATGGAGCATCATTACCTCATAGTATTATTCAAAAATAAAGTAAAAAAGAAAATAATCAAGAAATTTATAACACTTAAAAACGCCGATGAGTTTTATAAAAAACTTGTCGAGGAGAGTGATGAGGTTATTTTTGATAAAAAATACGAGAATGGTTTTAAATCTGACTATGAGATTGCGTTATTAGGTAAAAAGGGGACGAATAAGGAAGTTATTTACATTAAAGATGATTTCGGTAGGCAAAGTAAAGTTGACTTACAGGATGATGAGTTTTCAATTATAAAAGTCTTACCATATAAAATTGATGAACAATTTTTGGATTACACAACAAAAAAGAAAATTAACACTAAACAATTCACTAAGCAATATTTATCGGGTGTTGGGTTGAAGATGGTTTCAAAACTTAATAACAAAATAATTGTTCAAAATGATGATGTGATTAATCTATTCACATTTAAAAATGATGAGGACTCTTTAAGGTTTATTGATAACCTATCTAAAGTTTTTATCGGGCAAAAAAAAATTGACTGTATGTTTGTAAAAGATTCATCGTCATCACAACGAAAATACTTATACAATATACTAGTCAATTACGGGTTTCCTAAATCTTATCTTTTTCGTCAGTCAACGACGTTTCCTGTAAAAAAATAAATTCTGTTCCTGAAATATCAATTTTAAATTGCTTATGTCCTCTGTCAACTTCTCTAAAGTTGTCCTGTACTCTCTTAAAATCTTTCTCATTTAATTGGAACACAACCGCCATCTTCCCTTCAGGAAATAATGAATCAGTCGCCTCCACAATTAAAGCTAGTCTTTCAACTATCCCATCAATACTTTTATTATTCTCTTCCATAATGACAACTTTTCAGGTTTTTTAGGTAATATTTCTTCTTTTTGAACTTGTTTAATTTGATTGATAAATTGTCTCTTCTCACGTTCTAATTCAAGGTGTATCTTACTCCTCTCCTTCTCTAACAAGCTCGCCTGTAATTCCAACTGACTCTTCTTCATCTTCTAATTCAATTTTTTCGGTTCTAATTTCAAATGATAGATTTTTTAACTTACCTAAACTTTGTTTTTCAAAAATTGTTTTTAATTCCGAAACTTTCACTTGGAATAATCTATCTTTTTCTTCTCGGTCTAAATTGTACTTAATAATATTTTGAATATTCTCCGTATTTTTTTCAACCGCATCTTCGCTAATTTCAGTAACAAATGATATTAACCTATGTCCTTCAATTTTTGATTCCTGTTCCATAATCTTTTCTTCATCAACATACTTTTTAGGTAGTTTCCAAGAATTGGGAATACTAAGGTCGAAACTTAGATAATTCTTTAACTTCCTAACCGATTGTAAGTATGGAAATAATGTTGAAAATTCTTTGTATAAACTCATAATTAATTTTTTATAATGTATGTTAAACAATATGTTATTGTTAATCCTAGGGAAAGTAGTTCCCTATTACTTAATACCAATTTCTGTGGTGTTGATTGTAATAGGGACACTATAAACCTAAACACTGTTCTTAACACAGTGATTACTGAAAAAATAAATACAAATAGAAATATTGTATTAATATCGTTCATTATTTCTCAGTTTTTCTTTCAGCTAAAATTTCTTTTCTTAACTCGTCCAATTGTTTTTTCAATTTTTGAGCGGTTTGTCTAGCTCTTGTTCCCGCGCTTTTATTACCACCAAAAAACTTAGTTGTATCCACTGATAATTCTTCAGCCAACGCTTTGATTTGTTCTAATGTTTCCATTTTAAATGTTGTTTTGTTTTATTTTTATTTATACTAAAAGTTAATTTTATTACTCCTAATGTAAATAGTGGGGGGAAATTTTTATTTATCAATATTTTTATCCAAGACTTTATACAAAGAGGATATCATATCCAAATCGGATTTAGTAAATGGTTTTTTAGTATCGAATAAATCGGTGAAAAAATCATTAATAGCGTTTCGAATTTCCTCATTTTTTTGATTATAAAATGTATCATCGAAAAATGATTTAAAATAGTCTAAATGTTCACCTTCGGGATAAAAGTTAATACTTTCTTTTTTGAAGTTCTCTAATGTTCGGTTCCAACACCAAATAAAGTGATTCCCATTATCTTCATCTGATAATGTGATTTTGGTCTCTATGGTATTATCGGTCTCACCAAGATATGTTTTTACTATTAACATATTTAATGAACGTGTAAAGTCGTAATATAATACCAATTTTTCGGGTATAATATTATTACTTCGAAACCAAACGTCAACGTCTTCAGGTGTCAATGGCTTTGTTATATAGTTAAAAAAATTCTCCATAGATAAATGTCTATGGAGAAATTATAATTCTTATTATGTTAAAGTAAATTATTGAGTTTTTCTACTATAACCCATCAAATGTTGGATTTTAGTGAATTCTTCATTTAATACTTTAGTTGTCTTTTCAGTAGACTCAAGTTTAATGTTAAGACCATTTCCTGATTCATTATCCGGTCTGTCTGTTATAGGTTGTGTTGCTTTGTTATATGACTTATTACGAAGTTTAGCGAACTTGTTATCTTTACGTTTTTTATTAAGTTTTTTACCTAAGTCAGTTTCTTCAGCATTTGCCCATTTTGGGTTATTTCCTGTTTTAGATGAACCTTCGATATTACCTTCCATCCAATCTTCATTTGGTTGAATTTCATCATAATCTAAGTTCTCCATACCAGGTCTCATATAATCATCCAAAAACTCATCACCGTCTTTAGACATTGTATAACCTTTTTTAGTCATTTTAGATAATTGTCCGTTATTTTTAGGAAAATGGTTAGGGTTTTCAGTGTATTCACCTTTAGAACCATCTTTTAAATAATCTTTCATTTTTTTAGTTACAGATTTGATGTAATCATCATTTTCTTTACCCGAACCTTTATGAGCTTTCTCATATTCAGATAACCCTCTAACTTTACCTCCTGTTGTTTTTAAATCTTCTTTAACGATTGATTCAATTAAATCAATTAATTCAGACTCAGATAACTTCAAAGATTCTTTTTTACCCCCTTTATTTTTAGCTTCTTTCGCAGCTTTTTTCATAGGTTCTTTTTTATCGCCATTCTTATTTAAATCTAAGAAATCAGGTTTACTTTCTTTTGTTTCAGTTTTTTTACCCCTTAACAATTTGAAGTCCTCAGCATCAATCTTATTATTTTTATTCTTGTCTAATTTCTTTTGACCACCTTTTAATGACTCATTCAATGATTTACAATTATATCTTTTAATTAAGTCCAAATCAAGTTCATCAGCTTCACCACCTTTACTTTCAATAGTATCTTTAACGGCTTTACAACCACCAACATTTTCTTCAGAGTCAAAACCTTCTTCTTCATCCATCATACCATATGAACCACCACACTCGTTACATTCATTCTCATAAAGACCACTACCACATTCACATAATCCTGAACCACTTTCATCTAATTCATTTTCAAAATCATCATCTTCGTATTCGAAATCAGAATCATTATCAGAATATTCATCAACCCCATCTTCAAAATCAGAATCATCATTACCATAATGTTTCAATAAATCTTCAATATCGTCAGCCGACATCTTTGAAAAGTTTTTACGTCCGAATCTTGGGTGTCCGTCGTCCATACCACCAAGTTCATTAATTTCCTCATCAAATTCAGAATCGACATCAGAATCATCATCATTATAATTTTTTAATAAGTCAGCTATCTCATCAGAAGACATTTCTGAAAAGTTTTTACTTCCGAATTTTGGATGACCATCGTCCATACCACCAAGTTCATTAACTTCATTATGTTTTAATCTTGATACTAAGTTATCCGCTCTTTCCTCCAACGTTTCAGATAAAATTTTACTAACTAAACTATCTATGTTTTTTTGATTATTTTTTCTCATTGTTTTGTTTTTATAATAAATATTATGGAATATTCGTTTATTTATTTAGATTTTCTATTTTCATATTCATAAGCAATAATGTTTTTAATTACCGACTCACTTATATTCATTTTTTTACTAACATTTTTAATCGCGTCCTGCATTTTTTTATCCTCAAATATTTTTAAGGCTTTCATATCACCTTGGTTACAATATGGGAATTTTTTACATTTAGCTTTAACCTCAACAAATTTACCACCAGGTATTTGTGTTTTCTTATAAGACCTACCTGAACCACGAGTATGATTACCTTTCATTTTAACATCTTCAAACCCAGGTGCGTCATACATTCCAACAGATGAGGAACTTGTTGTTTCGTTAGCTTCAACTTTACTAAACAATGGTGCCGAATATCCTCCCGCACTTCCCGAACCTGTGGTTTCTTTAGTTTCTGTTTTATCACAAGTCTCACAATCTTCTTCTTCAGTCATATCTGTTGATGATAACTTTCTATTAATCTCACCTGATACCATAGCACCTTCAATACCACCTAATTGACCGGCTGAGATTTCATTAAATTTACTTTTTATTTGGTCAGCTATATTCATATTATGCGTTTCTTAATCTTGGTTCCCAAGAACTTCTTTGAGTCCACATATAATTGTAAAACTCTCTAAAAACTCTCAACACAACCTCTTTAACATTTCCGTGGATTTTTCCACGATTTATTTCATTAGCAATTAGAGTCAATAATTTGTCCTCAAATTGTTTCATTGTGGTACTCCCCACAAAATCCTTGATTTCTTTTCGAATTATTACTTCGATTTCTTTCTTATCACTCGCCGTTAATGCCATACTACCATAGTTTAATATAAATACCCCCTTGATATTGAATTGTCTTATTAGGACCTAAACCAACACCAACTGAGAATACTTTATCTTTCTTAGTTTTCATCAATACTGATGGTCCTATTGAAGTAAATCCCGTTTGATTATTCAATCCTAATTGTCCTCCCAAATAAAATTGATTCTTAGGTAGTTCTTTAACAATTAAAACATCATTAATCTTCATTTTATTAATATGTGAATCCCATACTCGACCCAATATATTATTTCGGAATATCGTATCTGTTAAAGCTATATAACCTAAACTATCTTTTAATTTTAAAGTGTCTTTATACACCACTTTACTATAATAATCACGGATTACCTCAACGGTGTCGATACGACCCGGTAATTCAACATAAATCGGAATCTCCTTATATATGGTCTCACCTTTCTTATAAACGGTTTGGATTGTTGGTACATAAACAGTATCCACAGTGTGTTTAATTACTTCGTAAGGTTTACCACCAACATAAGTGATTTTGCCAGTATTTACCTCACAAGACCTTAAACACAAAATGGTAATAATAAGACCTATTATTACCACCACTTTTAAATCAATATATTTTAAGATTGTTTTCATTCTTCAGTTTTAATTGTTTTCTTTCTTGAGCCCATTACTTTAGACCATTTAGATTTAAATTTTTCATAATAAACTTTCAATTTATTTAAGAACACCAAAAATTCATCATCACATTTCATCATATCACCTTCGATATAAACTCCGTTCTCTTCACCGATTGAATAATAGAATTCAACCCCGTAATCAATAATTTTTCCTGACCATTCAACATTTTTCGAATAGACATTTAATTTATTGAAGTCAACTAAGTCAGATACCTCAGCAATAAATTCATCCATAGTTTCTTGGAACGCAATTTTTTCATCAGTAGTTAATTCTAACTCTGTTTGGTCTTTTCCGTGTAAAACCAGCACACCCCCCGAAATTCTGTAAGCTTGTTTTTTATCGTCTTTACTTTCCTCTTTTTCTCCATCTTCTTCATCTGAAGTTTCAGCAGTTTCGTACTCATCATCTTCAATATCATCCTCAATTGATTTACCAAGATTAAATTTTGAAGTAATATTTTCTTGTTCGGATATTAATCCATATTGGGTTCTGATATTATTAATATCTTCATTTAGTTTTGTAGTTGTTAATAATGACCTTGAAGCCTTTAACAATCTTTTAATTTCATCGTGTGAATTACCCATTTTCTATTTTTTTTGTAAAACTATCAAAACTGAAAGCCGGACTAACATCAGTAAAATCAACATCGTAATTACTTCTGGTTATCACACCCCCCTGTTTTTGAAAATCCTTTATTTTAGTATTATGACCGATAATTTGAGAATCGACTGAGGTTTCATCGAATAATTGTTTACATAATTGAACCAACTTTTCTATTTGTGTCTCAGTGTATGGTTGCCAAAAATAATAGTCACGCCATTTTCTCTCAAATACCACTCCTTTATAAATATCACCAATCCAGTTAACGTAATAATCTTTTAAGGGTTCTTTTTGAATCCAACCTAAATTTTCTAAACAAATTATGATTGACCCCTGATTTATTTTAGTTTCAGGGAAATAATTACTATACTCAGAATTGGTTAGTAATTGTAAAATAACCCCCTCTCGTGTTACCACATAATGGGGGATTTTATCGTATTCACCGTTGTAACGGTATTTTAATGATTGTAGATAATCATTTATATTTCTTGAGGTATGGGTAAGAATAATTTGATGTTTTTTCTTTTGTTTTCCCGTACCTTTAAATTTTCCATATTTTTGAACATCAACCATTGACACATATATTAAACTTTTATCCTATGTGTTAAGATTGTTTCACATAACTAAGTCTTTTAACGTATTCGTCATAAAGAGTTGTTGTGGTTGTAGTATAAACTTCATCACCAATTTCCTCTAATATTTCTCTAACATCATCACTAATAGTTTCAGTAGTTTCAATTATTGGTTCTTCATAAACTTCATCCATTGATGATAAAATACTCGTACCGTCAGGAAATTCCATAGGTTGTACTTCAATAATTTCATTTACACCCTCATTTACACCCTCATTTACTCCCTCATTTACTCCCTCATTTACTCCCTCATTTACTCCCTCAGTTATTCCCTCAGTTATTCCCTCAGTTGCTCCCTCAGTTACAGTATCATTTACAGTATCATTTACAGTATCATTTACAGGTTCATTTACAGGTTCATTTACAGGTGAATGACTTTCCTGTAAATCAAGATATTCTTCTTCACTCGCAAATGTTTCAATAATAGGTAATGTTGTTGTTTCAGTTATATAAACTTCAGTTTCTATTGGTAATTCTTCTTCAGGTAATTCAACCTCACCTGTTTCCTCATCAAAAACAACTTGTTTCTCATTAGATTCATAAACTTCTTTAGTAATCTCATAAGTAGGGTTTATCACAGAATCAGACATTAACCCACCATCTTCATCTTCCGTAGGACCTTCAATTTTAGGTTCTTCGATAGTTTCAACTTTAGGTTTATTATCGTCAAATTTAACGAAAAAGTGTAACGATGTTAATGAAATAATCGGTAATAACCCACCCTCTAAAAATGCTAACCAACGTTTCATCGCCGTTAAATCTGCCGGGTCTGAACCTAATACTTCCCAAACAGGGGCCGTTAACTCAATCCAAGATTTGAATAACGCTCCGTCAGTATCAACTTCTTTAAATGAGAAAAAGATATTACCTACCATTTGAATAAATGTTACCAATCCGAACATAAACCAAACCCCACCTTTAATCTTATTTGTGGCAGCAACTAATGCAACCATCGCACCTACCTCAATCGCAATTGATAAGTAAACCGCCCAACTCAATGGGTTTGCCAAATCATACCAAGACACAACGTGTGATATTGATATAACCGCAACCAATAAAATAGGGATTAAGAACATAAACCTAATAGGGTTGTCCTTAATCCAATTCCAAATATTTTTCATTATTTTGTTAAAGTTTCAATCTCTTTATCAATCTCAGTTTGTCTCGTAACATCCAACATCTTTCTATCAGTTGATTGAATCATTCTTTTTTCAGATTTCAACCCTTCGATAGTTAAATCAGTTTTAGTCACCGTAATCACCTCTAAAGAGTCAATTTTTTCAGATAAAACATCAATACGTTTATTCACGGATTTTGTGGGGTTACCACAAGTGTTTAAGAAAATAGCAAACAATAAGATGAATACTATTTTTTGATAATGTTTTGTAATAAAGTCATTAATTTTTCCCATAATTTTAATTTTAGTCATTATAAATGTAAAAAACCTTCTATCATAATAAATAGAAGGTTTCTTTTTTTTTACATATAGTCAAATAAGACCGAGCTTTCATTTCTGAGTTTCCTCAACGCTTTTTCTTTTATTTGTCTAACACGTTCTTTAGTTAGGTTAAAATCAGTACCAATATCTTCTAACGTTCGACACGTACCTGTCAATCCAAAATAATCTTCGATGATGACTTTTTCACGTTCATCTAAGATATCTAACAAACCAATTAACTTTGTTTTTAGAATATCTTGACCATTGAAAACCTCGTCAGGCATCTCAGCTCCCTCGTTTTTAATGATGTCGATTAATGTATCACCCTCATCGTTGATATTCATATCTAAATCAATTATTGATGGTAGATTTTGGAATTTATCACTTAAATTACCACCTGACGTTTCAATTTCTTTCTTCGCCTTATACAAGTCCTGAACAACATTAACAGGTAGTCGGATAGTTCTTGCGTTATCATTTAGTGATTGTAATATAGATTGTCTAACCCACCACACCGCATATGATATAAATCTTAAATTCTTTGACCAATCAAAGTTACGGATAGCCTTTAGTAACCCAAAGTTACCCTCATTAATCAAATCAGGTAATGGTAATCCTTGGTTTTGATATTGTTTAGCGACCGTGATAACAAAACGTAAGTTACCTTCAACAAGTTCTTGTTCGATGTTACGAATTTGTTTATCAGACAAACCACCTTTCGATATCATTTCAGAGAGTTCTTTTTCTCTATCAGGTGTCATTACTTTAATCTTACGGATATCTTTCAAGTAAACTTGAATCTCGTCTTGGTTGATTGGAATTGCCGAATTTTTGTCCTTCATCATATTATTTAATTTGGTTTGAATACTTGTTTAACAAAGATACTTCTTTTTCTGTTAATGACGCTCTACCTTGAGTACTTATTTTATCCAAAATTGAATTAAATACATCTTCACTCACAACATCACTAACTTTAATCTCCTTAGTTTTTCTAATTAGTTTAGAGATTTCATCATCATCTTCATCATCACTATATAAACTCATAATGTCGTCAAACATTTCTTCGCTTATAGAGTTAAAGTCACTCAATTTTCGTTCCGTAAAATTAAAGTCTGACTTTTTGTCAGGGGTTGTGTCACCAAATAAGTGTGATGATATATCACTTGGTAACCCAAATGACAAGTTGTCAGGTTCATATGGTAATAAAAAGTAAACAGGTTTATCTTCACTTAATATTATATCCATAAATTCTTGAACTGATTTCAATGTTTCATCTGTTGAAAACGTAAACACCGAAGCCTCAGGCCCATAATAGAATCTAATGTTAGAACTCTTTGTTAAAATAGCAATTTCTTCCGCTATTTCAGTAACGTAATTATCTTGATTTTTACTCTTAACAAACAAAAATAAGATAAACTTAAATTTCATATTCTTAGGTTTCATAACTACTATTTTTAACAAAGATAACTAAAAAATCGAATCCAACAAATTATTGGGTAACATAACTAATATTTTCTTCTTTCCTAACTTTAACAACATTATCCGCCCAATTTGTAACCATTGGATTGTGCGTAATAACAAATATCTTCTCAAAGTATTCTTTAATCTTAGTAAAGAACTCTGAAACCATATCTAAGTTATCGTTAGATATTTTACCAAACACCTCATCAAAGACAATAATATTTGGTTTAGGTAGTGAACAAATTTTACTCAACACCGCTCTCAACGCTAAGGATGCAATAGTACGTTCATAACCTGAACCTGACGCGATATTCTTCTCAACCTGAGTATTATTATCAACCATAATAAATTCAACCTCATTCTTATCGTTAATCCTAACTTCTAATCTGAAATGAGAACTATCTTCAAGTAATCGTTGTAACTCCGAGTTAATCAACGGCATCATAGTTTTCATAATGTGTTTTGAAATCCCATTCTTACCATAAATTTCCAAGTACAATTTATAAATCTTTTCTTTCTCGGATTCCTCAAGAATTTTTTCAATCTTTTTAAGATTATCAGTAATCTTACCTTCAAGTGTTTCTATTTGGTAAACGTTACCATCAATCTTTCGATTTGTACCATTCTTTTCAGTTTCCAATTCAGTAATTCGTTGACCTGCCTTCAATAATTGGTTCTCGATTTTATCGTTCGCCAAAATTTTGTCTTGTAACTCATTATACTTTTGTAACTTGTCATTCAATCCTTTGATTTTTAAATCATAAGACTCAATCGTTAGTTCGTATTTTTCCTTGATTAACTTATTTTTCTCATACTCATCAAACTCTTTTTTAAGAGCAACAAAACCTTTCTCTTTGCCTGATAAAACCGTCATTAACCCCTCAATTTGGTCTTTATGCGTGATAAAACCTGCAAGTTCATTGATTTTTGCTTGAGTAATTGAAGCGTTCATTAAATCAATACCACAGTGTTCACAAATGATACCCCCACTTACCGATGACTGTAATTTTTCGATAGATGTAATTTCACTTTGAACCCTAACAGACTCTTTGTATTGAATGTTGTACTCATTCTTAACCTCATCGTGTTTATCTTCGTGATAAAACTCACTTGGTTCAACAACCCTTAATTCCAACAACTGTTTTTCAACCCCACCTTTCTGACTAGTTAATAGTAGTATTTCACCATTAACTTTCTCAGGTGATAATTGACTAATTTCTCGGTCAATATCAGTGTGTTTACTCTGCATCAAACTATCACGATATTCTTGACCTTTAATGATTCGGTCTTGTATATCAATCAAAGTTTTTTGTAACTCAACATTTTCATCAGTCATTGTCTGAATATTTGTTTTGTAAGTCTCAATATCAGTTTTTAATGATTCCGAATTATACACATTCGATATCATTGATTTTGAGAACTCACTATACAATTCTTTCCCTGTGTCTTCTTTTCTTTTAAGGAAATCAAGACCCATAAATCGAGACAAGACCTGACCACGAGCAGTTGGTTTAGAATCAATTAACTCTTCAAGGTTTGTTGCGGTAGTTAAGATTGTCATCAAAAAATCTTCTTTTGTACCGATGGAAGTTTTAATAAACGCTTCAGTTTCACGTCTCTGTTCACCTGTAAAGTTTTGTAAACTCCCATCAGCCAATTTTTTGAAGAAATCTAATTCTGTCTTAACTGTCCAATCACCACTTTTTGATAATTTACGAGTAATGTTTCTCTCAATGATATAATCATCCCCATCAATAACAATCTCACCTTTAACTGATACCTTATTCTTATCTGTAAATCTATTAAAGATTTCTTCTGCCTTAGTAGTTTTAGTCGTTTCGTTAAAGAATAGAAAGAATAGTAAATCGACACTAAGTACCGTTTTACCACCAAAGTTAGGTGGGTTTGATTCCACTACTGAAATACCATCACACTTATCAAAATCTAATCGTTGGTTCTCACCATAAGATAAGAAGTTGGAGAACTCAATGTTTTTAATAAACCATTTTTTAAAGGGGGTTACCTCAGATTGGTTCATTATCATTTTATTATCCACTTGATTATCTAACTCATAGATTTTATCGTAGTAACCCTCGTTAGACTTAGATTTTAAGAATGACTCAACTAAAGTTAACTGATAATTTTTATCCAAGATATTAAAAGAAATGTCAACATTATGTGTTGTTTCCTTACTAACTTTAGTTTTGGTAATTACATTGATATTCGTTGTCGAATACTTTTGTTGGAAATAATGTTTAACACTCTTAATTTTCTCTTGTGTAAAGTTCTCAGCATAATCCTCCCAAACTACTTGTACGTAAGGATTATCGAACTTAGTTAAATCAACACTCATATTAGTTTGCAGTTTCAGTTTCTGTTTCAGTAGTTGGTTCAAAGTCAGTTACTTCAACAATTTCGTTATTTAACGCGATATTAACTTCTTCATCAGATAAGTTAGCGAATTTATCTTTTAATTCAGCCATTTTAGCTTCCATAGCAGATTTATACGCTTTATCAAAGATGTTTTTTTCTTGTTTTAAACGAGCGTTACGTTTCTCAACTTTTTTTCTGTGTTCTTTTGCTTTTTTACCCATTATTCTAAATTTAAATTGTTTTAATAATATTAGAGAATTTAATCTCAATAGTCAAATTATTTTGAAGGTCTATTTTCCTCAAACCATTCAACAATAGAATTAATCGCCCATACACATCCTGACGCAAATAACCCATCAAAGAACCAAGATACGTGGTTATTACATCCTAAGTGTAAGTTAGTTGGTGAATACACCGCCAACCCAATAAAGAAACCAACCCAAGTACTTGTACACATCATACAAGACAATAAATCGGCAAAAAAACCACCAATACCCTGAAATGGCATAAAAGGATTATCACCCCAACTTTTAAGACCATTTCTTAACCAATTAAATATTGACCCATAAACTAGTATGTTACTCATACCATAAGCCATTAATACCCAAATAAAAATTTCCATAATTACATTTTTTCTGATATATTGGAACCTTTTAAATAAACCGCAGGTTGCTGAATATTAGATTCCAATTGTTTATTTTTTAAAATTAACTCATCAATTAATGAGTTTTTCAACGATAATTCTTTTCTTAAATTCAATATCGTCGATTCTAACATTTTTTGTTTTGAATTGTCAACAGTAACCTCTTTGATAACTTCAACATTTTCGTTTTTATTACTTAGTTCGTCTAAATCACGTCTAAGTTCGTCTAATATTTTATCCTTGTTAGACATTTCATCTTGGAAAATATTTCCCATTTCTTTAGTTTTAATGGAAAATTCTTGCCTTTCAGACTCCAAATCTTCATTTAAGTGGAAAATGGTTTCATCCAACTGTTGTATTTTTAACAACAGTTCATTCTCAGATGTTTTGTCACTAATATATTCTATTTTTGTGACGATTTTTTCGATAGGAACTTCCTTAATAACTTCTCTATCCACATATTCAATAACTTTTACTTCAATAGGAACTTCAATTATTTTCTCAACTTCCTTTATTACTTCAACAGGGATTTCTACACGTTTTTCAACAATTACCTCAGTTTTTAAGTGTTTTTCACCTTCATTAAGTGAATTTCCCAAAAATCCGTATTTCTTTATATCAAAACCTTGTTTGAAACATTGTGTTACAAATAAATTAACATCCTCAATATTGTTTATTTTACAATACTGTAGGATGTCATTTTCATATTTCGAATTTATGTTAAGCATTCGCTAGTTTTTCACTACCACTTTCAATGTCATCATAAGAACTCAACTTAAATGATAAGAATGGTCTTGGGTTATCTAAATCAACAAAACTGTAATCATCTTTCTCAACGTCATAAATTCCGAATCCGTGTTTAGTAATTGTCTCACCATAATTTTGTTGGATAGTAGAACCAACCATATAAGCTTTCTTACCACCAGGTATGTTGAATACTTGTCGTTTGTGGATATCACCACATAACACTAAATCACAACCCCCAAACTTATCAGATTCAAAACCACTATCGAATTTATATCCGATGTCGGTTGTTAATCCCTGAACAGGTCCGTGGAATAAACCAATCTTAGTTCTACCCGTCTTTTCAATATCAGGGGGGATGTTATGGTCCATTAATGAGAATACAACCCAATCAACATTTTCATCTTCGTATTCTCCACGATTTTTTAAATAAACAATGTTTTCATTTTTCAATGAATCTATGATAGGTGTTAACGCATCCAATCTTGACATATTATTCTCAAGGAAATCGTGGTTACCAATAATCAAAATTGTTTTTGCAATCTTAGAACATTCGGTTAATGTCTCAGCAACAAACTCAATTAACTCAGGTGTCATTTGGTTTTTAGAATGTACCAAATCACCTGTAAATACGATTCTATCAGGTTTGATTTCTCTGAATCGGTCAAACATATCGTTCAATATTGAACGGTATAAATCGTGGTCTTTAAATAACCTAATGTGTAGGTCTGAAAAATGTACTAACTTTTTAATCATAAGTTTCTATTCATTTGGGTTTTACGAATCATATTCTTTATCTTTTTATCATTTTTTTCAAAGTCGCTCATTCTATCCTCAACTTCTTTATTTTTTTTCAAAAAATCCTTTAACCTAGTATTATCAAATGGTCTTGGTACGTTATTAATATCTAAAAACTTGTTAATCAATTCCTCAGTGATTGTCTTAGGGTCAGTCCCAATCTCATCAATAAATTTATCTTTTAAATGTGGTGGTATAATTTTATTATTTAACCTCAACTCAATTTCACCAGGTTTAACAACATTTTGTTCGAAATAGTAAACCGCATAACCAACATCTTCAGGTTTATTAGCGGTTAAATCAACATCATAATGGTTTATAATAGATTCAGACCCATCATAATTATCAACCACCTCAAATAATCCCCTAATCAAAACACCTCGAAATCCTTTAGTTTTGTATTCGTCAGGGTTATTCAAAACATCATCCAATAACTTATGAATATCATTTCTTAATGTTGAGTCATAATTAGCTCCTGACACATCTTGAGCCATTTCAGGTGACCAAGTTAATAAAATATGTTTTCTTGGTTCAAATGTTGATGGGTCATAAATTGTCGGTCCCATCGCGGCACCATTCTTAACAGGTCTAAGTAGTTGATTTGGGTCATACATTTCAGGTGTTAACGCCAAGGATAATAAATAACATTTACCTTTAAATTCCGTTAAATCTGATATTTTAATAGTTTGAGTTGTGTAAACTTTATCATTTTTACCTTTAACTAACGGCATTGTTAAAATATCTAATGAATCACATTTTGCAAATTCATCACATTCTTTAATGATGTTTTTATATTTATCCAATTCATTACCATAAAGACTAGTTTCATCAACAAAAGTTTCATTAATTAAACTTGGGTTATTCTTTTTACTTAATAAAGCAACTTCTAAAAATTCTTTTAATTTCATATTACATTACTATTTTTGGTGGATGACCTAAATCATCCTTATCCCCAAGTGGAATAGTTACCGGATTAAATGGGGATGTCTGTTTATTAGTTCTAAGTGAATTTAAATCAAATTCACCTGTAACCTCTTTCATTTTATCTTTAATTGCCTCAACGTCCGTCTGTTGGATTACCTCCCAACTTCTATTAGTTAGAAACCCATCCAACCAAATAAAAAATTCTTTATGGTTCATTATTGAATGAGATTGGTTTTATTTTCTTCGTCAAACAACGCGAATTCCGAATTAACGTGACCACAATCATCACATTTATAAGTTGGGAATGGCACTAACGTATCTTCCTTACTTCCCGTCATTAATGCAGGGACTTTTTTAATTAATACAACTTCCTTGAAGTACATACTATTACACTTTTCACAAACAATTGTTGGTTGTTTTTTCAAGTCAATTCTTGGTTGATTTAATTCCATATTATTCTTCTTTTAATAAATGTAATGTATATTCCTCTTGTGTGAATTTATCCTTTATAATATCCCTATTAAACTCAAACTCACCACCTAAACTTTCTTCATCAGCATTATTCAATTGGAAATCCCATTTATTTTCATCCAAATATTGTAAAGCTTCCTCATCAGTTAAACCTTCCAACTCAGGATAATCTTCTTTGTTAATTTCAATCGTGTCATACAATTCGTAAACCATATAACTTTTACTCATTCTAATCTTCATTTTATTATGTATTTTATGTTTATTTTTCCAAATACCAAATTGTCCCAAGTTGTGGAATAACACCATATGGGCTCCATTATCATTTCATTCATAATTAATAATAATTTATCTAAGTTTATTAGTCAAATATTTTGACATATCCATATTAAAGATTGTCGTCTGAACTTCTTTAGGTACTCGAAATTCCTCATACTCCCCCGTTTCTTTAATTAGAACTATAATACAACCATACAATTTAATATTTTCAAATTTAGAACCCTGTAACATTTTCAATAATAATTTACCATAAAATGGTAATTGTGTGAAGTAGTGTCCTAACGCATTATTCGGGTGTTGTTGGAATGGAAACTTCATTGGTTTAGTAAAATAATTACTTTCAAAGTTTTTTGGTTTGTTCGTTTTCCAATCGGTAATTATAATTCCGAACTCAGTACCTTCCTTATTCATAATCAACCATACTTTATCGGGTTGTCCTGTGTACCCCAATTCAGGGTCACCAAGAACAATCTCAGTATCTAATAACACCGCACCCCTATCAATCATCAATTGTAAGAAATCTTTACCGGCAGTAATCATACTATCACTCGTTAGTATTTGTTGAAAATCACACTCAAAGATTGGTTCCCTAACATCCTTGTAGTTACCAAATAACTTGATAGTTTCTTTCTCCAACAAGAAGTGAGCTCGTGACCCCATATTTGTTGAGTAATCACCAGCAGCCTTCCATTCCGCCAACAAACGTTCTTTTTCTTCAGGGTCACCTTTTGATTTTTTCTCAGCAATTTCATCAGCGGGAAACTCATCATAAAAATATTTCATTACTTTTGACACAGATGGGTAATCACTTCTTATTTCCCCATTTAAATCCCTCATATAATAAGTGTGTGTGTCTTCGACGAACGTTAAGTCTAACAACCTACGTCTCTTATCTAAAACTTCCCTAATCTCAAGCGCAACCTCATTTAAATCTATCATCGCATATCATAATAATACTCCTCTTTTATTTCACCCCGTAAATCAGCAATATCTGACTCTCCCGGTAGTTTAATCACTTTTATTTTCCCATATAACCCACCACCATTCAATTCGTGGAATAATTTTACAGAGTTTGGCCAAGCGTCGGCATCCAAACAAATTATAATATTCCCCATCGCTTTTTGATAGATAGTGTCGAATAATAACTCGGACATATGTTTACCTAACATAGGAATACTATTGGGTACGAAGAACCCATCAAATACCCCCTCAACTAAGTATATGTCCTGATTCCAATTAATCAAACTCTCATTGAATATGATTTTATCTTTCTCAGCTTCAGGGTTTTTATATTTCGCTTTAGTATTAGGATACCAACTTCTTGCAATATAATAGTTTAATTTACCAAAACTATCATAAGAAGGGACGATAATCCTACCTGCGTGGTCACCTGTTCCACAAAAACCAATCTTGTATTTTTCGATAATTTCATCAGTAATACCCCTACTTTGTAGGTAATTATACGCTTGTCTCCTAACAGGGTATGCCGGACTAACATCCTTGAATAATTTAAAATCATCAGGTAACTTTAATTTGACGTATTTCTTTTCTTTAGGTTTAAACGCCTCAGGTTGAAGAACTTCATATATCTTCTTTTGTTTTTTATTCCCATATAAATCAAATAGTTTACCCAAAGGTCCGTGAGTTCCGTTTTCGTCAGAACAACTCCAACATTTATATACGTGTGAGAAGTAATTAACTTCAAGATTACCTTTATGTCTCCCGTCATCACAAACAGGACAATCAAACGAGATTTGACCTCTTGATTCATAATGTAAGTGTTCATCACCTAAAACATCACATAACAACTCTACCAATATTTCTTTATCATCAGACATAACACCAAAAATAATCATAAATATTAAACTAATCAACCTTCACAAGTTTCCATCAGTCTTTATATTTATTATAAAACAAAAAAACAATGCCTAAAATAATAACAATTACCGATATTACGGGCTCAACCCCATTTAATGTTTCGTTATGTGACAATCCCGTCACAATATGTGTTTATATTGACACTATAACAACATTACCATATTCGTTCGAGGTTCCACAAATTATTCAAAGCCAAGACGACTTCACATTAAAAGTCGAAGATGAAAATGGGTGTATTAACTATTCAATTTTAACATTATAATATGGATTGTCCTACAGAATATTGCATAAGTAACACTAATATCCCAACATATAATGATAACTTTTCATTTAATGGTGATTACGACGGATACTATAGTTGGTCAGGTTATACAAATGGCTATTTTATTTATTTTAAAACAGAAACAACACAATGGTGTTTATCCGACACTTTAGGTGGTGATTGTTTATTATCGGGTAAATCACCCTGTACTAGCGAATGTCCTGATTTATTTGGGGCTTACTTTTCAACAGGTATTTGTGTAACCCCAACACCAACACCAACAAATAATTGTTCTGTTTTAGATTTCGAATCCTTTTTTGATTGTTCACCAATTAGTTACTTAACCCCAACACCTACATCAACAACAACCACTACCCCAACCCCAACACCAACATCAACTAACTTTTGTAATCTCTTAAATGTTGATGCCGACATAGTTAGTATATCTTCAACACCAACACCAACCCCGACACCAACACCAACATCGTCAAAACCCGTAACTAGAAATTGTTCATTTGGGGGTGATGTAACATTTAACACCGTTAATGTGAATATTAATTGCCCAATCAGTAAACAATTCAGTGATTGTAATGAACCTAATATCATCTACACAACAACCGATGTTTTAACAGTTCAAGGTGGTTCCGAACTTTCACAATATATGGTATTTAACGCATATGTCGATGGTAATGTTAAATGTATCTCATATATTGGCGTTACTTATGACACCATAGGTGGTAATTCAATTGAATTGAATACCCCACCATTAGGTTATTCTAATTTAGGTGGTTGTACTTTTTGTCAACCAACAAGGACTCCAACACCTACACCAACAGGAACACCAATTCCAACACCAACACCTACACCTACAAGGACCCAAACACCAACACCTACACCTACTAATACTCCAACAAGGACCCAAACACCAACACCTACTAACACTCCAACACCTACTAACACTCCAACACCTACTAACACACCTACAAGTACAATCCCATCAATTAATTATTGTGCTAGAAGTCCATTTACAGATGGTATAACAACGAGTTCTGTTAGTTCAACAGGATGGAAATGGTTTATGTGGGAAAGAGGATATAATAACCACTATTCATATCCTGATGGTGAATTCGACCCTAATACTTTAACTTTATTAAATTTCCCGTGGTCAAACGATTCCCAATATAGTGCAACTTCGGTTAATTTCACAACAGAGTATATGAACCCTTCATTCTATAATTACTTTGGTTATATGGAAGTTATTGTTATGAACTGTTCACAAAATCAATTTTATATAGTCGATAAATGGTTAACACAATACGGACAACCAAGAAGATATTGGCCGTCAAAAACATTAACCGCATTACCACCAACAACAGGAACTTACGTTTCAGGTTTGTGGGCAACAACTCAACCATATGATGTGAAAAACCCAAAATACAATACTTGGGGTAATTTCCCAACTTGGCCACCTAATAATAGTCCAAACCCTTAATATTTAAAAATTATGAATTTTACTAATCAACATCAACCTTATATTTTTAAGAACATAAATAATGAAATTAACATTATTGTTAGTGAATTTAGTCGTGATGGTATCACCTTTAATTTTGGAAATTATCAATCAACTGAAGATAGATGGAAATTACATCTATTAGACGCTAATTTCGTTAAAACAGTCATTAACACTCCCAATACTATAATATATGACGATATAACCTATGATGTTATTGCGGAATGTAATGGTTATGTTGAAGACAATAAAATAAGTTATGTTATTGGTGGTTTTGACAAAATAAACCAATATTATTTCTATTTTTTGGTTTCAGGCGAATTTAATAATAACACAGTGTCTAACTTAAATGTTTTGGGAAGACATAGAACTGGGTTCCACAAACAAAACGATATTTACACAATTAATAAAAATAAAATCACAAGAAATAATTTAGAACTAGACATTAATCTAAACCCGTACCTGATTTCAATTGTGAGAATTATTCCAATATACGGTCATAATAAAATGTTAATAACCGGTACTGACCATACAACAAATCACATAACATTGTTATATGATTTGGGTAACAATACATTACAAAAAATAACTACCCCAACGACTGACCATATTTATAAATCATCAATATATGATTATGATAATACCAAATTAATGGCTTATACCGATAAAATATATTCGACAGATAATTATGAAAAATTACAATTATCACAATCAAGTCATAATTATAACCTAAACATTGAATCAGATTTCATTCTCAGTGAATTAAATTGATTGACCAAAAGTTCTTATAACTATTATAATAATAAATAAAAAAATATGCCGTTTTCAGTATCAACGTGTTTAACAGGATTAGGGACCGTAACATTAGGTCCCACATTAACAATATATAGTAACCCAATTCCGCCTAATAATCAAGGTGTTTTTGTTGGTAATGTCGCAACATCATTAATCACAGGAAATGCTTGTCCTTACACTTTCGTTGTACCTGATGGGACCACAACAGTACGTTTATTCGACCCCGTTACTTTTTGTTATGCCGACATACCTGTAAGTAATAATAATGTCTGTTCAACGTGTAATTTAACTTTTACCTCGATTAGTAACAACCTTTTATCAACAATAAATGTCGGTTCTTTAGCCGGTACTTGTGACCCAGCAATCACTGATTATAGAATTAATTGGTATGGACCTAATAATTCAACACTATTAGCTTTTACTTCAGGTGCGGGAACTATATGGCCCGTTAGAGACGCCACTCAACCAATAACACCAACATCACTTGATGCTCCATTTTTAGAACCCGGAACTTATGTTTCTAAAATCACTGAAGTTGAGCTAAATAATGTTAGATTCTCATATATCGGAGGAACCAATAACGTATTATCACCAAGTCTATTAAATTGTTCATACACCGTATCTGTCTCACCTTATACTTGTCTTAATGGTTCTCCCCAACCAATTGATGGTTATTATGCACATCAAAAAACCTACATAACCGATGGTTCGTCACCACCAAAATCAGGGAATGCGACAATTTCGTTAGGCGCCGGAACTCAATCCCTTATTTGGGCATTTTCAGGAGTTTCTATTTATGATACCTTAACGTTAACATTTAACGGTAGTAGTTATTCAAACCCCATAGTTCTTGAAAGTTTTAGATTAGGCGGTGATGTTTCAAACGATACACGACCAACCACTTTTCCAAAAACATATGGTAATTCAGGTGAATTTAAAAAAATAACAATGTTAACAGGTTTAATTGTTAATAACAATGATACAATTGTGATTAATGTAACCCCAAACCCTAATCCCGCATATGCAACATCTTGGAATTTAAAATTTGGTTGCCGTACTAACACACCTGCAAGTAAAATTTGTTTAGATGATTATAAAAATAAACCTTATAAGATTCAAAAAAGTTCAATCCTTGCAACACCAATTTCTTGTGGTAATGTCAAAATATATTTTGAAATTAGTGGTTGTAGTACTAATGATAATGCGTTATTCTTCAATTCTGATTTGGTTAAACTAACATCATATATTGATAATGGGGTTTACAGTTTTGATAATACTACGAAATTAAGGTCATTTGGGTATGACTATTTTAGGCCACAATTATCCTCAATAAACCAAAACAACTCATCTTTAACATCAGAATGTACTAGTTCAGGTGCGAACACCGGAACCATAACAATTAGTAAATCAAATGTTAATGAGTTCACTATTTTTTGTAGTAATCAATCCGACATATTAGCGTTCGAATCATCATTTAACACTAGTAGAAACACCGCAATTAATACCGCAGGTCTTCCCGCATATACCCCGAATGACCCAACAAACATTAATTATTATCGTTTTTTCCAACTTGAATATTATACAAACTTAGGGAATTATTCTTGTGGTGATGGGGCTATAGTTACATCGGCGTGGTTACACTGTAATTCAACCTACACATTAAACCCAACTGTTGGTGGTTATCTTATGACTATACAGACCCCTTTGATATCATACAATCACCCTTGTACTGGTTGTAATCCTGGTTGTTCTAATTTGTTATATTACGTAACACAAGCTAACAATCTTAGAAACTCAACTTTTAATTATTCAAACACGTCAGGTCTAAGAAAAACAAACCCTTTTAGGTTTTCTATGGCATATTCCGAAGGTTCAACGCCCGCCATTATGGAAAGAGAATTTATTGGTACTGTTAATGTTAGCCCTAAATATTCGACAAATACCTACGCGTCAACAAGTGATGGGTTAAACACTTTATTACCTTCGTTATCCGCAACATCTTGGGATTGGGAAAACCATTTTGCCGAGGTTGACGCGACTACAGTAAACCCATTTTATAGACAACAACTTTTTAAATATAAAATAGTTGTCGTAACATTCACTCCATTAAGATTCCAACTATTTGGAGCACCAATTACTAATTTTTTAGCAGGTGCTTATGACCCAACACCTATTTATGACTCTTTATTCCCAAACTCATATAATAGTACTTATATATATGTTTAATTAAACTCAACTTTGAATATTTATTATTAAAAGAGTATGACTTCAATTCAAATTACCGAGATAACAGGGTTAGCACTTCCATACAATATATATGTATGTGATGTGTTCGGTAATCAATGTTCTTTAGTTGCTACAGTTAATACTAATATACCCCCAATCACATCATTATTATTACCCCCACAATTTAACACCGCTCCTGCCGTTGGAGTTAAGGTAGTTTCTCACGATTGTACGAGATTTAACATTGTTTATTGTTACTTAGTGTACACAAGAACTCCTACACCAACACCAACAAACACACCTACCCTTACTCCAACACCAACAAACACTCCCACACCAACCCCAACTCCAACAGAAACACCAACTCAAACACCTACTGAAACCCCAACTAACACCCCAACGAACACACCTACTCTTACACCTACCCCAACTGAAACACCAACTAATACACCAACGAACACTCCAACCGAAACCCCAACAAACACACCGACAAACACCCCAACCGAAACCCCAACAAACACACCGACAAACACCCCAACCGAAACTCCAACTAATACACCAACAAATACGCCAACAAATACGCCGACGAATACCCCAACAAATACACCAACAAGTACTGTTACTCCAACTAATACACCAACTAACACCCCAACCGAAACTCCAACTAATACACCAACTAATACCCCAACAAATACCCCAACCGAAACTCCAACAAATACCCCAACAAGCACCGTAACACCAACAAATACCCCAACTAACACTCCAACTAATACTCCAACTAATACACCAACTAATACACCAACAAATACTCCAACAAACACTCCAACAAACACACCAACAAGTACTGTTACTCCGACGAATACACCAACTAATACACCAACTAATACACCAACGAACACTCCAACTAACACACCTACTGAAACACCAACTAATACACCTACGAACACGCCTACGAATACCCCGACAAGTACTGTTACTCCGACTAACACCCCAACAAATACGCCTACTAATACCCCAACTCAAACACCAACTAATACCCCAACGAACACTCCAACAAATACCCCAACAAACACACCAACAAGTACTGTTACTCCTACTAACACACCAACTAATACACCGACTAATACTCCGACAGAAACCCCAACTAATACACCGACTAATACACCTACAAATACACCAACAAATACACCTACAAATACTCCAACAAATACTGTCACACCAACAAATACACCAACGAACACACCTACTAACACCCCAACGAACACACCTACGAATACCCCGACAAATACACCAACAAATACACCAACGAACACGCCAACTAATACCCCAACTAATACGCCAACAAGTACTGTCACTCCGACTAATACGCCAACTAATACCCCAACTAATACGCCAACAAACACTCCAACAAGTACTGTCACACCAACGAATACTCCGACTAACACACCAACTAACACTCCAACAAGTACTGTCACACCAACTAATACCCCAACTAATACGCCAACAAACACTCCAACAAGTACTGTCACACCAACGAATACTCCGACTAACACACCAACTAACACTCCAACAAGTACTGTCACACCAACTAATACCCCAACTAATACGCCAACAAACACTCCAACAAGTACTGTCACACCAACGAATACTCCGACTAACACACCAACTAACACTCCAACAAGTACTGTCACACCAACTAATACCCCAACTA